TGTTTGTTTAATATGAAGAAAATAGAAATACAAGCTCATTCATTAGAAGAAGCTAAATTAATAGCTTTTCAATCAGGTATTACTGTAGTTCAAGATGCAACAAAAAGTTGAAAAAAAGCTGGGTCTCCAATACTAACAAAAGAACTAAATATATATGCAGCAGACTTTCTCGAAGAAAAAGGTATGTTTGATTTTAAAGATGCGGGAATTATTATTACTGTTTCATCAGGAATAGAGGATACCCGTAAAAATCCTTTTAAAGTACAAAACTTTCGAAGGAAAGGCCGCTGTCAACTTGAAAAAACTATTGAGATTAGAACAAAGAAAGATAATACTTTACTAGGAGTTGCTAAAAATAAAGCAGAAGCGTTAGATTTAGCGAAACAACTAACAAGAAAATATCAAGCGAGTGTATATGGAAAAACTGTATATACTGCAAATGATGTTGATTTTGAAATAGAATACACTCCTTCAATTAGAGCTCAATTGGGACAATATATTGTTTTTGGAGTTGACGAATCAGATGTTAGAATTAGTAAAAGGAAAATTAGAGGATTTAAATAAAAATACTATGACGATACAAGAATGATTAAATAACGATGAGCTAGCGATAACTATCTGAAATAATAAATATCGTTTTAATGAAGAATCGCTAGATGAGTGATTTGATAGAGTTTCTGGAGGAGATACTGAAGTTAAAAATTTAATTAAGAGTAAAAAGTTTATTTTTGGAGGTAGAATTCTTGCTAATAGAGGACTTGAAAAGCAAAACAGAAAAGTAACATATTCTAATTGTTATGTTATTGCTCCTCCTGAAGATAATCTTGAATCAATTTTTGAGTGTGGCGCTAAATTAGCTCGTACTTTTAGTTATGGAGGAGGGTGTGGAATTGATATTTCAAATCTTCGCCCTACTGGAGCTAAAGTTAATAATGCTGCAAAAACAACTTCTGGAGCAGTAAGTTTTATGGATTTTTATTCATATATTACTGGTCTTATTGGGCAATCTGGGCGTAGAGGTGCCTTAATGATTTCTATATCTTGTGATCATCCAGATCTTGAAGAGTTTATTGAACTTAAATCTAATCTTGATAAAGTTACAAAGGCAAATATTTCAGTACGTGTTACTGATAAATTTATGGAAGCTGTTGAACATAATCAAAATGTAACTTTATCATTTACTTCTGAAGTAGGAGAAACTATTACGAAAGAAGTTTCAGCTAGAGAGATTTTTAATAAACTCGCTAAAATGAATTGAGATTATGCAGAACCTGGTTTGTTATTTTGGGATCGAATTACCAAATGGAATTTATTAAGTAACGATCTTGAATTTAAGTATGCTGGAGTTAACCCTTGTGCTATGTAATTGATTGATAATCAGATAGTTACATCAATCTTTGGCTCAAGTAAAAAATTGGGCAAAATCGGTGAATTCTAACCAATTCAAAGAGCTGGAATTTGTTTATTAACAAATTTATCATTATCTTTATTGTATGAAAATACCGAGATAACTTCCTAAATTGCGAAAGGTTAGGAAGTATTGTAACGCATAGTGAGTGAATAAATATAATCTCACCACGAGTGCCCAATACTAATTAATATGATAATATATAAAGTAACTAATAAAGTTAATAATAAAATTTACATTGGACAAACTATTAATTCTTTAGAACATAGAAAGAAACAACATGAAAAAGATTGCAAAAGAAATAAATATTATAATAATCGATTTCATAATGCACTTATTAAATATGGATTTGATAATTTCATTTGAGAATGTTTATGTGAGTGTTCTACTATTGAAGAATTAAATAAAAAAGAGCAATACTACATTTCTGAATATAATACAACAGATAAGTCTCTAGGATATAATCTAAAATTAGGGGGAAACAACGGAGGTAAATGTTGTAGTTCTACAAAAGCTAAAATTGGTTTAAGTAGTAAAAAGAAATGGGCTAATCCTGATATTGCACTTAAGATGCTAAACGGACTTAGAAAAGGAACAGAGGTTATTAAACAAAAAGGTGCAGAGAATTATATTATTCGTAAGTGTATTTACTGTAATTCTGAATTTAAATGTAAACCTTATGATAATAAGAAGTATTGTAGTTTAAAATGCGCTAATAGCGATCCTAGTAATTATTTAATAGGAGTAAAAGCAGCGGCACTAAAAATCCAAAAACAATATCAAGACTCTTTACCTGCAAAGTTGACACATATTAAAGAATGAGTTAGCAAAAACAAAGCATTATTGCAAGATGTAAAAATGAATAACTTAACCTTTATTCAGGATTTATGTGCATTCTTAGATGTGAAAGATCATCGAACTATTGCTAAAATGTTAAATGTAAGAAATAAAAAAGATTTAGTTACAAAATTAATAGAGATTAGTAAAAATATATGCTAAACTGGTCTGAATTAACAGACGTATCAGGTAACTGTATGGAGGAAACTCCCAGAAGTAAAGGATAAAAAGCCTTTATGATAATAATATTGGAGGAACCACTTCCTGCAGGAGGTTCATGTCTACTTGGTAGTATTAACTTAGCTGAATTTGTTACAGATAACAAAACTTTTGATATATCGGATTTTACAAAAACTATACATATTGCAGTTAAAGCTTTGAATAAAGTTTTAGATGAAGGTTTGCTTTTACATCCGTTAAAAGAACAGCAAGATTCAGTAAGAGACTGGAGACAAATTGGACTCGGTATTATGGGACTTGCTGATATGTTTATTAAAATGGGAATCAGATATGGAGATGCTAATTCTATTGATATTTTAAATTATATAGGACATACTTTAATTAGAGAAGCTGTTACAGCATCTTGTGAATTAGCAAAACTCGATGGAGCATATCCTAAATTTAAAGATAATATAGTAGATACTCCTTTCTTTAAAAGTCTTGATTCTCTTGAAGAAGATGATTTACAATATGAAGATTTAAAATCAGATGTTATTTCATATGGTCTTCGTAATTCTCAACTATTAACTTGTGCTCCTACTGGTAGCATTGCTACTATGTTTGGAATTTCAACTGGATGTGAACCTATATATGCTACTTCATATACAAGAAAGACAGAATCTCTTGTTAATGAAGAACGTTATTATAAAGTTTATACTCCTATTATTAAACAGTTAATTGACAAAGGTTATACAGAGGATAATCTTCCAAATTATGTTGTAACTTCGGAACAAATTCCATATCAAAGTAGGATACAAATTCAAGCTACTTTACAACAGTATATTGATGCTTCAATTTCATCTACCATTAATCTTCCTGAAACAGCTACTGTAGAAGACGTTGCAAACATTTATATGGAAGCTTGGAAGAATGGTTTGAAAGGTGTAACAATTTATCGGTCAGGATGTAAACGCGGAGCTGTTCTTTCTAAGAAACCTGTAATTAAGGATGTTGCAAAACGGCCTGAATCACTTAAGGCTAAATTAGTAAGATTTAAAAATGGTTCAGAAAATTGAATTGCATTTGTTGGTCTTATAGATGATAAACCTTATGAAATCTTTACAGGAATTAATAATATTGAGGATTTTCCAATTCCTTCTTCAATAACTGAAGGAGAAATTATTAAGGTTAAAGATTCTTATGGAAAACGTTATGATTTTCAATATGTTGATAAATATGGATATATTAATCGCTTAGGCGGATTATCTCGAATATTTAATCAAGAATATTGGAATTATGCTAAATTAATTTCTGCTCTTTTACGTGGTGGAATTGAGTTAGATAAAGTTGTCAAAATCATCGATGGTATGCATTTTGAATCTGATACTCTTAATACTTGGAAGAATGGAGTTAAACGAGCTATTAAAACCTTTATTTCTGATGGAGTAATTTCACATGAAGTTTGTCCTGATTGTGGAGAAAAGTTAGTTTACGAAGGTGGATGTACGATTTGTAAAAATTGCGGGTACTCTCGTTGTAGTTAGTTGTACACGATTAAGTAATTTTTTCTATAAATTCTTTGTGCATTAAATTTTATTTATTATATTTGTATATGTTTAATAAAAAATAAATAAGATTATGCGTAAAGAATTTATAGAAAAATTAACTAATACTGAAATAATTGTAGACTATACAAACGGTGCTTCTATTTTAGAACTTGGAACTAAATATGGAGTTTCTGCGGAAACAGTTAGAAATTATTTATTATTAAATAATATAAAACTTCGTCCAGCTAGAAAAAGAAAATTTTTAAGAGAAGTACCTCCTGTTGGGAAAAAGTTTGGACAATGAACAGTTGTCTCTACTGAGACAAAGTCAGGAAGTGAAATTACTCCTGGTTCTAAAAATAGAAACATCTATTGGAAATGTCAATGTGTTTGTGGTCGCGTTTCTTGAAAACAAGCCTCTTTATTAAAACAAGGAAAAACGTTAGCTTGTAAAAGTTGTAGTCAAAAGTCATTTATTGATGAAAACGGCTTAATAGAAATAAATAAGATACTTTTTCATAAATATTTGCAAACAAAAAATGGGATTACAACTAGAAAATTTAGAGGAAAGAGACCTAAACTTACGTTTACTATTTCATTAAAAGATTTAGTTAATTTATACGAATCTCAAAAACATAAATGTTGTTTTTCAGGATTATCGTTAGAACCAGATTTAACAAAAACTCTTCAGGAACAGAATTTATCTATAGATAGAAAAGATTCTTATAAAGGATATACTTTAGATAATATTCAATTAGTAGATAAACATATTAATATGATGAAAGGAAGTTTATCAGATGAAGAGTTTATTGATTTATGTGTAAAAGTAGCATTATATAGAGGAAACTGTATTAAATGTTCATAATATGGAGTATAAAATTAAACCAGGTTGGAAATTAAATCCAAATATTAAAATTGTTCAAGGTATTACTCGATTAATTGAAAAGAATAATGGATTGTGTCCTTGTGCACATCCAGAAAATGATGGAGATCTTCATTGTCCCTGCGAAAGTTATCGTTTAAGGGATAAATGTTGTTGTAGTTTATATGTACGTGTAAATGACTAAAGTAGAATTTATTCGAATGGCATCTAATGCCGTTATTCCTAGTAAAGCACATCCGACTGATGCAGGATTTGATATGGTAGCTACAAGTAAAGTAGAAACTGAAGATTATATTGAATATGGAACAGATATTGCAATTAAATTACCTGAAGGTCATTGTGCTCTTTTATTTCCTCGCTCATCTATTTCTAAAAAAGATTTATTTCTTTGTAATAGTGTTGGGTTAATTGATGAAAATTATACAGGAGAAATTAAATTTAGGTTTAAGCGTTCTCCAAAATATCAGTATTATACATTTAAGAGATTCCTTAAATTTATTACAGAGATCTTAATTGAACCTATAACATATAAAGAATATGAAGTAGGAGATAAAATAGGACAAATTGTTATCCTACCAATTCCTTCTATTGAATTAGTTGAAGTTGATAAACTTCCAGAAACTGATAGAGGTTCTGATGGCTTTGGATCTTCTGATACTAAAGTAAGGAGATCAAGAAAGAAAAAGGTAGAATAAATGGATTATGAATTAAGTGAGTTAGAAGAAATATATAAAATTAAACTAGATGATACACAACTAAGTGTATTATCTAGTTTAATTGATTTTATAGAGAGTGATAAACATATTATTACTTTATGTGGATATCCAGGTACTGGAAAAACTACACTATTAAAAATATTATATAGTATTATTTCAGATAATGGGTATTGTACATGTTGTGTAGCTCCTACTAATAAAGCTAAATCTATTTTTAATGATGGGCAGTTTACTGAGACTATTCATTCAATATTAAACTTACGCCCTGATTTAGATATACTAGAATTTGACGCTTCAAAATTACAATTTGATTTGTTTAATACACCTCCACGTACTTTTTCATATGATGTTTTAATTATCGATGAATGTAGTATGATAAATAGTTCATTATATGATTTATTAGTGCAAAAATATAAAAAACAAAAAATTATATTTAGTGGAGATCCAAAACAGTTGGCTTGCATTGAAGATAATAGATTATCTAAAACATTTGATAATGAAAAGTTATATTTAGATAAAGTTTATCGACAATCTGATAGTATTGTTACTAAAGTTATTCAATATCTTAGAAACAAACCACTACAAAGGTTTAAAAATGTTTCTGATGAATATGGTAGTATAACGGTATTTAATAATATTCATCAAATGATTGATCAGTACGGTTATCTCTTTAAATTATCTGGAGATTTTCAATCTACAAATCTTGCTAAACTAATTACATATTCAAACAATCGTATTAGTGCTTTAAATCAATTAATACGTTCAAGGATATATTCAGATAATGAAGAATATCATGAACGCGAAATATTAACAGCATATGATACATATAGACAAAATACTCGAATTATTTTAGAAAACTCTGTTGATTATTTTGTTAAAAGTTATCGTAAGTGCATAATACATGGAAAATATCTCGGATATGCTTTATTATTAGGTACTTCTGAAGGTAATAATATTAATGTTAATATTTTGTCAAGAAAAAATCCGTCTTATTATTTTGAAGAATTAGCTATAGAATTAGAAGAATTGCGTTTAAAAGCTCATAAAAGTAAAAGAGTTACTGATTGGAAAAAATTTTATGATTTATATGAGAGTTTTATAACTCCTGTAGATTTAATATATAATGGACGAGTAATTAAACGTAAGACTTTAGATTATGGCTATTGTATTTCTACATACAAAAGTCAAGGTTCTGGGTATCAAATTGTTTTAATCGATATGGAAAATATATATCGATTTGCAAAAGGAGAAAAATTAAGACAATTACAATATGTAGCTTGTAGTCGTACTACAAGTGATTTAATTATATATCAAAAAGATGATTATCCAAAGTCATAATTTATTTAAGAGAGATAATAAAGGTAAAATTCGGCATGTTCAAATTTATTTAAATGAACATGTAACTGTCGATAAAGATATTTTTTATTCAATTACTGGAAAAACTGGTATATATAATGGTGCTATGACTCCAAGACCATTGGTAACAATTGATCAAGGAAAAGTTAAGCGCACTATTAAAGAACAGGCCGAATTGCAGTATAATAGTTTGTTATCTAGTTATTTAGATAAAGGTTATAAAACTTCTGATGAAATTGGAATTGTTGATTGTAGTGATAAAAATGAAGTTGAAAATAAAGTTCCTAAATGTAATACAGATCAACATGGTAATTTAAAACCAATGTTAGCGCTTAGTTGAGAAGGTATAAAAGATAGTCTTTGAAAAAAACCTTGGCTAGCTAGTACTAAATTAGATGGAGTTAGATGTTTGATGTATTATAATCAAAAGGAAGACAAAATCTATACTTCTTCAAGAGGAGGAAAAAATTACGATGTTCCTGCTACTTATATTTGTGAACAACCTCAATTACATACTTTCTTTAAAGCTAATCCAGATTTAGTTTTAGATGGAGAATTATATATACATGGACGTCCTTTATCTTATATTAGTGGTTTAGTACGTTTACAAGATCTTTCAGATAAACATTATGAATTACGTTATTATGTTTATGATATTGCTGATGAAAAACATAAATTTGTAGATCGTTTAACTAAGCTTAAAGAACTACAATTAGTATTAGAAGTTAATGATAATTTACCTAGTTATACTGTAGTTGTTCAACATCAGCAAGTTTCTTCGAAGGAAGAAATTATTAAACTACATAACGAATTTGTTAATCAGGGATATGAAGGATTAGTTATTCGAGACCCTGAGCAAGTATATAAATGTAGTGCGCGAGATAAACGGATGATAAAAGTTAAAATGTTTCAAGATGCTGAGTTTGAAATAACTGGTATTACTGACGGTCTTCGTGAAGAAGATTTTGTTTTTAACATGAAAACCAAAGAAGGTTATCCGTTTGAAGCAAAGCCAATGGGAGATAGAGCTTTGAAAAAATGGTATAGAGAACATATTAATCAGTTAATTGGAAAACTAGCTACTGTTAAGTTTTTTGGATATACAACAACTGATAAACCTGTTCCAAATTTACCAGTAATGAAAGCTTTAAGAGATCAAATTGATATGTAAAATATGTTAGAGTTAACTAAGGAAAGATTAAAAATGTTAATCGAAGGCGTAAAATATGCAGCTGCATCTAATAATCCAAACTGGGAAAATATATTTCGAAATTTTGTAAACTTGTTAGTTGCTCAATTTGGAAAATTGCATGCAAATTTAATATTACGTTTTATGTTAGAGCATCAAAGTTGCTTTAATAATATAGATGAATTATATAATTATATATCAGATCCATATAGTAGTTTAATTAATGATAATTCTGCATTTACAGTTGATCAATTAGAACAACTTTTTCCAGATGAGAATATGTTTAAAGCTTTTCAGAAAGTAATTAAAGAACATACTAATACTTAAATAATATGCAACAATTAACAGTTAACCAACTAAAAGTCGCATCAGATTATTATGTAACAAAACTATATTTAGATTGGGTTAAATACGGTAAAATTATTATATGTGTTGATTATGATCAAACAATATTACCATATCAAAGCTTTGAGCAAGAGTTATGTCAAATGGTAGTAGATACTATTAAAGAAGCACAACAAATTGGAGCAAAAGTTATTCTCTTTACGTGTCGAGATGGAGAGATGTTAGAGAAGGCAAAGGTATATTGTGAAAATATTAACTTACATTTTGACGATATTAATCCTATAACTCCATTTTTACCAGGTTATTCTCATAAACCATATTGTAATGTAATGTTAGATGATAAAGCTGGTTTATTATCTGCATTATATACATTACAAGGTGCCATTGCTATGTATAAAAATATAGCAGTTAATAAATAATTTATTACAAATATTTGGAATGTATGAAACTAACAACAAGTAAAGAAGCTAATATTAATTATTTAGCAAAAATCGTTAAATTAGAGGATCATAATTTTAGACCTCATCCAAATGCAGATAGACTTCAATTAGTACATCTGTGCGGTAATATTATATCGACAACTATTGACTCTAAACCAGGATATTATGTATATTTTCCTGTCGAGTGTGTTATTTGTCCTGAATTTTTAAAATTTCACAATTTATATCGAGATGCTAATCTTAATACAAATCCTGAAGAGTCTGGATTTTTTGAAGAATCTGGCCGTGTAAAATGTATTAAACTTCGAGGTATAGCATCTGAAGGGTTTATTATTCCATATGTAGAATTTTATAGGTTTGTAGTACAACGTAATGTTGATCCAGCTGATCTATTAGCTATCTATGAAGAAGCAGAATCTTTAGTTGATACTTCTTTTGATACTGTTAATGACACAAAGATTGTCTGGAAATATATAATTAAAGTTATCACACCTGGAGTTAATCTAAATGGTAGGACAAAGAATGCAAATAATACTGCTTCTAAAATTGTTGATAATCAGTTTAGATTTCATATTGATACTCCAAAACTTCAGGATAACATTTATAAATTAAATCCTTCTGATATCATTCAGATAAGTATTAAACAGCACGGAACATCTGCTATATTTTGTAATCTTTTAACTAAACGTAAACTATCCTGGAAAGAGAAATTAGCTCAAAAATTACATATTCCTATTATTGATTCAGAGTATACAGTTTTCTGTGCATCAAGAAAGGTTATTAAAGATAGAGTACTTAATCCAAATGTAACTCAGGGATATTACGATTGTGATATTTGGAATTTAGCATTAGAAGTAGTTAAAGATTATATTCCTAAGGGTATGACTATATATGCTGAAATTGTTGGATTTATGCCAACAGGTAGTCGTATTCAAGGAGATTGGGATTATAAATGTGTTTATGATCCTAAGGTTTATAACTATAAGGATATGTCTGCTCGTGCAATGTATGATGCAAAGTTATTTGATATTATTGTTTATCGAATAACTACTACTAACGTTGATGGAAAAGTTCACGAGTATAGTGCTAAACAAGTTAAGGATTGGTGCGTAGAAAATGGATTACATCCTGTAACGGAACTCTATTACGGTTATGCAAAAGATCTATTTAATTTAGATCCTGCACAGCATTGGAATGAGAATTTTATTGACGCATTACGCGAAGCTTATCTTGAAGGTGATTCAGTGTTATGTAATAATAAAGTTCCAGAGGAAGGAATTGTAATCAGAAGAGAAGTTTCTAATATTGATGTATATAAATTAAAATCTAACCGTTTTTTACAAAAAGAAACAAAAGAGTTAGATAAAGGAGTTATAGATATCGAATCAGCACAGTAATATGACTAAAGAAGAACTAAGAACATACAAAGAGAACCAGGAAGTTAAATTTATTTATAAACTTCCTTGTTCTCTTTATAATGAAGGTTACGAATATATTATTGTTGGAAATAATATAACATCAAAAGATGATAACGTTAGAATTTTTAGTTTGGAAGACTGGTTTACAAGAATTAAATCTGGAAGTTTACTTCCTTATGTATGTTCTATATTATCAAAGTCTGGAAAAATTAAAGAATATATTAATATATATGAAAAACCTGATGTTATTTCTCTTCGAAAATATATTATTGATAATTCAATAGATAATATTGAACGTATGTGTAATTTGGATAAAGAACTTATACAAGAATGTCTATGGGGATTACAAGTTATCAGAGAATTTAAAGTAAATAGGATTGATGTATTTAAAGAAAAAATAAGCGATCCGCTTAGAGAATTTATGATGGCTTCTGCTCCAATATATAAAATGTGGATAGAAAATAATGAGTAAAATAATTGTATTACAAGGACCTCCTGCAAGTGGAAAGACAACGTGGGCTAAAGAATTTATTAAAGGCAAAACTCAATGGATTCGAGTTAATCGTGATGAAATACGATTAATGTGCGGAGATTATTGGATTCCATCTAGAGAACATTTAATTAACATTTATGAGGAGCTAATGATTAGGAACGCATTAACAAATAATTATAATGTTATTATTGATGCTACTAATCTTAATCCTAAAACTAAACGTAAATGGGAAGATATCGCAAAAGAGCATAATGCTGAATTAGAATATAAAGAGTTTATTATACCTTATCACATAGCAATTGAAAGAGATAAACATCGTGATTTAGTAGTAGGAGAAGATACTATACGCACATTTTATCGTAAATATTATTCTAATCTACTTTCACAAGAATTAAATGAAATTTAAAAATGATAAGATATGTAATTGTTGAATGACCTGAAGTTCAAGAATTAATGTCGCATAAAGACTTTTCAGATCATGCTTATTTGATAACTGAAGATTCTTGAGTTGATCAATATGGATGTTCGTCTTATTTTGTAGACGAAAAATGGTTAAAAATGATTGGTAAATGTTAACTATATATAATTTTTATATTAAGATATATAATAAACTCTGTAAGTTAAATAATATGATTTTACAGGAAAATTTATTATATTTGAGTTTAATTATTGCTAGTTTTTTCTAATGAAAGCTAAAGTTAAAAATTTAGAAATACTATGTAAACCAATGACTAAGTTCGATTACAATGATCAAGTGTTACAAAAGAAAATTCAACATTTAGAAAACAAGCGTATTAACGGTTATTATTGTAATTGAAATGGTTATATATTTTGGATAGATGAAGATGTTTTTAATAAATTATATACTGTGATAAATGATTAAAAAATATAAGAAAAAACCTGTTGAAATTGAAGCTGTTCAATATCTTGGAAATAATTTAGATGAAATTGAAGCATTTGTTGATCAATCCTTATTGTATTATGGAAATATCAATGATGAAGAAGGAGTACTAGGAATTCCTACTCTTGAAGGAATTATGCAAGCTTCTATTGGAGATTATATCATTAAAGGTGTTCGAGGAGAGTATTATCCTTGTAAACCAGATATATTTAAAATTACATACGATGAAGTATAATGCTAATCAGAGGTAAAGTAGTATATGTTTATGATATTGAGATATTTCCTAATATATTTCATTGTACAGTAAAAAATACTGAAACAAAAGAATATATACTTTTAGAAATATCTGAACGTAGAAATGATCTACAAAAAATTGTAGACTTGTTTTGAACAATTAGAGAACAGTCTCAAACAAATATTTGAGAGAAAAATTATACTACACAACAACAATTCAATACTGATAAAATTTTCTGTGGATATAATAATATACATTATGATAATCCTATTATTAATTATATTATAGATTATCATAAGGCTATGTCTAAATTAAGTTATATTGAAATTTGTCGATCTTTATTTAATTTAAGTAACACTATTATTAAATCTATTGATTCTAACTTTTCTTCTTGGAGTAAATGGAAGTATCGTATTTATTTTGAAACTCTAGATTTACTTACTATGCTATATTCACAAAAACTTCGAGTTGGATTGAAAGAAATGCAAGTAACAATGCAATTTAGATGCGTTCAAGAATATGAAGGTGACTTCCAAAGCTGACTTCCTTCGTCTGAAATTCCTAATATGATTAAGTATAATATAAATGATGTCGATTCTACTGAAGAATTATTATATCGTTGCCAAAAAGATATTGACTTAAGATTAGCTATTGAAGATGAATATGGAGTAAAAGTTCTTAATAAAGATGGTGTAAACATTGGAATGAAAATCATTACTCAAAAATATCTCGAAAAAACAGGACAAACTTGGAATCAAATTAAAGATTTACGTTCTCCTTGTGATATGATAAATTTAAATATGGTTATACTTCCAATTGTAAGTTTTAATACTCCAATTTTAAAAGAGCTTTTAGCTGAGATGAGACAACAAACTGTTTCTCCTGGAAGAAAAGGTTATGAAAAACATTTTATATTAGATGGTTTAGAGTATTGTGTAGGAGTAGGTGGTAAAATGTATGCCACGTAATCGAGAAAAAACGGGGAAGGAGTTGTATATTTAGATAATTTTTCGTATATTTGTGTTTTAATAATTAAAACAATATATTATGCGAAATCAAAAATATTTAAAAAACTTTAATCCACAACAAATCATAGAACTTAATACAAGTGGATTAAATTTAAAGGAAATTAGTAAAATAATCGATATTCCTGAAAGAAGGTTAGGAGAACTTTGTAAGCAATATAATTTAAATATTAAACGTCGTTTTAAATATTTAATAAATGATAATTTTTTTGATAATTTAGATTCAGAATCAAAGTTTTATTTATTAGGATATTTTATTGCTGATGGATGTTTACAACTAGAAGAAAAATTTAAAAATAATAAAAAGTATTCAGAAAGTTATAGGTTTATGATTAATGTATCTATTGATGATGAAGATGTTATAAAGTTATTTCAAAAAGATATTTCTCCAAATAAGCCTTTAGAATATTATGATAATCAAAGTGGAGTAAAATCTAGAAAGAAACAGGTACATTTACGATGAAGTTCTAAACATATGTTTAATACTTTAAGTAAATATAATATTAAGCCTAGAAAAACTTATGATAACTACTTTTTATTGCCAAAGTATATAGTCCAACATAATTTATTTAAACATCTTATAAGAGGTTTAATTGATGGAGATGGTTATATTGGTAAAGGTCATATTCAGATATGTTTAAATTCTAAATACTTTGCTAAACAGGTACTATATAATTTTAAGACGTATAAGTATTTTACTAAATATAATTTAAAAGAAATACGAGGAAAGACTTGTAAGTACTATAGCTTAACATTATATGGCGGAAAAAGATTTATAGAAGAATATTTTACTAATAATATAAATTGTGAATACTATCTAAAAAGAAAATACTATAACCCCGTGCTAACCTTATAGATTGCGAAAGGCTGTAAGGTAGTGTAGAGCGTAGGAGATGAATAAATATAATTCTCCCAAGAGTTCTCGACAGTAGTAATACTGAAAAGGTACGCCGAACTTATGTGAACTACAATAACATAAGAAGTAAAGGATAAAAAGCCTTTATGATAACAAAAATGATACATACAGTAAATAAGCCAGAGGAAATTCGCCCAAATGAGAATGAAATATTAAGTGATATCGATGTAGCAAGCCTATATCCTAGTATGATTATTGAACATAAATTTTATCCGCCTCATTTAGGAAAAGAATTTCTAGAAGTTTATACCCAGATTAAAAATGAACGAATTGAAGCTAAACATAATGGTAATAAAATTAAAGATGCAACTCTAAAATTAGCTTTAAATGGCTTAAGTGGCAATTTGCAGAATGAACATAACTTTTGTTATAGTCCGTTTACTGTTATGCAAATTCGAATTAATGGACAATTATTATTATTAATGTTGGCCGAACGGTTAATTGCAATCGGATGTAAAATAATTCAAGCTAATACAGATGGTTTATTTGTTTTGCGTCCAAAAAATAAGGAACAAGAATTTCAAGATGTTTGTAAAAATTGGGAAAAGTTAACTAAACTTAATCTCGAAGAAGATTGTTTTGAAGCTATGTTTCAATTTGCAATTAATGATTATTTAGCAATTAAAGAAGGATATTCTAAAACTAAAAATCCCGATTTGTTAAAAACTAAAGGAATGTTTATTGATAAAGTTAAGCTTGGTAAAGGTATGGATGCTACTATTATACCTGAAGCTATTAATAAATGTTTAGCTGATGGAATTCCTGTTGAAGAGACAATTCGAGAATGCAAAGACATTAATAAATTTATTACTTATCAAAAGGTAAGTAAAGATTATTCTGTTGAATATGGTGGTAAAATTATTCAAAGGATTAATCGTTATTATATTTCTACTGATGGTCCTTGGTTATATAAATGTAAGATTGATAGTAACGGTCGTCGATATAATTATATTAAGTTGTTAACCGATTCTGGAGTAACAATTATGAATACAATCGAAGACAAAAGTGTAATTCCAGATAATATTAATTATGCATTTTATATAGCTTCAGCTAAGAAGATTGTATTATTATTTAAACACAAACAATTAAGTTTATTTTAGTCTATGGATGATGTAATATTACAAGGACGTCTTGCAAATCAAGATAATGCTATAAGTAATTTATTGCAATCACAACAATTATTAGTAGCACGTGCTGATAATATAGATGCTTATTGTAGTAGATATGATGATTATATTCCTAATATTGATTATTGTTTCGAGGCTATTAGCGCTTATGTTAAAAGTTTAGTTATAAAATTATTAAACATCGGTATAGATTATCGAACTGACTGTAATTATGTTATTACTGGCAATCGTATTGCATTAGATATTATATATTATGTATCTGGAAATACACTATCTGTGAAAGTTAATAATGATAAAATTAGCTATGATATCAGAAGTATATTAATATGTAAATTGCTAGAAAACCCAGGTTGAGAAAATATTATATTATGTGATATTAGAGGTTTATTAAATCGATTTAATACTATTAACAGTTAGTATATTTATGGAAATTTATGAATTAATATATTATTACGATGATGTCTGTGATGGTGCAGATATTACAGAATCATACTTAACTATTGATCCTAACGAAGTAGATTTAAAAATTCAAGAGTTTATTAAATCTATGGAACTAGAATGCGATGAGGTTCATTATGATATTACTAATCATGAGGGTTATGTAAGTGGTAGTAATGACGAAAATACTAGTAATTTATTAATCAAAAAGCATAGTTTAAATGTTAAAACTAATTAAGTTTGGAGCTAGTTGATGTGGACCATGCAGAGCTATGGTCCCTATTTTAGAAGAATTGCAAGATAAAATAGATATTAATGAAGTAGATATAGATGAAGTAGATCCAATAGTACTTACTAATTACAAAATTAGAAATATTCCTGTATTGATTTTGTTAAAGGATAATAAGGAAGTTTGGAGACATGTTGGAAGTATTTCAAAGTCTGATTTAGAAAAAGAAATTGAAAAATATGAAGGTTAATGAACTAATAGATTATATAAGTGATAACAATTTTTACAGTCTTAATTCAGTATATGAGAATATTAAGGGACAAGTAAATCAGGTTGCGAAAGGAATGAATTTAGACAAGCATAGGTGGTATAGTACTGCCATTGATGTTTATGAATGTGAAGATGGATACGTTGGAGTATTTGGAGTGTATCAAATTTTCTCAGAACAAATGGAATACAAAGATGTGGACGTTAAATGTTATGCTGAAGAATATGCAGCGGTTCCACGAATAACTTATATACCTAAATATGAAGCTAATTAAACCTTATTTTGAAATTATAGAACAGGAACCTGGACTCGAAGGTATTTATAAACAAATAGAACTTGCAGGAAGAACTTGTTATAAATCAGAAGATAAAATGACTCCTGATTCTGCTAAAGGATTTGTAGATAGAATGATTAAGTCTGGACATGGTGCTATGCTGGAGCATGGTACTGTATATTTAGCTATTCCATATAATGTAGTTTCAAGCATAGCGCAGCCCCATTTTAAATATAGATATAATAAATATTCTAAAGTTAATAATGATATGTGTATCAATAATGATATTGCGTATGTAACGACTAATTTTAGAGTATTGGCAGAAAATGGTTGGTTGGATGATTTGAAATATATTTGTGAACCTACAGAGTATCATGAAAAAAGAGTAACTGTTAGGTTTATACTCCCAATTGGAATATCTCGAGAATTTTGTCGTCATCGCGTGTTCTCATTTGCAGAACAATCAACGAGATATTGCAATTACAATGCTGATAAATTTAATAATGAGCTAACATTTATTATTCCTTATTGGACTAATTTAAAAGAAGCTAGATATCAATACTGGGATAATGATTGGGTAGATGCTACAGATAAAAATAGTATCCCTAATACTATTCTAAAACATTTTGAAGGAGATTCTGTTGATATCTTTTTATCTCAATGTGAATCCGCTGAAGTAAATTATAAAGCTTTAATAAATAGAGGATGCAAAGCTCAAGAGGCAAGAGAGATTTTACCTTTATGTACTAAGTCAGAGTTAGTAATGACTGGAACTCTTGAACAATGGAAAGGGTTTTTTGTTCTTAGGGATGCGAAGAGCGCACATCCTCAAGCCCATGAACTTGCACATCTTCTTTATGTTGAATTTATATATAGAGGGTATCTTTCTGAATAAATTTTTAAGTTTTAAATTTATTTGCATGTATGAGCATTTTTCATTATATTTGCATATAATTTAAAAATTAATAATATGAAAGAAGTTTGAAAAGAAATTGAAGGATATGATGGAAAATATCAAGCAAGTAATTTAGGCAGAATTAGAAAGATTGAGATACTTAAACAACATGATCATAATCTTGGATATAAGTATGTTAATATTACAAAAGATAAACAAACAAAGCATATTTATGTACATAGATTAATAGCACAAACATTTATACCTAATCTTAATAATTTGGAAATGGTAAATCATAAAGATGAAGATAAAACAAATAATATTCCAGAAAATTTAGAGTGGGTTACTTGTAAGGAAAATAATAATTATGGAACTGCTCCTACAAGAAGAGCAAAAGCAAGAAGTAAACCTGTCTTACAATATTCTCTTGACGGTAAATTTATAAAAGAGTGGGAATCTGCAAGGGAAGTAGAAAGAGTTTTAGGATTTAGTAATGTTTGTATAAATCAATGTTGTAAAGGAAAAATCAAAAAATCAAAAGGATATGTGTGGAAATTTAAATAAAGCGCAAGCGCAGGAATTAGCTATTCCGCTTCAAGAAGAGTTTGTTAAAAGAGGATATTTAGATATATAATTAATAAAAATAATACTGAATAAATGGGAGAAATTTGTGGAGATAATAGATTTGAAATTATTGCAAAAGCTAAACAAGATATATTAGAGAGTACTAACATTCAGTCATCTGAAGATGAAATGAAAGTACTTGATAATTTCTTGTTTAGATGTTGGCAAATGGGATGGTTAGATAGATATGAATAGAATATGAATCAGTATATTATTAAATATCAAGAACGTTGAGGTTTAGGTAATATGCAAGTTTTCTCATATGGAAATCGTAAATTACCGCAAGAAACTTTAATTGTAAATATTACATCTGCTACTAATTGTCCATCTGAACATTTTGGTTTTTGTAGATGTAGTAAAGTATGTTATGCTAGAAAATGTGAACGAATTTATAAAGCGTATAAACAGAAAAATGAGTTAATTGAATCATTTATGTATTTATGAGATGATAAAGATATTAAAGCATTATTATTATATTATATATTATACGCTCCAATTAAAATCAAATACGTTCGTTTAAATGAAGCTGGAGATTTTCCAGATCAACAGTCTGTTAATAGATGATCCAATATTGCCAATTGATTGTACAAAGTATTTAATATTAAAACTTATTGTTATACTTGTAGAGAAGATTTAGACTTTACAGATGTGAATTTTGTAGTTAATTCATCTTCTTTAAATATTAAAAATGCTGATAGATGGTTTATCTGTACAGATAAAAAACAATTTGATCAGTTACCTCCGAAAACCGTTAAGTGTCCAGGTAACTGTCATAATTGTAAATTATGTTATGATAGTAAATATCATGGTATAATTTATTGCCGACAACATTAATTTATTAATATTAATCCTAGGATTTATAACTTAAATCCTAGGATTTTTTAAACTAACCGTAAAGCGTTAGTTAAATTATATTATTATGGAACTAATAAAATGTGCTAAAGAATTATTAATTCGGCAACCTTTTTATGGTCTTTTTTTATTAAATTTACGTAAAGAAATAGTAGATGATAATCATGCTGTTAAAACAGCAGCTGTTGGTCCTAATGGAATTAATTTTACATTGTATGTAAATAATACTTTTTGGAATAAATTAACAGATTTACAGCAATTAGCAGTTTTACAACATGAATTAATGCATATATGTTTTATGCATTTAACTGATGATTTTAAGTGTGATAATCATCATAATATGAATATCGCTATGGACTGTGCTATTAATCAATTTATTGATAATTTGCCACCAAAATGCGTAACATTACAAAGTTTATCTGAGAAATTAGGTAAAAAATTAGAGGCTAAAAAAGGCGCTTGGTATTATTATAAGGAAATTCAAGATTTTGCTCAGAAAAATCCTGATAAATGTGATGCTGTTCTTGGTGCCGATGGTTATGAAGATATTGATGATCATTCGATGTGGCCTAAAGATATATCAGAAGCAGAACGTAAATTATATGAAAATCAAATTAAATCTAAGCTAAAAGAAACTGCAGAATACGTATCTAAACAAGCTGGAAGTATTCCTGGAGAATTATCGGAAATATTACAAAAAATTAAAGAGAAACCTCCTGTATTTAATTGGAAGAAATATTTTAGAAGATTAGTTGGAAATGCTATTACTAATGACATACAATTAACTCGTATGCGTCCTTCTAAAAGATTTCCAGACGCAAGAGGTTTGCGTTTTAAACGTAAACCAGTTATTTTAGTTGGAGTTGATACTTCAGGTTCTATTGGAAAAAAGGATCTAGAAGATTTTTTTAGTGAAATTAACCATATTTACAAAGCTGGAGTATCTGTTACTGTTGTAGAATGTGATACACAGATACAAAATGTTTTTAAATATGATAGTAAAAGTGATATAGCTATTAACGGTAGAGGCGGAACAGAATTATCTCCTGTTATTAGTTATTATAAAGAACACAAAGAATTTACTGTATGTATTTTATTTACCGACGGATATTGTAATACTAATCTAGAAAATTGTCAAAATTTAATTTGGGTAATTACATCAAATGGGAATAAATCTCAGAATTATACGCCTGGTAAAGTTGTATTAATACCTTAAATATTATAAATATATGGAATTAACATTAGCAGAAGTAAAACCTATTATTAAATATATCATTAATAACAATAAAGAATTACAAGAAAAAGGACAGTTACCTATTGCTGTTAATATTTGTGGAGAAGCTGGTATTGGTAAAACTTCGATTATCGAACAGATTGCACAAGAAATCAATGCAAATTTTGTTAAGCTAAATCTAAGTCAGATTAGTGAACCATCTGACCTAGTTGGTTGGCCTATTAAGGAACATTATGTTTGTCGTACTATACCTGATGATCCTAATAATCCTGACGGTTTAGTTAATTCAGAATGTCGATGGATTACTGCAGAGCTGATTGAAGCTTATGCTAAAGCTGGGTGGGAAATTACTGATGAAACTCGAATGGGATATGCTATTCCTGCTTGGTTAAAAGGATTAGATGAAAGTCGTCCAACTATTTTTCTTCTTGATGACTTCTCGCGAGCTACTCCTGCTATTCTACAGGCTGTAATGGAAATTACTTGTCGTCAAGAATATATTTCTTGGAAATTACCTCCTAATTCTTCTGTTATTTTGTCAACTAACCCTGATAACGGTGATTACTCAGTATCTAGTTTTGATGAAGCTCAGGCAACCCGATTTGTAACTTTTAATGTAAAATTTGCTGCAGATGGTTGGGCAAAATGGGCTGAGTATCAGAATATTGATGGTCGTGCTATTAACTTTTTATTAGCATATCATCATGAGCTTATGGATAAATCTGTAAGTAAACAGTCTAAGATTAATGCTCGTAATTTTACTATGTTTTCAAATATTATCTCTGGTATTAAAGATTGGTCAAAACCTGAGAATTTAGCATTAATCTTACAGATTGCTTCGGGATGTTTCTTAGATGAAGATGATATTGTAGGCGGATTGTTTACTACATTTATTGCTAATAAGCTTGATAAACTTTTATCTCCAGAAGATTTAATACATAAAGATTGGAATTATGTTAAAGGAGTGCTAGAAAAACAATTGTATGATGGCGATAAGTATCGAGCAGATATTGCTTCTGTTGTTACTACACGTTTTGTTAACTACAGTTTAATGTATTTTAGTAAAACAGGTTCTAAAACAGACTTGATAACTGATCGTATTATTAACTTAATTGAAAATGAAAAACTACTTTTAACAGAAGATCTTATATTTAGTTTAGTAAAAACTTTAAATAAAAAATATCCTGGTAGATGCAATAAACTTTTATTAAATCCCAAATTAGCTAAAAAATTAATTTAATATGATATTACAAACTAGTAAAAATAATATAAAATATATTACTATCGATAAGTGTCATTTTTATGGCCATAATGCAAATAAACTGTATTTTTCAGATTTTGTCGATATTGTTTATTTAGGTTGTCGTTCATCCAAAGACAACTTTAATGATACTTATGATTATTGAGGAACACGTCCTTCTGAAAAGTGAATTAAAGGTATATTTCTTGGAACACAAGAAGATATTGATAATGAAATTCATTCAAAATTAAATAGTTCTGATCCAAGTACTTTTAAAAAAGTATATTTTGATCTATTGTGTAAATATCCACGATTTAAATTAAATTCTTTAACAAACATCAAAAGATGTTTAGATCCAAGTAAAGCTGATTCAATAATTTTACATAAAATGGAATTTACTACTTATTCTTCAAAAAGTAATATTAGTGGAGCTAATAAAACTAGAGATTATCTAATATTATATTCTGCGCAAAATAATTGCTATTATTTAATTGATTATTATCCAATAAAACTATACGATAGTAAAGAATGGAAATTATTAAATAAATATATTACTCAATATAGTAAAGATAATACTTCAGGTTTACATTCTTGGGCTTCAGCGTTAATAAATGGACAAATACTTCCATCTGATTGTGTCATATTTTATTTTGGAAAAATGATATTAACAGATGACAAACAAACAGAATTTTTAGATAATTTATATTCAAAATATATGAAAATTACTTATGATACAGAACTTGATAGATTTATCAATATAGGATTACAAAAACCCGAAAAAGAAGATCTTGAAACTATTAATAATATGTTAGCTTCTTCAGATGAATCTGTTGTTGGAATGGGTTTAAAACTTTTAACTAATTATAATTTAGGAGCGTCAGCTTGTTCAATAGGAATTATAATTGCACAAAATTGGAGAAATATTATCAGATCGAGTGTTAGTAGATCTGTAGGATTTGAACAAGTTTTAGCAACTTTAGGATTAAATAAAGATACTTTAAATTATCAGGATAAGTATAGTATAGTTAATGCATTATATGATAATAGTACTGATGATATAGATAAGGCTCAAGCACGTAATGCTATTATAAGCAATATTACGATAGAAATGCGAAAATGTTGGGAAAATTATGAAAAGAAATTTTCTAAATTGGGTCTTTCCTTTAAATTTACAATAGAATAAATGAAAAATATTATTGCGATTCAAGGATTTAAAGGTAGAAAAAGGTTTTAAAGCTTTGTATATTTAAAATAATTTTATTAACTTTGTAATAAAAATGGCAAAGAATATAAAATGAACAAATGAAATAGATCAGGAGATTATTAATTTACATATTAATAAATTCTGATCTATAACTGATATTTCAAATAAATTTAATATTTCTACTCGTGCAATAAGTAGAAGAATTAAAAAATTAGGTTATTCAGTTATTAACTATCAAAATTTAGTAGAATATAGTATTGAAGATATTAAAGAATTCATAGATCAAGGTTATACATTATCTAATATTGCTGATATTTATAATGTAAGTTGTGCTGCTATTTCTCGGTTTATTAAAATAAATAATATAATCTTAAAGAAATCAAAGTTTGACGAACATATTTTTGACGTTATCGATACAGAAGAAAAAGCATATTGATTAGGCTTTATATTTGCAGATGGTAATATTAGTTCGTATACCCCTGATAAAAAACGTGCATATAAATTTGAACTTTCATTGGCTTTAAAAGACAAAAATCATTTATGTAAGTTTAATTCTTTCATGAACTATAATGGTAATAATATAAGATGTGATTCTTTTAGATGTAGATGACTTGTTGGAAGTAAACATTTGTGAAAAACATTAAATTCCTACGGATGCACTCCTAACAAATCATTAACTTTAAATTTTCCTAATGAAAGTATTTTTGTGTCTAAAAATTTAATTAGACATTTCATCAGAGGATATTTTGATGGTGATGGGTGTATAATATGTACAGATAAAACTAAAAGTGTTAATTTATTAGGAACTCCTAATTTTTTAACTAATTGTCAAAAGTATTTTAATGTATATAATATCTTACATAAAAATCACAATAGTAATTTAACTATGCGCTTTGATGCTTTTGGAAAAACTGCTTATAGAATTGCAGAATTTTTATATAAAGATTCTACTATATATTTAGATAGAAAATATACAAAGTACTTAAAATTAAGTACTGCCGTTCATAAAGGGGACTTTATGAATTATAATAGAGTAAAAACGGTGGAGGCTGAGACGCTAATACCGTGCTAATCTTATAGATCGCGAAAGGCTATAAGACAGTGTAACGCGTAGAAGGTGAATAAATATAATCCTTCCAAGAGTGCTCTACATCCAGAACGGATGAAAATGTACGCTGAACTATATTAAATAAGAAAATATAGAAGTTAAGATAAAAAGCTTAACGATAACAAATTGAGTGGAAAAGATGAAGTTGCAAAATATATTAATTATATATTAAATACTCCATCTTGAATGCATATATACTGGCTGGCTAAACTATTACGTTTCCAGCCAATATTTCATAAATGAAAAATTACAAGATATGCAGATGCACTAAAACGTATGTTAGCTATTATGTTGAATGTAGATGTAAGTGAGTTTGAGAATAGAGATTTTAAAGAAAATTATTGCTTTGATTTTTCATTATATCAACTTATTAACATAAATTCAGTAGATAATCCTAACACAATATCAGATAAATCTTTTAATAGAGAACTTAAAAAAGGTAATTTAAACGTTGCTATCGAATATAATTTATCTATTAGACAAATTTTACAATTCTTTGGAACAGATATTATGCGACGTTATTTTGGAGATGAATTGTGAATTCATACAACATTAAATTCTAAATACAATAATTTAATTATTGCAGATCAGAGATTTATTGTTGAAAATAAAATTGTTTCTAATAGTAAATATAATACTTATATTATACACATTATTAGAAACGGTTGTTCAGCAGGTATGCACGCATCAGAAAAAGAATTAGAAGAGTTGTATCAAAATAAAAAGTACGATATTTTATTAGAAAACAATAGTTCTTTAAAAGAACTTTTTAGTAAATGTAAAAGTATAACTTATTCTTATTTATTGTAATATGGCAAATTGTGAAATTAAGTATTGCGCTAATTGTGCACAAAACCACTTAGAACATGAATTTCAGGATGCAACTTATGGTAAGTTTAAACGAGTATTTAACGTAAATGAAAAAACTGGTATAGGTTGTTGTACTGTTTGTAATAATGGTAAAAAAATTAAGAAGTAAGATATGTTCTTAGCAGGATTATTAATTGGAATTATATGCGGATTTTTCTTAACTCTTTGGAGAATTAGTTACAAATTAGTATCGATTTATATGGAAAATCCTGAATCATTTGAAAAACTTGTAGATAAACTTAGAAACAAATTAAAAGAAACTTGTTAATATGAAAGACTATCGCATTAATACTGAAATTAACTCTAAAATTGTTCGTTTAAAAGATACTAATGAAATAATAACATTAAAAGAAGCGTTAGATAGAGCTAATAACGGCAATACAGATTTAATTGAAATATCTACATATAACCAAAATGGAGTTGTTTCAGTATGTATACTACAAGATTATCAAAAATTTCTTTATCAGCAGAAACGAAGAGAAAAAGAATTAAAAGCTAATCAAGTTAAAATTATTACTAAAGAGTTGCGTTTTGGACCTCAAACTGATGAACACGATTATGCTTTTAAATTAAAACATGCTCGAGAATTTATTAATTCGAAAGCAAAACTTAAAGCATATGTTATGTTTAAAGGAAGAGAAATAATGTTTAAAGATCAAGGAGAGGCATTACTATTACGTTTAGCTACAGACTTAGAGGATATTGCAAAGATTGAATCTATGCCTAAACTAGAAGGTAAGAGAATGATACTTGTATTAATTCCTAAATAGTTTTATTTATGATAGCTATTATATTTTTTGTTTTAGGTTTTTGTATATCACATTTTAAGTGAGATCAAATTATCTGAAATTGATTTAAATCTAAATTTAATTAATTTATATAAAATAACCCCTTACTGCATTAATTTGCGGTAAGGGGTTATTTTTTTATTCAATTTGATTTCCAATATATTTTAAATCTCCTAACATACCAAACGTACCTGTAGCTGCTTCAAAAACATTTTTATCTCCAGTAATCATATCTGATGTATTACTAAATATATTTTTCATAATACCTCATGCTGGAGGATTTAAATCTCCAAACATTGATGTTGCAACTTGGTGTATTGGTCCATCAGAAAAAGAAGTATACATAGCTGTTCCAAACATATGTCCGATTGGTCCTAATTCATTATCTTCACTTAACCAACATGCTTTAATTATCCACATTAATATTGACATAAAGATCATATCGTTTAAAAATAGATAAAAATTAGCTCGCTTTGTATCATTGCGTCACAATTCTTGTAATCCTTTATAATCTAATTTATAAAGTTTCTTTCCAAAATCAAATATTGAATATAGCATTCCTTCCATAAATCTTCCTTGTCATTCAATATACGGTTCTCATTTGTCTCCTTCTTTTACATTAGTTTCTAAATCAATTCGAACAGATGGAATACCATTCTCGTCAAACTCGTAGATTCTTACATAACGAATGCCATCTTCATTAAATTTTTCTGCATATTTACCTTGATTATAAGTACCAGGTTTTAATATTCATTGTTCCATTTTTGCAGATAAGAAAGTTCTAAATTGTAACATAAATGCACCTAAAAACATATGTTTCATAAGCATTTGTGAACTTCTATCATAGTGTCCAAAACACATTTCTGCAAAAGATTTGATACTTGTACTTTCTTGTATTGTATATGCTCTTGGTAACGCATCTCCACTTTGTAAATTTCATCCTTCTCGATTAAATTGTTCGCGCATAGCTTCATATAATGCGTGTTGTTTTTTATATTCAGAAGAATTTTTATTTGCAGTTGGGTCATTTAATAAATTAAAACGTTTATCTTTTTTAAAGTCATATATTAATTCATCATCTTTAATAGTGTGAGCTTCTCAACATCCATCGTGTATCATTTTAGCTATTACTAATCCTAATCTATGATATGTATCTGGAATTCTATTAAAGATATATAAAGTATCTGAGTTAAAATTTTTTACTCCTGATTTAGACTGACTTAATCTTTCTTGAACTTGATGAGGATCTGCATTAGCCATTCCATATTCTACATTTAAAGCGTCAATTAAAGTTAACGTGTTAGCGTTTATGGTTGACTGCTTAAATATAATTCCTCATGCTTTAGCTATATCAGATTTAGTAAATTGATCTCTTCCATATGCGTTAGCCATTGTTCTACTAATATGAATCCAAATACCTTGCATCATTTCTCTGATACCTGATTTCATATTTAAACCTAGAGCTGTAGCAGTTGTAATTGATTTAACTGTTGATAATACTTTATATACTTCTTGTAATTGTTTATCCATTATAGGTTTACCATACGCATTTACATCAATAAATTTATCAATGTATTCTATTAGGTTTTCGGTAGCTACACCATACATTTCTGAATTGTATTGCAATGCTATTTTAATACCTTGTAATCTTGGAAGATATTCATTCATTATTTCTTCTGTAGTATACGAGTGAATAACATCTAATAATAAATCTTCCAATTGTGTTTCAAGTCCATTAATACCATAACTTTCAATAAGATTTGCTCTACTTAATCCATTAAGTCTAAATTTATTATAAACTTTTTGTTGGATTCTAGATTCATTAAAATTATTTTCTTGCTGTGGTAATATTCTTAAAAAGTTCAAACTATCGTTATATTTTGCAGCAATTGCTTGTGAAAATCCTTTATTGTGTATTTGTGTACTCGTTGATCCAATAGCTAAAGGTACTTCGTAATATTCTCCTGTTTCAATAGCGTGTGCTATTTTAGTTGCATCGCCATTAAACTTAAAATTATTTATAATGCTTAAGAACATATTAATAAAATCTTTTTCTTCTTTGGCTAAACTACTATCATTTGGGTTTTTAAGTCTGAAAGATTTATCAATATTTCCTCGTTCATCTTTAACAAATAAGTTGTCAAAGAATTTTACTTCTCCTCCAATTAAAGAATTACGATGTTTATAATCGTATAATGCTTTAATTACTTTACTAATTTTTGGTTTATATGCTAATTCTTTTCGTCTAATATGTGTTTCTGCAACTGAAAATATTCTGCCAAGTGATTGAATGTTTAAAGATGAAGATGTTCCTGCACTATTAACATAAGAACCACTGTATCATCCCTCTGATTTAGAAAAACTTACTCATTTAACTGGATCTTTTTCAATATAAATATCATATCCATTTAACTTGTCTAAGGCTTTTCCTAATAACATATATGCTAATTGTAAAGGATCATCAAAGTTTCATTTACCTGTTCTTAATGCATCACGAAGTCCATTAGCTGTATTTAAATTTCTTAATTCCTTCATTTTATTAAGAATAAATGGAACTCCTTCAACAATATCATCAGGACTAAATGTAAATGTTCAAGTACCTATATTTCTAACTAAATCTTCTCCACAAATATCTCGTATAGTATTAACTGTAGATTCTAAAGTGGTAGCAAAATTAGTTATATTTAAATTTAATGGTATATTGTGTATTCTACATAACTCTGCAAAGTTATCAAATAGAGTCTCTAAGTAGGTTTCTGTTCCATGTTGAGTTCATATATTATACGATGCTATTTTATTTATTTTATACGTTTTTAACGTTTCGGGCATTCCGTTTAATAGCGATATTACTTTTATTAAGTCAATATTTCCATTTGTAGCTCTTAATATTTTATGTTCATCAACTTCTCTATTTAACTTTGTTGCTCCAAGTAAAGTAGTTCCTTTTCCTAAATTTACAACAGTATGTGTATCATTGTGGTGTAATGATACAATTTCTAATAATCCATTCTTAGTAAATGCAAAAATACCTGCAGCTATATAATCTGGATTATTTTGAAACTCTCATCCTCCTTCAATATATTTTCTAAATATACGTTTACAGTAGTCAGCTTTAAACCTATTATCTGTTGCTAAATCGTCAACTGCTGCATATCCTTCTATTGCCATTTGAATAGTATCTGCTAAGTCACTTAATTCGCTACCTCTATGACTATTTTCTGCTTGCACTAATTCAGCAACAGCTTTTCTTAATTCTTCGTCGTCTTTACAAAATATTTGATGAATTTTTTTGTATTTATTTCAAATTCAATATTTACCTTGTTCTCTTAATGGATCTGTATCAGGAATTAAATGAACAAATTTACTACTGTTAATATAATTATCAATTGTAACTTCATTTCGTTGTATTTCAGTTTCAACTTCATAATTAGGAACAAATTTGGACATTGGCTCCTGAATTGTTTGAGTTAAGTCAATTCCATCCATTAACGTTTTAATTGGAAGTATTGTAGTAATATTATGCCAATTATTTGTATTATATGGACGATTTTTAATAGAATCTTTTTGAATATATACGCTATCGATTTTTTTTATTAGTCCATCTTCAGTATATTCTGGATCTATTTTAATTGGAACAATTTCTGTATTACCTACAGTAATTCCATATTGATTTAAAATAGCTTTATAAATTGCTAACTGATATGCTGCTGTTAATTTTTTTGTAGAATGCCATGTTGTTGGATCAATATTTCTAGTATCTTCTCATACTCCTACTGGTTTTCTAGAAACTTTAAAATCGTAAATATTAGCATATCCACGTTCATCAATTACTAGCAAGTCTATTCTACCATTAATAGATTTGATTCCAGCTTTTGCATATTCAGATTCTATTTTATCCGATACAATTGGAACCTCAGTTAAAAATTTTGCATTACGCCCGTGTTTCTTTTTTAATTCATCAATTCACGTATTAAATTCTTGTGTTAAAGAATTAACTTGTTCGTTTGTTAAATTTTTAGGAACAAAAGGTTTATCTTTATTAATTAAAGATTCAAATAATGCATGTACTTCTATACCATAATCTGTTAATTGTTTTCAGGATTTTTGCATATTTTCGATTATTTTATCGATTTCTGGCTTTGATAATCCTTCTTCAATTAAACTGGAGCGTTTTTTATCTAAATATGCTTGAAGATCAAATGGTGTTACTAACGCTTCTGCAAAGTTTTCTGGGTTTCCAAAACTAGTAATAAATCTTGTTGCTCCAATTGAATCAGGTATTTTCAATACAGTTTCTGAATCTCCATCTTCATTTATTACAACAGATTCAACAGCTACCTCTTTAATTTTCTTTGTTATAGATTCTAACTTATCAATAGTAGTTTGCATCGGATCTACTTGCAATGTTGGATCTGTTTCACTCATTTTTAGGTCACGGTAACGACTAGCTAGAAAGCTATCTAACTCTTGTTCAGAGTTAAATAGCGTTCTAACATTGTCGATTGTTATTTCATATGTACATTTCATTATTTACAATCCTCTTTAATTACATTATCTTTAATTAACTTATTTTTTATTGTAGCTAATTTTTGTTGTTCTTTATAATTACTAATAAAAGTGTCACTTAATACAGGTAAGATGTCAGACTTTAAGAATTCTTTATATTCAGGAGAAACTAAGTCAAGAGCTTCAACTACAATAGCATGATCAACTCCTCCTAAACCATCATTGTAAGATCTATCTATTAATGAAGCTAATACTTCTTCGTCGAAATCTGAGCCTCTTTTATTTGCATATTCTGGCATTGAACGCATTAATTTTCAGAAACTTGTTTCCTTAACTTTAGATAGTAACTGATAATACTCTGTTGGATGTTGTAATTTGGCATCGGCTAGATATAAGTGTCCAAATTCATGTATAACAGTATCATCAGTAGCTCTATCGGCATTAATATAGATTTCTCCGTTTTTAATAAATCCTTTAGCGTTTCTAATTGATGGATCTTCATTAACTAAATCTGCATCATATACTAGATGTAAACCTTTCATATTAGCTGCTTTTACTAAAGCTATTAGTCTAGATTCAACTGATGGTTTAGTATCATAATAATTGGCAAATAAATCAAATTGTTGAACACGTGAAGATTTATAATCTTTTATGAAAGTTTTAGCGTAAATATCTTCAATAGCTCATTTACCTTTAGTATTAAGTTCTCTAGTACCAATACCTGCAAAATTTTTTGTTAACACAGGCGTATCTACTACATCTCATACTTTAGTATTGTAATTATAAGAATATCAGTTACCAATATTTTGGTCAAATACAAATATTGGTTTTCCCACATCTATAGCCATTTGAACAGCTCAACCAGTTCCTCCAGAAACAATGTTATTTTTAATTGTACTTATTGCAAAAACTGCGTCCGAATATTTAATCTGAGCTCAATTTCTTGCTAGTAAATTCATATATTTTTCTGGTTTTCTTTGAAGTGTTTCATTAGCTTTTAAGACATGTTCTACTCCTTCATCATAATCAGTTTTACTAATTTCATAATTACCTTTTGGAGTTTTATTATTATAATAATAGTGATTAGCTTTTACATTATATTTTTGTCCTATTTGACTCCAATATGAATCAGCTCCTTGAGCTCCTCCACTATGTAATGTAAAATCAGTTTGGCTAATTAATGAATTACTTTGATTATCAGCGTTTTCCTCTAATTTAGCTTCAGCTACATCTGCATCGCTTGGTGCTTCTTTAAATCCGATTTCAGAAGTATCGGTATCTTTGTCTGTTATTTCAATATCATCTTCAATAGTATCTCCAATAACAGGAGTCGATTCTATCATACTAACTGGAGTGTAATCAAAAGTTTCAACTAACTTTCTAATATCTTGCTTATCTATTCAGTTATTAAAATCGTAAACTAATAATTTTTCATTTCCTGCAGTTGATATTAAATCTTCAAAAATTCTTGTTAAAGAATTTGGACCAAACTTATCTTTATTAATAATCAAGTTATACAAATAGAACATATCTACAATATTCATATCTATACCTTCTACCTTAATATTGTTTAAGTTGTTAAATGCATATAAAGCTTCTTCATATAAAGATCGAGTTTTTTGTGTATTATCAACTTGAACCATATTAAATGGTAATTTATAAAATGGAATTCCATTTTTTAATCCAAACGTTAGTAAAGATATAAATTTATTATTTGGTAACTTTTCTTTTAACAAAGGTATTGCATATGTTTCAACATAGTTTATAAATTTATTAATATTCCATTCGCTGTCTAAATTAATAGTTTCTGGTGCAGGGTTACCTTTAGCACCTGCAGGGATAGTTACTGATAAATTTTTACTAATAATTCAAGAAGTAATTAAGTGTTCATCTATTTTATCTTTTAAATCACGTATTTCTTCCTTGTCTAATTTTAATGTTATATTAGTTTTTGCAGATCGTGATCCATCTCCTTTTTTACTTCTATGTTGTACTTGATTTCAAATAATATCTTCTAATCTGTTTCTTGTTGATAAACTATTTAAAATTTGTTTATTTAAAGCAAGCACATTAAACATTTCTTTAAAGTGTGGTACTTGAGCTATAACTTCTAATATATTAAAATTAATTTTGTTTAATTCATATTGTTCTATAGCATTCTGCTTATAGTTATCGTCTAAAATAAATTTAATTAAATCAAACGAAATTCAATTTGCAGTCATGCGTTTTTTAGCGATTTTTAAAGATTTAAATAGTGCATCAATTGTTTCTTCATCAGCTCTATTTCTTTTAGCTATTTCAAGTTTTCTTTGTACATCTTTTACAGCATCAATAGTTATATGATTTAATCTACTTTCAATGTATTTTTCAATTGATTTAATATAACTATAAGTATCTATAGTATTAGTTGGTAATCCCTGATTAATTTTAAGTATTTTTCCAAGTATTCTAACTTCATCTGCAGCAATAGCTTTTGTGAGTAATTGTTGATATTTTTTAATTTTTTCAGGATTGTCAGTCGCAATGATTGCATCGTTAATATATTTTATTTTATCTGTATTATTTACATCAGAAAAAATACTAGAACTATAATTATCAATTAACTCTGTAATATCATCATCTAACATTAATTTACCTACATCTGCTAAGTCTGCTCCAAGCATAAAACTTACAGTATAAATATCAACTCAGTTAGTATCTGCATTAATTTTCTTTAAAATTAACTCCTTCGCATTATCAGTTGCACTATTTAATAACTCTCCTAATAACATAGATTGATCCTCTAAACTATCTTCATATTTTATTATTTCTGAAATAGTTTTTGCAATATCTTCAGGTATATTAGGATCTATTTGCATTTGTCCAAGTTCGTTGATTATATATAGTGATTTAAACATATCAACATTTACATTTGCCAATGTAAACATTCCAGTAGGACTGTTAAAAGTATATCGAGCTAATAGACTTCTTGCTATGTCGTACTGCTTATTTTGTATTAAATCATAAATTTGTCTAAAACGAGTATTATAGACATTTGATAACGCAAAGAAACTTTTTAATGCTGTAGCAACATTACCGATTACTGCTTTACCAACCATATTTTGAATCTGCATTAAATATTTACTAGCTGGATTATAAGGACTCATTATTTTTGCAGCTTCACCCATCTTATTAGAGTGTTTTGCTAGTTCCTTCATTCTATCTGTAGTAATAGGCATTGTTAAGTTAATTTGATTTTTTGCATCAAGAATAACTTTAAATATATTATCAACAACACGATTACGTAATGCATCTGATCTTAAATATGGAGCGACATCAGCATCTATATTAATGTAACCATTATTCGATATAGAATAACCTAATATATACTGTTTATCAATATCAAGGTCTGATCCTTGTAAATAGAAAATATTAGTTGGTACATATACTTCATTTACTTCACTATCCGTAAATACAATTATCTCCATCGGAGCGAATGATTGCATAGACTGACAAGGAATACGAGTTCCTACAAATCTTAAACTTTTTTCAAAAGAATCGTATTTAGCTTTAGCTAACCTAATAATGTTATTTTCAAGTTCTCTATCTTGATTTTCTGCTAATGCGTTTACAATTTGATTTGCAGTATCAAACTCTGCTATATTACGTATAGTCCATTTATTGTTTTTATTTCTAGTTGATAATTGAATTGAAGTTCCTTCTCCAAATTGTTCTAATACTAATTCTTTATAGTTATCAAGTCGATAATTTCTTTGAGTTAGACTAAACATTTTAGATTTTTCTAATTCTTTTAATCTGTCAATTGTATCGATAATAACAACGTTTCTTGCAATACCATCGCTATCAATATAACTAATAAACTGCTTACCGTCTGCAGAGCATATTTCCTCACCATTAAAATATACATCACCTTCAACAACTTTGTAATCCGAATTAGGCGAAGAATTAGAAAATAATTCATTAGTTTGAGGAGTTCTAAGTTTTACATATAATTTATTTCCAGTTCCATCAAACAACGTTCAATCATATGTAAATACATCAAAATTATCTTCTGTATAATATCCAGAAATTCTATCTTTAAAGAATTCTCATCCTTGTTCTCTAATTTGAGCAATAGAGTCTCCAGGTAATAAGCCTAATTGTTTAGCGTATAATTTACCCATAGCAATTTGTGCTGGTATAACTTTATAAGACTCTGGAGTAATTATTTCATTGCCCCATTCAAATGGTTTTAATTCTGATAACGAATTAAGTAAGTTTTGTTGAGCTCTAATTAAATAATGTTTAATGTGTGGTACTAATTCTAATATTTTTGTAGTATGTAAAGTATCAATAAAACGATTTACAATTGGCAATATAGTATTTAAACGATCTATTGTTACTTCTTCAATTACTGCAGGATTGCTTGTAATATCTTTTAGATCTTTTTCTACTTGAGATCTAATCTCAGATTGTAAATCATCAATACTATTAGCTGCTAATTCAGCTTCAACAAAATAATGTAATACTTTAGTATAAGGACTTTCAAACATACTATACTTTCTTCCTCCTGCGAAAAATATAGTATCTGAACCTTTTAGATTTCTCGGTTTAATGTTCCAACGGGCCATTCGACGATGTTCATAATGCTTATAATAGTCATATGTTTCATAACTATCAATTTTTTTAACTTCAAATGGCATAATAACTTTTTCTCCAAAACGATTATAAGTTCCATCTCCATTAGGCTCATTAAATATAACAATTGTATCTTCAAAATCTATTGGATTATCAGGAGTAATATCGGATATAAATGGATTCAATTTATCAATTCCATTTTTATCCTTTACTATAACATACTTAGTTGCCTCATCAACAGTTAATCCTTCAAAATCTGTACCATCTGTAGCATTTTTAACAAGATCTATTAACTCTTCATAACGATAATTGTTGCCAAGAATATTATAATATTGCATTACATTATATGAAGGATTTAATACTGCCGCAACACCATTATAGTGGCGTCGGATAGCATCTCGAACTAAAGAAGACGTAACAGTAGAGTTAAATATACCATTAATTGAAGATGAGCTAAATGGAATTCTATAATCAATATTATTTTCATTAAAGCTTTTTTGAGCTAATTTAACAAAAGCCTGAGCTAATCCAAGAGTATCTTTAGTTCCAGTTTGAAATGCCTTAACAACAGCTTTACCAAATATTTTATAGAGTTCATTTTTATCTCCTTTGTAAATAATATCTTGTAATTTTGATATAGCTTCGTAGCAAAAACGACCGATTTCTTTATATGCGTTAGTAGCAATTTCGTGTGTAAATCCATTTTGCTCTAATCCACTAATCATCTGTGTCATTTCTGTTACTTCTGCTTCATCAAGTTCGTGGTCGGCATTCATCTGTACACCTCCAAATTTTGTAGACATTGTTGTATATAATAACGGAGAATCATCAAATCAAGTTGATTTATTATTTAAATTTGAAGCTCCTACTTTAATCGCAGACTTATTAACTACTCACCCAATCATATTATCCTTTAATCCATAATCACAAACAATCTGATTAATATAATCTAGATTTTTTTCAGAATATTGTAATCTATTTGTTAAAGGATGTAATTCCATAGCTCATGCTCCTCCAAATAATTGATCGATACTATATATACTATCGATATTAAATTGTTCAGGATTTAAATCAGTTATATTATTTCCATCAACATCTACTTCAGATAAGTATCTAGTAGCTGTACCATTTTGAATATCGATTTTATTGATTTTATAATATTTACCAGTATTTTTATCTCTGAAAAATAAATTATCAAATTCTTCTGAATAATTAAAATTTACTTTAAATTTAAAGTCATGCATTTTTTTGAACATTAACTCTAGGCTTACGTCTGAAGAATTTCTTCTTAATGCATTAGTAATTTCATACTCAGCTCATTTTAATAATTTTGGTAATCCGTATCGTGCATCAATATCATGATATATAGTCTTTTTATTTGCTCCAACTGCAGCATCAATTAAAGATACATTTTGTCATCTAGACAAGAATGGACTAGTATAACCAGAACCGTCCATTGAATCTACAACTGAAGACATACCTGCTATATTCTGTACATTAGAACCAATATCAGGCATTACTGCCATTTTAACTCTTTCAGGAACTCCATACTTTAAACCTTGAGCGTACGAATGATATGTAGCACCATAGATTACCATACGTTTTACCTGTGAAATTCATCTTGCAGCTAATGAATGTTGTAGATAATTTTCAGCAGTAGGTTTTTCTTTATTTTTATTTGGGTGAGCGTATACATTACCTACCATCATTTTATTATATTCATTTGATAAAAATGAGTCTATAATAAAATACGAGTATAGTAATGGATTAACAGTTCCATCTGAAAGTTTAAGCAGTAATTGATCATTTACAACAAATTGTGGTAAATTTACTTTAAATGAATCAACTACATTTTTATCTCTTTTTATAGTTTCTCAAGCTTTTGAAGATTCTTTAAGAAATTGATTGAATTGATCATTAACAAATTGATCGAATTTATTTCTATCGGTAAAAATATTAGCAAAGTTTCTTAAAGTTTCATTAACTGTTCATTGTCCACCTATTTTAGAAGCATGTATTTCTTCAATAAATTCTACTCCTGAAGCTGCAAATAATCCTTTTACTTCATCAATTTTTGTTTTAGATAAGTATTCTTTTAACTCAGATAAATCTTTAAACTGTCTACCTGTAGCTCTTGCATAATCATCTAATATAATTTGTGTTGTTGTTTCCATTTGAGCTTTATTTGTATTAAATCATACATCTAAAATACGACTCAAATCATTTTTATTTGCAGTTTTAAAATATTTATCTAAAAGAGTTTTAAAGTTAAAAGATCCAAATCTGCCAAAGTTTCAAGTTTTGTTAATATCAAATTGCATAATAAAGTGTTTATTCTTATCCGAATAAACGTGCGATTGTAATCCAATTATACCAATTTGACTATTTCCTGTATCAGATTGCGATTGCTTTGTTACCAAATTCTGATAGAAATCATATACTATAGCAAGATGCATTACATCTGATTCATTTAATTTTGCAGATGTTTGAACTGATCCATTAATAACAACTTCAGATCTAATTTTTGGACTTTTTACATGCTGTATATTTTCATATACTACGTTATCAAAGTATGGAGATTGAGCATCTACACTATTTTCAATTTGTTTTGTTATTTCATTATAAATATTTCTATGAGAGTAAGCTAAACAAGTCATTTGATATAGTGGTAAGTTATTTCCTTCTGAATTTTTAATAACATTAATTGTATCAGAACCATTAATAACACTTAGAACTTTAGCTAAATCTCTATTCTGTCCATAGTTGATCTGATTTGAAGCATTAGAATTTGCATTAAAAATAATATTAGCTAATACTGGTGTATATAGTTGAATTGCAGTATAATCCTTATTTGGATGTACTTGTTCTGCGATTTGATTAAAATCATCAGAAATTACTAATTGAGTAATATCTCCAATAATCTGTTCAAAATTTTCTACAGGACCGTTAATACTTACTACACCAGTAGGCGCTTTAGTAACTAAAGCATTACCTATTTTTATTTTATTACCTCAAACTGTTATATTATGTTTTCTTAGTAATTCTTTAAATTGTTCTTTATTATTTTGCCAATATTTACTTGCAGCTTGAATAACTTCTTCAATAAAACGACCTTGCATTAATACAGTTCTTTCTGTTAGGTTTTTTACTTCAACTGGACTTTCGTTTCCAATTTGTGTATAACTAACATAACTAGATAAAACTGTTTTTTCCATTAAATGAGTAAACATATTTTTAATATCTTGACTCATTTTAGGACTATATATAAATCTTTTGATACCTGCTAATTTTGATCTTAAATAAGTGACATGTTCTGGATTTATGTTTTTATTAGTTGATAACGCTTCTTCGTATAAACTAATTAACTTACGCATATCCATTAATGTTCCTTTTTTAAGTTCTTCTTGTACTTCTGAATTATTACTATCTTCAGCTCACATTTTTAGTTTGCCCATAACTGAATTAAATCCAGATAAAGATATTGATGTTCCATCGATAATGTTTCCATTACTATTTACTTCAGGTATATATTTTAATAGTATTTTGGCAAGATCACTAACAGCATCTTTTATATCTGCAAATTCATTAGTACTGAAACCAGTATAATGTTGAACATTTGGACCAATATATTTATATTTTTGTTTAGAGAATAAAGACGCTTTCTTATACTCTGGATTAATTGTAACAAAGGGAGTTAATTCTCTTAATAAATCTTCAAACGTTTTAAGAGTTACAAAAGCATTGTAAGCTCTATAATAGTTAGCATCATGATCAGTAGTATGATTAATAATACTCTCAAATTTAGCTAATATTTTATTTGCAAAATCATTTAATTCAGATGTATTTAATACATCTATATCTTTAGTTGATTCTCCAATATATTGTGCAACAGTGTTTAATAAGGATTTTTTATAATCAAAAATTCCTTTATTTAATAGAGAAACATCTCCAACCATCTGATTTGGATCCACAAAAGTTTCTGTACTTAAATCAAATACAGATAACGATATTATAGTTTTCGCAAAATCATTAGCCATTTTATTATATTCACGAGCTTCTCCTATATAGTATTGTTGTGCAGAATTACTATCTGTTTTAACTTCAATTCCTGTTCTACTACTTACTTGTTTTAATTCGTGTACAGGAGTTTGAGTGGAGTTTAAATCAACTCCACTCATAAACATCCGATATACTAAATTAGGATCTAAGAACGTATCTTCAATAAATTTCTTAAATTCTTCTTTTGTTTCACTTACATCATTTGTAAAAATTCCTCTTAATAAAGGATAATACTTATCCGAATATCCACATTTAACACTCATTGTTCACTAATTTTGACATTAAATATTTATCTACTTGTTGTCGAATACCATTAAAAGCTGGATCTATTGATACTACATTTCAATAATCTTCGGCTATAGTTAAATTAACTTCTTTATTTTGTAATAGTGCATTAATATAAGTAGATACCTGTTTATTAAATTTAATTAATCTGCTATTTGCATTTATAAATGAAGATAATTCAATATATTCATTTAATACAGGGAACTCTCTTATAGTTCATTCACCATTTTTTCTTTCGGCAACATAATTACTTATTTGATCTTGTAAAGATACATAAAAAGGAACAAATTCTAAAGTTTTTTCGCTAGAAATATTAATTATTTCCACAGGAATTTTTAAATTATTAGCAATCATATATCTAATATCGTTAACTTTTCTTGTAGAAATTTCGTTGTTTTCAAATACTAATATTTCGAATTCGGGATTTGTAACATTCGACATTATTTCTCTATTAATATCTTCAATTACACTATCAATCATAGATGTATTTGATATAACTCGATCAAATCCTAATGTAGCTAATTGTAAATTTAGTTTCTCGAGGGTATTGTCGTGTTGTATCTCTCCAGTTACATTGATCTTTGAACTATCTATTTTAAAATCATTTCCAATTAATGATTTAATATTGGTAGTATAAATATGTCCTAAGTTTGTGCTTCTATAAACACCATTAATGTCTCCCTTTCTTTGATCTCTAGCATATATACCCTGTTTAAATATAGAAGTATCCTTACATATTCTAGCGATTTCATCTAACTGAGCTTTATTAAAACTTTTTTCATTTCTTCGGTTTTCAAATACTCTATTAATAGTTCACTCTCCTTTTAGTTCTGGAATAAAACCTCTTTGAGTATCCATATAACCAAATACTATAGCTTCGTTAGTATCTTTGTACTTATTTAATACTTTTTCTACAGAATCCGCATCTGATATATAATCATCTCCAATGCGTACTCTAAGAGTATCATAACTTGAATTAAAATAATTTTTAATTCTTTGTGTAACAATATCAGGATCTACTTGGTAAGCTATTCTTACTAATTGACCTGCACGGTTTCCATTAATAACACTTTCTGCATGTTTATTTTTACTATGTGTTTTAGCTATTGATAAAATTGTTTCAAAGTCTACTAATCAATTAATACCAATAAACGCAATTGCATCATTGTGTTGTGTAGTTCAAATAACTTTATTATCTACAATTACAGGAGATAAAAATTCTCTGAAATCATCACCATCGATAAACGGATCATTTGAAACTAATAAGAAAGTTCTTCCGTTATTTTTCCTTATTCAATTTGCTTGTGATTCCGTAAAATCTAATAATTCATTTGAACTTGCGGATAATATAACTGGTTCATCAAAAGCTGTAAAAAACCTATTAGTATTAATAGCTGAATTTCTAAAATCTGATAAATCTACCTCATAAGTATTAGGACTATCATTAACAGATTTAAATTTTGAAGCAATTTCAATATCTCCATAATATTCTCCAAGTATTGGATCAGTAATTAGTAAAGGTATATCAACTTCTCCTATTCGTGCAACTAATAATCCTTTTTGATTATATGGTAATATAATAAATTTATGTGGTAAGTTTAATAACTCAACTATCTTATTTACTGCAGATGGATTAATATTTCTAACTAATTGAGGTAATTTACTTTTTGCTTTATTATTTCTTGCATTTAATTGTAAATTATTTGTTTTATAATATCCATATACAAAGTAAGATCTTAGCAAATTAGTTAATTTCATAATATCTTCAGGATTTTTTATGTTCAAATATTTTTGTAAACTAAAATCTGAAGTTTTATAATATTTCATTAAATTATTTTGCATAAAATCTATATAACTTTCTGCAGTACTAACTATATCATCAGCAGATATTACAGGCATAGATACCTGTGCAACAGAAGGTTGAACTATTTTTTCAGGTTCAGCTATTTCTTCAGCGTTATTAACAGGAGCTGGATTATCATTATAAGGAATCTGACTAACTACATTAGTTGTAGTACTCTCACTTGGAATATTTTGTTCTTTTGGTTTATCTTCTATTGATTCAGTTTGAGTACTTTCATTTTCAACTGTTTTTGTAGGTAATTTTACAGGTTCTGTAATAACAGGTATAGGATTTTCTTTTGGTTCTCACGTAATTCTTTCATTTGGAACATTTTCTAATAAACTAACTCTTCAATTTTTAAAGTCGGTTATTTGAGATTGTGGCATTTCAATATTACCTCTTGACGTATTATCTAACTTAGATGAATATACATCTCCAATACCACTATTAACTATAATAGTTCCTTTTCTAGAACGTTGAGTTAAAGTATATAAATCTTTTAATTTATAATACTCACCTCTACTTTTACCTGTCTCATCTAATCCAAAGTTTTTATCAATAATAACGTAATCAAATTCATCTCCCTGAACACTATTTAATGATACAATTTTGACTCCCTGTATTGTATTATATTTTTCAGGTTTATCTGTAATAATAGCGATATCGCTAGATAGTTTCTTTAATTTTTGAATATGATTTTGAATATCACCTTCTGGAACAATTTTTTCTCCTCCAAAAGAATTAGCATCTTCAAAATATTTAAATTCTATTTTATTAGTATTTAGATATTCTCTTGTAAATGTATCTAATATTCTTGGTTGAATTGCAGGATTATTATAATATTGTTCTCTAACTTTATCTAACGCTTCAGTTAATTTAGTATAGTTATCATATTTAGCAATGTTATCAGGACGTAAAGGCGCAATTAAATCAGGAGTTTTAATAGTATAAGTATCTTCTACTCCACAATCTACTCTACTGTTATTAAACATAGTAAATGAAGCATTTTGTTTATAATCGCCTAATGCTATTACGGAAACATTATTCTGTTTTGCTCATTTACTAATTAATTCAAGTTCGATTCGATTGTATCAACTAATTTCATCAATAAATAATACTTTAGTTTTTGCGTCTCCAAATAAATTATCTGAACTAACTTTTAAAGAAATATCAGATGTAATCGAAACATCTCCAATAGGTTTAATATCAGAACTTTGAATTGGCCTTCCTAGAATTTTTTCTAATAATTCATTCTTAGTAAATGAATTACCATCATGTTGAATACTATTAGATAAATTATCAGTTTGTTTTCTAGTTGGAGCAGATGTAATTATATTAGCGTTTGGAAGCATTAACTTAAGTAAATAAGCAACACCTTTTGTTTTACCTACTCCAGCACCTCCATAAATTGTTAATATATTATTTAACGAAGTCTTAGTTTTTATGTATTCGTCATCAGAGTTTTGCTGTGCTATATAATGTATTTGTTCAACTATATTATTAAATATTTCTTTATTTAATATTTGTGAATATCCAACTCTTACTGCATATTCTTGTGAGAATATAGGAGCATTAGTAAACTCAGGCTTACTAATAATTTCCTTTAATTGTGCATAAAAGTTTTGAGATGGTGTTGCAATAATACTTGCTAAGTATACTAATTGATCAAAATCAGTAACTTTAGTATTAGGATCTTTACTTAGCTTAGTAGGTTTTCCACTTATTAAATCATTAGGATTAAATAAATTAACTAATTTGACAGCAATTTCACTAGCAGTTAAATTTAATTTATCAATCTGATTAAAGATCTCAGTTTCAAATTTAATCGCAGCATCTTCTAAATCCTTATAATTTTCATCAGTTACATTTAATGGGATATTATATTTTGATCTTAATTCTTCTAAATTAATTCCAAATTCTGCAGCGAATTTATCCTTAATAAGAGATTCTGGATCTGTTAAAATACTAATAAATTTTTGCCTCATATTAATAGCTATATCTTTTTGTTCTCTTAGTTTTTGAGATTGATTTCTTTCAGATATATCTATTAATGTTTGTAATTGAGTTGTAATTCTATTAAGCTCTTTAACTATATTAATATCTCCTTGAACACTAATTATAGGTAATAATTCTTTTTGTAACTGCTGTCTAAGTGGATTAATCTGTGAGTTAAATCCTCCTTCTACAGAAGCATCTAAAATCGCACTAATTGCATCGATAATTTGTTTTGTTTCCTTTAGCTTAATTAAAGAATTTTTATCTCGAATTATATAATCTTCTACACTTTTTGAGTTAAGAAAATTATTTTGTTCACTTTTAATTAATTCAACGATTTCTTCATTATCGCTTTCTATTACTTTACTAGCTGCATTAATTAAGTCGTATGCAGGTGAAAAACTAATTTGAGATTTTAATTCTTTAACTTCATTTAAGTAATTAATAAAACTATCTTCTCCAATATTTGGTAATAGAGAACCGATTAATTCATTTAAATCAATACCTAGTGCTTCTGCAGAATCAGTTAAATCAGATTGACTAATACGATTATATATATCGATAGCTCTATTTATATTATTTTGTTTAACTGCAGAAACAATATCTGTTAAAACTTCTGATAAGTCTATAATAAATTGATCATTTACATCAATTTCTAAACCACTTTCAGCTAATTTTGATTGAATCTTAGTAGCTCAAATTGATACTTTATTATCGTTTAAATTATTGATAGATGCTCAATTTTGTAATATACTTGCTAAATCACTATCTACTAAATCTAAGTATAAATTATTATCTTTAATATAATTTAAAAGATTTTTATACGATATAGCATAATTTGAAAAAGCAAATATACTATCATCAGTTCATTCAGGACGATATAAAATTTGTTCTCCTTGCTGGCTTAAAGCTGTATTTAAAACTCCGAATTTAAAATTTTTTAAATTTTCTAAATAAGCTTCAAGAATTTGAACTTCACTTTTAAGTTTATCTATATCATCATTTGTATTAATACCTTCTGGAAGTTCTTGTAAAGCTTGATTTAAGGCAGCTCTCTTTTCATTTAAAATATTGTTATATTTTTCCTCTAAGTATTTATATTGTGTAGTTTCAGATAAATAAATTCCAGAACTATCTTTAATTCTTTGAGCTACATCAATAATACTTGGAGTCATTTTTTCCTGCATTTGAGTAAATATATTATACGCAGTTAAAACTTTTGCTTTTTCTTGAGAACTACTATATTCTTGATATTCTGAATCAACTTTTTCTTTTTCGTCATTAGTTAATTTATCATAATCTTTTCCGTATTTATATTTGGTAAAATTATGAATTCCGAAACCTGAAACAAAGTTATCAACAAGTTGAGGACTTGCTGCAAATAATAATTGTCCTGTATAAAAATCATTTTTCTCTCCATTAATAATTGCGTTACGTTCTGCTCTTAGATTATCTAATTTAAGTCTTAAACGTTGATATTCACTATTATTACGCATTGCAGCAATTTTTGCTTCAATATCTTTTGGAGTTTTTGATTCGGTATCACTAGGAGTTAACATACGCTCTAAGTCTACTTTTGTTTGTATAATTTGAGCTGTTAAATCATTTCAATCATCAAATAACTGACTATATAAACCAGAATCAATAATTTTTTCAGTAATAGTATTTTCTCTTTGTTTCTTTCTATTAACTAAGTAAGCTTGACGAATTTGTTCAACAGTTTGTCCTGTTAAACCAGCAGTTTCAGTAATTCATTGTAATTCTGCATCGCTTATATCTAGACCCTCTTCTTTAATAACTTCATTAATTCTATCAATATAATAATTTAATTGTTGATATATTAAATCATTTTGCGAGTTTCCTTTTTCTGCAGATTTATATTGAATAGTACTTTTATCTCCATCTTTAACTATTTCAAATTCACTTCCAGATAAGTTTGTACTTGCTAATTTACCTGCTGCATGCAAACGACTTAATTCATTACGCAGCTCCTGTTCCTTTCCGTCACGTAATAAATAAATGATTTCTTTAAATCCATCTCCTCCTTCTTTAATAGCTTGTGTTAAATTAGGATTATTTCTGGATTCTCATCTATTATGTAAACTAAATACAGCACCACCAATTCCGCCACCAACAAATGATGTAAAATATCTTGAAAGCATATCTTCTGGAGTTATACCAAAATTATATTGTCTATCTTGATCAATAATTCCAACAGCATTTAATCCAGAATAAAATGCTTTTACAGCATCTGTACTTACTTCTTCAATAGTTTCTTCTAATCCTTCATTAAATGAATCATACATTAAACTACCTGGTTTCATTTTCGATATACGTTGCATAATAGATTTCTGCATATCTATAACTCATTTTGCAGCGCCTTTTGGAGTAGATATTTGTTTAGTAGTAGCAGCTGCAAATTCTTTTTCAGATAATTTATCCGCAGATTCTTTAATAACAGATCTTATTTTTGTTCGGTCTAAATAAGTATCTTTAAATCAAAAATCCTTAAAGTAATCATTATTCATTAATCCGAACATAGCTCCCATAACAGACAACATTCCAAGTCCAGCGACTCTATCTGATGCTCCAGCTTGTTTAAATGCATCATAAGCCTCAGTCGATGAAGTACCAGCCATATAAGCTAAAGATAGTCCTCTGCCTCATTTAATAGCATTTTCACTCATTTCTCCAGATTTTTTAAATCATGTAGGTATACTACCGATAACTCTCTGTTGAAACAATTGTAATGAACTATCTTCAATTAATTTTCCAAGATTTTCAACATTAAAAAATCCTTGTTTACCTTTATCAGATAAACTTCCATCAAATCTAGAAAACCAAGCTTGTATATCAGTTGCTCTTTGTGCAGAACTAGATGTAGAAATATCTCCCGAAGCTATACCTTTAATACTTTTGTAAAGTATAGGTAATAATTTTCCAAGTTCAATTGTAGCGCTTAATCCTCCATATACTTTTCCTACATGTGGGATAAACATTGGAGCAACTTTAAATAATGTTTTTGCTACAGTTCCGACAACACTTTTATCTAAACCGTCTGAATCGAAGAAATCATATTTATTTCATTTACTACCATCGACAGTTAATGTATCAGAAATATGTAATATATCTTTACCTGTTAATGATCGATTCCCTAAAGTTTCATAATACGGATCTCCATTTTCATTAAATTTATAATCGCCTGCTTTATGTGATACTTCTCGGCCATCAACCATATGAGTTCCATCTTCATCTCATTGCGCTAATACTAACGTAGGTCTAGTAATAGCAGATAGACCGCCTCATTCATTTGGAGTTCAATCTTCAAATTTTTGAGTATCAAAATTATATATTTTATTCTGTTGTGCTACCTCACGTAAAGACATTGTTGGAGCAGAAGTTTCACGTAAATTGGTTAACCCTCTACTTCTTCTTTCAGGATTTGCAAACTTAACTATTCTAGGAGCTACATCTCTTTTCTTTCCTCCTACAGGAGCAAAATAATCATAGGGATCATAACTATAGAAGTCTGTAATAGTACTTTCTAATTTAGCATTATCGGTATCGTTATATAAACGAAGTACTTCTTGATAATATTTATCAAATTTTACATTATCAAAATTACCTGATTCATTTTTAAATGCCTCTTGTATTTGAGGTATATTTTTATAATAATCTTTCTCTTGTAGACTTGAGTTATCAGTTGTAATACCTAAATTTGCTAGGTCTTGCGGTGTTTTGTCTGGCGAGAAAAATAAAGTCGCCAACCAATCATTTTTCTTCTGCCCTATCATAATTAAAAGTTTGTTTGTATACTTTGTCTTGCTTCTATAACATTTCTTCTGTTATTGATATCTACATAGTTGTTTGAATTTGTTAGTTGATGATTTGATGTTACTGTAGCGATAGCTGCGTCAGTAATAGGTAAAAATATAACACTTTTATACATAGAATTTGCATTCCCAAATCACCCTCCACTAAAATCATCGCGTTTACTAGATTTACTTGCTACATTTGAACCATAATTAATATATTTACTATATAAGTCAAATATTCTTGATCCTTGTGAACGATCTACATGATCAACTCATTCAGAGTTTTCATCTAGTTCAACTGCTTTATCACTAGCATATCCATTAACCATAATAAATGGTCTACTATCTCTAAATACTCATTCTTTTGTATTAGGATCTTGCACCAAATCTAAATTTAATTCTTTTAACTTCATAATAATACTATTAGGAACTACTCCATATCCATCATCGATTCATTTTTGGAATTCTTCGTATCGACGAATTGCATCTAAATCTGGAGTAATTTTACCTGTTGTAGCATATATATTTTGATCAATAGGTAAATAAGCCCTTTCAAGATTACTTACGCCATCGTAAACAATATAATCTAGATCGTTTTCACTTAATATTTTATTACCGTAAGTTACGGAGTTTAAAGCTACACTAGAACCAATTCTGTCTTTTTCTCCAAATATATCTCTAATAGTTCCCATTCCGATTTGTTTTCCAGATGTATCTAATGGTTTTCCATAAGGCTGAGCTAGTATACGAATTCCACTACGTGACTTAGATGAAGATATTGTAACAGGTGTGTATTCTACACCACCGTTACCTGTAGTTATCATTTCTTCTCTAGTCATTTCTTCCCATCTTGCTTTTGGATCTCCACTTCCAGAACTTTGGCTAGCTGTAGCATCATAATCTAAAGTTTGTTTAATTTCTCTAGAATGATTTGTATGTTCAACAATCGCCATAGTTAGTAAATTTTGAACATCTTTGATATTATTAGGATCTAAACCTTCTGCTGCAGCATTAGCTTTTAATACATTCTTCATATTACCAGGTAAAGTTCTATAAAGATAATTAATAGCTACATCTAAACTCTTTTCATCGCTATATCCTTGATCAGATGTAGTAGTTGAAACTGTTCCTTTATAAACTCCATCAGGAGAATCAAATCCTAAAAGTTGTTCAAATCCTCTTTCAATTTGTCCTTTTTGTTTAGTTGTATATCTATCAAATTGATTTGCAGATTTATTTGTTCCAAAAGAACTAATAGTAGATTTAACGTATTCAACAATTGATTTCATGCCAACAGTATTAGCTAAATCGGTTAATATAGTACCGTTATATGCTAATTCAGGTTGTTCTTCTCTTAATTGTATTAATTCTGAGTTAGTTAATACTCGATATTGATTTGGATTTTTGTGATAAGCATCAAGTCCAATTGTTTTAATTCCTTCATCTTCATCTAGAACATATAAATTACCTGTGTTTGTAATAGCTACTTCGGAACCAGATCCCTCTTTAATTATTTGTTGACTAGCTTGTGTATGTAAATCATTATTATGTTTGATTCTATTTGCCAACGATTGAAGTCTAATTAAATCAGACATATCATAGGAAGGAGTCTGTCCTGCATTAAATAAAGATCCAAGGTTTTGTGATTTTTTTAAAAAAGCATCAGCTTTTGATAAAAAATAATCTACATCATTAGGCAATCCATTCTCTTTTAATACATTAATAATTTCTTTTTGAATTAATTCACTATCCTTAGTTTCTCTTGAATTAACATTACTATTAGTATTTGTATTCTGAGATTCAGCTTGTGTTATCGAATCTCTAAAAAAGGGGGTATAATAAATACCCCCTGTTTGATATCTCTTTATCTTCATATTATGACATCATTTTTATAAAAAGCTTAATGATATTATTATTTAAATCATTAACCGCTTTGTTAATAGCTTTTTGCTGATCTAAAAATGCTTGTTCATCAACGTTTCTAAAACGCTGTACAGTTCCTCCTCTTTTGAACACTTCTGATTTTCTCGGATCTGAGTAAGGAGTATAGCGATAAGGAATTTGATATCTATTTATTTTATCTCTTCCTCACCAGCTATGAGCCATTCCTTCATTATATTGATCAATAGCAAAGTTTGCGTAATGTTGATTTCTTAGTTCTTGTATTTCTTTTGGATGTTTTGCAAATACGTAATCTTCTAAACTACCGTATAACTTTTGCATTTCAGGAGTATATTCGTTTCCATATCTAGACATTAAATCAGTTTTATATGCGTTATCAGCTTGTAACTGTCTACTAGCTAACTGAGCTTGTTGTTTTTCTTGCATATCTCTAGCATAATTTTGTCTAAACTGGTATAAAAGATTTTTTACGTTTTGTGTTTGTTGTCCAATTCTATTAGCTTCTGTCATATCAATCTGTGCTAATCCTTGATATCATTTGTTTTTATTTTCATTAACAATTTGATTTCTAATATTAGCATATTGTTGTTTTTGCGCTAATAATTTATCATTATATTGATCTATCATTTGTGAAAACTTAGTATCACGTTCATTTTCCATTTTATCAATATTCATATCTCTCATTAAACGTTCTGCCATTACTTGATTTGGATCATTTGTAACAGTTTTATATTGACGCATATTATGGATACGATTATTATACATTCTATATAATCCATTATCACTAAATCGTGAATAAAATTCACTTGGCATTTGCTGTTGTGATCCTATCATGCCTTTGTGTATAGCATCTTTCATTTTTTGAGAAGTACGGTTAATTCCTCTTGTAGAAGCTATAAAATCTCCTATTCCTAATAACATATCCTTATTAATATTTAAGGACTTTTTATTAGGACCTCCTCCATAGTAACTTTTATTTTTTAAATTATTTGTTTTAGTTAAATTATTTGAACCAGATTGGTATACATTATTCATATCAATATCTAATAATCCTTTAGTATACGTATTTTCTAAATCGTTATTTAACTCTTCTGTATTTAATTTAGTGTTTATAGCTCAGTTTATTACAGGATTATTACTACCGTTAATTTGAAAATTATTATTATATCAAGGAGTGATTTTATCTCCATTTGTAGCTTTTAAAAGTTTCCCACCTTTTTTATAAAATTTAGGTCTATCATTTGGATTATAATAATAACGCTTTTCTGGAGTATTACTAAATATTCCTAAGTCTGGAGTAAAATTAGAATATATAGGCATTGTTATTGGTTGTATAGAATTTAAATCTGAAACTTTACCTGTTTCTCAATGCAATGGTCTAAAATATGGGTTTTCCTTATTTATCTTTGCATCTCGAATTGCTGCTCGTCTATTTCAATTTCACCACCCTAATTCATTTGGATTTCTATATACTCCAGGAATCATATCGTATTTAAATTGATTTGTATTTATTGTAGCATTTCGATTAAATGTTAATGGTTTTCGTCAATTTCAATCGAGTGATCCTTTTCGTTTAATTCCATAAGAACTTAATATGTCTGTAATATGATCTGTCTTTGTATTTTTTGGAAGACGACTGATAATAAGTTCTTCTAATTTATTTGCACGACTATTTTGTGGTGCTTTTTGAATAGACTCTAATTCTAATTTATTTAACTTAATTGTTGGAAGACCTTCCTCTTGTGGTTTTAAAGTAACAGTATCTCCACGGCTTTCTTTAGTTTTTGCATTACCTTTTGTTCTAGAAATATTAGCAATACCTCTTACTCCATTTAAAACAGTTCTAATATCTTTAATTGTTCAACTTCCGTCTTGAATATTATTTCATGCAGTTGTCAATCCTGCAATTGCATTACTTCCACTTAAAGCAGTTGATGCATATTTAACAGCTTTTGCTAGAGCTTTGGATTTCTTTAAAGCTTTAGCTACTTTAGTAACTTTTGCTCCTGTTCCAATTCCAGGAAGTAAAGTAGCTGCATCTAGTCCTAAATTTAGAGCTAAATTACCAACATCACCTCAATCTAATCCATCTCTTGCTACATCTGCTCCGAAACCTGTAAACGATCCAGCTGCACCAATACCAGCACTTAACGCATTACCATATACAGGTACAAAAGTTGCTCCTAAAGATGCTGCATCTGCAATTAATGCTGCAATTTCTGCTTTATCTGAGGAATTTAATTCAGTTCCATCACCAATAACTTTATCCTCTCCTGCTTTTCTTAATTTAGTATCTGCAATTTGTATATTATCGTTACTAGCTCTTATAGATTTTGCTCTTGAGGCAGTAGTACCTCCTATTTGAAATTTTAATACTCCACCGTTCTTTTGATAAGGTATCTGATTAAAATTGCCAATTCTATATGCTAATCCTCTTGATTCTAAAGCCTCAGGAGAGTTGATGTTTCTTAGCTCACTGTTACTTCCACCTTTATAATCATAGTTTTTTCTATAATTACCGTATCCGAGTACAGGACCTTGTTCATCAAGTCTTTTAATAATATTCATTAAATGAGGATATTTCTGTTGTAATTCAGGATATTCTTGACGAGTAGTTTTTCTAAATCCAATAGTAGCTGTATATGGATTTCTAACATAATCACTAATTAGATTTTTAACTCTTGTGTCTCTTAACATATCAGGATTTTCTGATAATAATTTACCTAATTCAGGATCAATATTCCATATATAATCTCGCATTTTATCAGAACCAGATGGCATAACTCCATTAATTGTATAATTATCTCCTCCTGGATTTTCGTCATACCAATAATATAAATCACTTCCTGGTTTCTGAAATAAAGAATATCCTGTAAACGGATTACTATCACTTCCAGTTCCAACAATTTTTACTACATCACCTACTGGACCAAGATTATAATATGGGCTAAAAGCACTATTAGTTACATTATCATAATAATTATCAATAACCTGTTGATTTGTTTGTTCTTTTAAGCTACTAATATAATTATGATATCTAGGATCATTAGGGTCGATTTGCTTTTTAGTTATTGGATCGATAAATATTCGTGTAGCTTTATCTCTTAACGGATGTCCGAATTGATCGAATAATTCATCATTATTTTTATTATAATCTTTATAATATTCAAATATAAATGGATCATTAGGAGTTCTCATAAAATAACCTGAAACATCTCGTCCAAATTCTCCAGGTTTAAATACGGGAGAATATATTGGATTTCCATTGTTATCGTAGCCAAGATCAGATCATCCAGAAAAATCATTTTCTCTTCAGTATTGTTTAATATTTGATGCGTTACCAGCAGTACGTCTATTATCTTTAACAAAGTCTAAGTACTTTTGTATTTTTGATAAAGCTGCTTGATTATCACCTCTATAAACTTTACCGTTAATTACAAACAATCCTGTTTTTTCTGGAATATAATCTGCATAAGCTCCATATACTTTTCTAAACTCGTCATTTAATCACGCGTCTCCAGTGCCAATATAAGATTGAAGTGTAGGGTCAACAATAGTAACGTTTCCATTATCATCTACACCAAATATATTTCTTAAGTTATAATCTCATCCAGCTTTTCTGTAACGTTCTTTTTCTTTTTCTTCTGCTTGAACTTGAGGATCTGTAGCTGCTGCTTTTCTTTGTGCAATTTCTTCGGCCGTTGGTTCATCTCCAAGAAATATACCAATATCATCAAGTGCTAATTTGTCTTCTTCAGTTCAAGTTCCAGTTTCAATACGGTTTCTTAACGCTTTTATTCCTTCAGATCCTAAACGATTATATAAATCGATATAGGCTTGTTTTTGTAATCTATTATAGCCTTTAAAAGTATCATTATCCCCATAATTAATAATATCTGGAAGAGCGTCTAATCTTCTAAGCACTTGTAAATTATTAGCTCCCTGAATAAAAACTCGTTTTCCATCAACTAATTCATATTTACCGTCTTTATCTCTTTTATATTCTACATTTATTTTACCTGACCAATCATAATCAGTACCACTAGGAGTTGGTTTGACATATCTAAAGCTTTTTAAAGCATTAATAGCATTTCTAGATGCATTTTCTTTTCCTCTTCACGAATTTCCAAACCATCTACCTACTCTACTTCTACGTTTTTCTAATCGATTATTTTGACTATTAGTAATATCAAATTGTACATTTCCATCTAATCTATCAGCGTTAGAATCGTATGTTAAATCTTCGCCAGATCTTAAAGCGTCAGTAATTTTACTAAATTGATATGCAGTATCTGAATCTAAAGACTTACCATATTCTGTTAATTGATTTAAAAATTCGTCATCAACGTTATATTGATTTCCATCGATAGTAAAAGTACCATATTTCTTAGAAGTAGAACCACCTTGTTGATATTTAATTATTTGTGCCATTTCATCACACTTCTGTTATACTTAAAAAGGGAGATTGATCATCTCAAATCTCCCTTTTATCTTTCAATGATCTACTTGCTACATTTCTTACGTTTAACAATTTTTCCACCTTTCTTAAATACAGGCTCGCCTTCTGGAACTTGATCTACAGGTCCCTGAGGAGCTCCTTGTCCCATAGTTTGTGAAACTAATTGAATAAACATTTGTGCACCTTGAGCTAACATATTGCAGTCTCCACTTTGTAGTCCCTGTGCAAAAATATCAGCAATTTGCATAATTGGATCCTGTCCACCTTCTGGACCTGCTGGTGCACCAGCTGCAGGAGCTGGCATATTACCACCTTCTTGAAATTTTTTTACCTTCATAAGTTTTAATTATTTTTAATTTTAAGATATCTTCAACTCTAAAATTATCATATATTCATTTAATGCTCAAAGATAATACTTTAGTTTTTAATATCCAAATAAAATTACTAAAATTTTTGCTTAGATAAATTTTTATTCAAATTGTTTGTTATATTAAGCATATATTATTATCTTTGTAACACAACCCAAGAATAAAAAATAGAGTCTATTTCATTCTTTACGAAGATGCTAGATTAAACATGAGATAATATAGGGTTAAAGGAGATAGTTAGTATCTTCTTAAGGGAAGCTAAAAGCTTCCCTTTTCTTTTTAATTGCTCTTTGGAGCCTCTACATATTCACTTGGTCTATTATCTTGTTTTTCAAAAACTTTAAATATATATTTTCCAAGTTTTTTATAATCTTTATCTTCTTTAGATTTATTAGCTTTTTTGGCTTTTCGAATTATTTCTCTTGTTTCTATACGACTAATAATTCGTTCACCTCCTACTAAATCCATTTGTGGTTTTCCATCCGAACCAAGAATATACATTTTAATTTCATCATCTGAAATTTCATCTTCATCTTCAATATCAAGTTCATCACCTATTTTAATTCCAGAATTAGCATTAACTTCTAAAACATATTTTGTTCTTTTATCTTCTCCTTCTGGAGTTGAAATAATAGGATCGTCACTATATGCTTTGCCGAGAACAACATTATAAACTTCATTATTTTGATCTATAAATACTAAATCAATGTCGAATTCCATTTCTATAGTATTAAATACTACTTGTTTTTGATCCTCTGGCATTACAAATAACATACCTTCATCATCGTCCATTGATTCAACATTAGAAAGTCCTTGTTCACGTTCTTCTTCAGATTCTGCAACTAATACTTTATATTCTTTATCAGCTATTTCTATTTTTATTTCTTTCATTATTTTACACTTTTAATTAATCCACTTCTATCATCTGTGTTTTTTAAAAGTTCGTAGCAAATTAATTTACCTGCTTTAATAGCTGCTTCACTTGAATTATCTTTTTGATATAAGTGATATAGAGATTCTAGTTGATCTGTAAAATCTTTTCTTAGTGTTCATTCTTCTTTTTCAATTTCTGCCATTTGAACAACACCACCATTAGATTTTGTTACAACAGGAATTCCTTTTTTAGTAATTTGTCCTTCTAAACTCGAATCTGTTTCTTCAAGTTGATGTTTTCTTGCATGTAAAGCTCCTTCGGGAATTAAATTCATTTTACCACCTAATTGAAATTTTTGGAGTTCTTCTTTTGTAGATTTGGTTGATCAGGAACTAATTAATTTACGAGCTTCATCTAACTCTGGAAATTTAATACCTTTTTTAGATAATATTAATTGTGGAGTAGCTCTAGAATACTTATTGAGATTTTGAGAAGTATAAGTTTCGGCCATAGTATTAGATTTTGCTTTTTTATTCTCCTGATTTATGTCTGTAAGTAAAGAATTAACTCTATTTTGTTCTCGGATAAAAGAATTAATTTTATTTTTACCAAATAATGTTTTTTTGTTACTTAATTTTTGCGCAGCATTAATATCCCCAACTGATTGACTATAAGCGCTATTTAATTCATCTATATCCGCAGACTTATAAGATTTCTCTGTATTACTTCCAAACATACCAACAAACATAGATACTCCAGGCAAACTGTTTATAAAATTATTTGCTTTCGCAGCACCTTTTACTCCAGCTTTGTCAGCTGCATCTGAATCTAAATTATCTAAATTTAATCCAGTTGCAGCTCCAATTGCATCTACTACTCCAGAAGCAGCTCCAATAATTGCTCCAATAGGTCCTGCAGAACTAATAGCACCACGAATACCTTCTCTTGTTGCACTTTGTTCTGCAGTTAAATTTCCTCCAGATAAACCGCCTAAAATACTACCAGCAGCTCCTAAACCAGCTTGTAATCCTCTAGACATATTACTAACGCCTCCTGATTTACTTACATTTTTAACAGCTGTAATAGCCTTTATTTTTTCTAAATCTACAGACTGCTTAATTAATTTTGGACTAAGAGCATTATCAATACTTTTCATTTTAGTGCTGCTAATAACATTTGGCATAGTTTTTCCAAATTGCATTTTAAATATTTTATTATGCATAACTTAAACTAATTAATGTTTGAATTGCCATAATTACTGCAAGCTTTTCTCCACTATATTTAATTCTGATTTTAGCATACTTATCTCTAATTCTAGTAGAATTTAAAGATCCGTTTGGTTCTAAATTATAATATATAGGTTGAATTACAGTATTTCATTTATCTTCTGTATAATGAATATTTCCTAAACGTCTACCATAGTTTGTAATATTAATACAATCTTGATGTATTTTTAAACTGTATTGATTTAAAACATTATCTCAAACTACATCAGTTTTATAATATTTTTCTCCATTATTACCTATAGTGATCTTTGGAAATTTTGCATTTACGGTATTCTGTTCATTTAAATTCTCATTTTTAAATATATTTTCTTTCATAAAATGATAAACATCTCCAACTATTTCGAATTCTAAAGACTCTGGCTCAACATTATTAGAAATAATTATCAAATTATTAAATATTTTATGTAATCCATTTGGATTATTAACTACAAATTCAAATTCAAATGGCTCTTGTTTATTATATCACTTAGTTGGCGTAATATTATTTGTTTGACTTAAGTCTAAATAATCTAATTCATCAAATATACCAGCTCTACCATGTACATAAAAACCATTTTGTAATAACTCATCATATGATTGTGTATCTTCATCTGAAAGATTTTTTCTATTTTTAACAATCACAATAGAATCATAAAAAGCATTTGCATTGATGTCTTTACTTCCATCTTCACTGGTTACTGTAACTTCAGATGTTATTTTTACGTCTATTTTAATATAATAACGATTTTTAAATATATCTTTATTTAATTGTAATATATTTGTTTGAGAATCATTACTAATACCTTTAGCTATTCAAGTATTATTACTATCAACAATGATGCTATTAAATTCATTTGTATCATTATGATTAGTTCACTCTTCAAAAATTTCTTTTGAATCTTCAATATATGAAGTTGTTACTTTTCTTAATTGTATTTTGAATTTATCAGAAAGATCATAACCAGTATATGATATGACTCCTTCGTAATCTAAATTATCATCATTTCACACATTTCCACATTCAGAGAAATTTAACGGTTTTGGATCTGGAATACTATGCTTATTTATACGCAATCCTTTATCAGTATTTTGATTATTTCATAATATTCCTAATAAACTAGCTCTATTTTGATCTAATGAATAAAATATATTATCAATGTTTTCCGAATATAGTGGAGTTCAAGAATATTTTGTTACCCAAATTTTTAAACGTTCATTAAAACATAAATTTCATATTCTATTTTTATTATAAAATGTAAACATAATATCTCCTTTATAGTTATTATAATGAGATTTTACATTTTTTGCAGCAATAATTGGATATTTATCTAACTCAGATAATTCAATATTATCATTTAAAAATCTCTGTACTTTGATATCGGATATTAATACAAAACCTTCTTGCATATTATATCTTCATATCTTTTTAGCATACGTATCAACTCCATATATTCCGTTAGGTGTTCGTATAACAGACTCTGGTCAAATACTACCGTAATCTGGAGATATACAAGTTACTTGATTTTGCAAAACTCCTGCTCCATACATATGAATAGATTGTCCAGTTGTCGTTGAAATTAATGCTTTTTCGTTAATAGGAATTATTGCACATCCGTGTTCAAATACACAAAATAAATTTACACCTAGCGGTAATAACTTTACAATAGCTCCATATTGTCGCTCAATGTCTTTATACGCAAGCCCTTGAAATATTCTATAAGAATTTCTAAAATTATCATCTACTTGAACATCGCTGAACATAATTCTATTATCAAAAATATCTTTAATATAAGGGACATCTGGAGCAGTAAAGTACTTTTTAAATGGTAATGTTGAACTATATCCTCCATTTAATAATCAGGATTCTTCTATTTTTCCTGAAGGAGCCGTTAATAAACCTGATAATGGATAAAAACTTCGCGGATTGCCCATTAACGACATTTCTTCTACGTTTTGTCTATTCTCTGCTCTTAAACCTAAATTGTAGTTTGATAAACATTTATAAGTAACTCATGTACCAATTGGTACACTATTAATATCTGCCCTATTAATGTCTTTTCATTCATCTGTAGAAGTATCTTTATATCCTTTATATCCATCCTTTCAAGTATTTGGATTAACAATAATCTGATTAATCGGAACTTCTGAATCAATAAAATTTGTATGTAATCTAATTGTTACAGTGCAAGTAAAACAATCACCTCTATATATATCTGGAAAGATAATATATTTAATATCTGCATCATTATTAGTTTTGTTTTCTTCAGTTATTTCAATATCATTAAACAACTCATATCGATTGCTAATACACATAAATGGAGATAAATCTTCTCCTCTAATTTCAAAGTATTTATCAAAATAAATAGATGAATAGTTACTTATTTTAATTGAGTAAATAGATGAATCATTTAATGTACTTTGGGTTCCAACAAATGGACAGAACGTTCCTCTAATAAGATTACTAAAATTTTGTGAATAATCCTTTTGTCCAATAAATCCAAATTGTTTTACATCTTCTGCAGATCCAACTCTTGTAGAAAAACCATATTTATTTACATATTTTAAAGGTACATCACTTGGAATATACAATAAGTTTGTATTAATATCTCCATAATTTTGAGAAATATTTAATTTCGAATCATATTGACAAATATAATGCCTTGATTCTGAATTTGAAGCAACAACATTATACTTTGATTTAAATTGTAATACAAATTTACTGTTATCAAATAACGATTGCAGTTGTGGATTAATATTTGCATCTAAACATAATAATCCATTAGATTGACTTAGTTCTGTTTTCCTTTTTCTATCTTTATAATTTGTAGTTAAAACTCTATCTTCAGATATAAATGATTCAAATGTATAGTTTTTATTATTCTCATATATCATTGGACAGTAACTATTCGGATCTATTCCAACAGTAAATCCTTGTGCTAATGTAGTTGGAATTCTTTTTTGTCGAACAAAAAATAATCCTTTAACGTTATATTTTTTTAATTCATTACATACATCTATAGGCATTTTAAATTTGAAATATATCGGATGTATCTCTTTAATATCATCTTGCTTAATATTACATACTTCATAACTTGGAAGTTTAAATACTCCTTTTGTATTATCAAGATATTTAGTTCCAATAAACATTTCTTTTGGGAGATAATTATATTGTTCCTCTCCTAATTTTAAATATTCATAAGAACTATCAGATTCATTTATTAATCCTTTATAGTTAAAATTTGAAGTGTTTAACTCTTCAAAATTACATCCTCTTAAGTTATATACAGAACTGAGTGAATCGTCATTAAATATATAAACTACTCCAAGTCGATATATTTCATCTGGTCAATAGCCTAATGAATAATATATTTGTAATGGATTATAATATTCTGTTTGATTAATATCATTATTATCTTTTTTGATATAATTAGAATCAATATATCCTATACTTTCTTGTTTTCTTTGACACGATACTTCAATAAAATATGATAAATTCTGTAAATTTTTATTATCAATAATAGTCTGTTGTACATTTCCAAAAAATAACATATTTTGTACTTGCGCTTGAGTTTTCGCTGCAGTACAAATATTATATTGTATATTTAACTCTTCTTGATCAATTTCTGTTACTTCTTCGTATCCATTAAAGCATATAGATAGAGAGGACGATTTTATTTTATATGGTTGTGTGACAGAATAAGTTTTTGTTACAGTTACTCCATTTAAATCACTAGTCTCTCTTCTATAGTATAAATAAGCATATGCAAAACTAGTGTCTATATTACGTATATTAATAATTGCAGCTTTATCTGTTCTTTCATCTAATAGTGTTCCAGAAATTGATGTAATATCTGTTAGTGTGCCATTAAATATACTAATAATTCCAGATTCTGCAACTACGTCAGTTTTATTATAATCACTATCTGCTAATTTAAGATAAAACGTATAATTACCTCCTTGTAATTGACCGTAATAAGTTATATTATATAAATCAATTTTAGGAATTTTATTAATATTTCTAAATAATCGAGTTTGTGCATCTATTTGTCCTTGTTTATATAAATTAGTTTGCATAAACTGATCTCTTGTTTTTATTTCATATCTATTATTCTCAATTTTAGTAAATCTATTATTAATAATACGTGGAGGATTACTATCATCATTAATTATTAAATTTACTGTTCCGTCATACGATGGTTGACATTGTATATCCACTGGATTGTTTAGACTAGATTGTATTTCATCTGTTCGAAACTCAGTAATATTGCCTTGAGTATCAACCATAGTTCGTAATGGTTGATACTCATAAGCAATATCTCCTTTTTCTTTATATTTTATAATATACAAATTTGTATTATTCTCTGCCATATTTAAACATTTGGAAATTTAAATTTTTCACTTACATTATTTCATAACGTTGTATCTTCTATTAATGGTAATTGAAGTTCTGATGTTGGCGGTAAATGATATCCATGATTTGCATTATCGTGCTCATTACCTACATATCCAATTACTTGTCCTAAACTATTAGCATATGTAGAGTAAAATTTAAACGCTTCAACGTTTGTATTATCTGATAAATTTACTGTGACTTTTTCTGTTTTTAATTTAGATATAAACGTTTCAAATGAATTTAGAACGGTATCACTAATATTTATACTAAGTTCTTTTAAATCATGTGCAACGGTTCCTTCTTGTATAGAATTATTTACATTTATTTCATTTTGTCTATTTGTACTTAATGTTTGTAATATATACAAAAAGTTATTAATATCAATATTAATATTTTCTATACTTGTATTCTTTTCTCCTCCTGAATAGTTATCACTATATTCAAAAAATTGTGTTAAATCATTTGCAATATATAAATTAATTGTACTCGTTTTATCTTTTGAAACTTCAATTGATTCACTTTTCAAATTAATAGTATTAAATTCAGTTTCATTAATATCTATTAATTTGTCATTTAAATATAAATTGTTATAATTTACATTGTTTTCTGTAATTTTTCTTCCATTTCAATTTATATTTAAAAAATTTCATTTATATATTCCTGTTGTTAATGTCTCAGATAATTTTTCATGCACACTAATATAGTTAGGTATTAACAAGTTAAATGTATGCACAACGTTGCCTGATTTTGGGGTAATGTATGTAAAAACATGAATAGATACTTGATTAATAATTTGTAGTAAACGTGTTATTAATGCATCACTTGAAGTTTCTCCTGCAACTAACGTTAAAGTTCCTCTGTACATTGGAATAACACATCACACATAAGTATCGTTAATTTTTGTTGCTATTCTAATTGCAAGTATTTTATGTTTTTTCGTAATATCGTATTGTCTGATCCTAAAATATTGTTTATTAAAACCTTCATTTTGAGCATTAAATTCAATAATCATAAAAGGACTAATAATTTTTCCATAATTAGTTCACCAATCATATCATCCATCTTTTGAACCTTCTCCATTAAATCCTTTTTCAGGAGATGTTTGTAAAGTAATATTTTCTAATTCTGGAAGTTCAGAATTATTAATTTTTAATTGTTTACGGCGTGCTATATTAACTCTAGCTCCACCTTGATTAGTATATTGTTGTGTTCCTCAGTAATTAGTATTAGGATTTGTCTTAGTAATATCTAACTGCTTATTTCTGATAATTGTTTTGTTATTATCATCTTTAAAAGAATATAAAGAAGTTTGAGCACAATCATATATATAAAATCTATCTCAGTTTGCTTCTTTTCTATTTTGTGACAACATATTTAATCTATAATATTTATATAAATTAATTGTTTGTGAAAGTTGTGATAGATTTAATTGTTCCGTAAACACAAGTTTTTGTCTACTATCTGTATTTACTGTAAATGTAAAATTTCAGTTAGATAAATCATTTGAATAATTTTTTCAAATTCCTATATTGTTAAATATAGTTGGTATATAATTAGTAATAGTTATTGTATCTGATGCTTCAACTCCTGCTGCAGGATAATCGTCGATACTCATATCTTGATTATTTTCAACTGTAATGTTGTAATTATTTTGTCAGTTTTCACCACCTTCGTCAGTTCTTAACCTAAATATTCGTTCAGTATCTTTACTATTATTTCTATATAAACGATAATCATTCTCTGTAATTCCTTTATTAACTAATTTAACATTAGGAATTTCTACATAGTTGGATAATTGAGCTGTTCATTCAGATAAATTAATTGTTGAAAAATCATTAATCTTATTATAGAATGAATTAAATAACTCACTTGTTATTAATAATTTATAGTATTTTTTATATCTATCATTATCAATATAAATTCTTAATTCTAATAAATATATTTGTTCCTTTTCAAAGAATTCTTCAATACTTTCATTTTCAAATTCACTATTTCTTTTAGAATCTGATGAAAATGAAAATGTAATAATATTTTGACCAAGGTAATTTACTTCTGTTAATTTTTCAGCTAACGCTAGCTTTAAATTATAACTTTGTTCATCTCTATTTGTAATTTTATAAATTCTAATTTCAGTACCTAAATTATAAATAGAAGTTAGAGAACTTGTTATATTAAAATTAAGAGTTATACTATCATTTGCAATTAAGTATTTATATGTATCGAATACATTTATGGTAGAAATATCTTTAATGTTATCTAAATTAACTGTTAATACTGTTTCAAAATTATCATAAATAATATGTTTATTATCTTCTGCATTTTGAATTAAAGGTATAGCTTCTATAAATACATTTTTAGTATTCGAATTAATAGAAAGTGTTAATGCTTTATATTTTTCTGAAGTATTTGGATTAATATCTTCTGTAAATAAAAATTTATTAATTGACGTATATGTAATATCTTTAATATCACATATTAAACCATACTCTTTTTTGTCATTAAAATCATTGTTATTAACAGTAATTTTTTTAGTGTTTCCATTAAATATATATATCTTATCTCCATTTTCATTAATGTATCCAACCGCAATTCAAACCTTAAGTTTATTTAGTAATTCTGTATTATCAAATAACAAATCTGAAGTAATAGCTTGCGCTATTACTGTATAATCTAAATTTACATTTTCATCATTAATTGTAAATCCAGGTTGTTGTAATTTTGTTAAATATAAATTAAATTGGTCTAAATTTGCAATTCTAAATTTATAAGCTAATCATCCTGGAATTTCTCATGTAACTGCAGAATAATCTATTCTATCAGGATTATCTTCTGAATGAACATTAATTTGAGTATAATCTAATGGAAATAAATTCTTTTCTTTGCTTAATATATAAAACTCAATTGTTTGATATATTTTATTTTCATCTAATTTTAAATAAACATAATACTTGTCTCCTGGATTAAGTATAAAATTTTCTTCAGTTGAGTATAATTGAATCGCTTGTTGTTTAGTCAATTCAGTATATTTACTATATTCATCTACTAATTGAATATAATTAGCCTCTCGCGAATTATTTTTTTCAGAATCAAATATAGTCTGTGGAGATGGGTATGAACCGATTTCAGTTAATTTATCAATTGGATTGTATGATACAATATATATAATACCTGCGTATTCCTTTATACCAATAGGTATATAATTTGGAGTTAACACCGCATTTTTTAATTGATAGTTACCCATATCATTTTGTAATATATATTCATTACCATTATAAGTAATAATCGTACCATTAATGCAATCTGTTAATATTGTATTCGGAGTTGTCAAAGGATGTAAATCTGTATTTAATCCATCTGTAAACGTATTTACTTGTATTTGTCTTGTATCCATAACAATTTATATTATAACAATATTGCCTTTAGTATCTCTATTTGCAAAATACTTAAAACTTCTTGTTGTTATTTCTTCTTTTGTAAATGTCCATCCTACATCAATCGGATAGTTTAACATAAAAAAATGATTTTTAGATTTATCTAAAAAACACTCTTCTTTTATTTTATATAACTTTAAGTTTTTAAACTTAATTTTATTTCGTCTTTTTGATGTCATTTGAGATTGATAAAATTCTCATTCAGCATCACTTAGACCGAAATAGTACGCTCCATCGTATAACTCCTGAGCGTACTTATATTTCAGTCTTAATTTTATTCTTGTTTTTACATTGTTATATAATACTCTTTTATAATCATCTAAAAACATTTTTCCACAATATGCAGTATATTTATTATTATATATTTGAATATCTGCTCCTTTTTTAGTTAATGTATAAAATGTATTAAATCCATATTCAAGAACTCTTTTTAATTCTTCTCGAGAAATATGCGGATATTTATTAGCAATAATATCTAAATAGTCATTTAGCTCTTTAACCATATTAATAGTATTGTTTTGCTTCGTTTGTATATTTCTCAATTAATTTTTTAAGTTCTTTATTAACATAAATTGGTTTTTCTTTTACTCCAACAGTTTTTGTATTGTATCTATATACTAATTCGTTACCAGTAAATTGAGAAAGTACAAAATCTATATTTTTAAATTTACCTCATTTATATAGTTTTTTAAACTCTTCATCAGATGTTTGTTTCATACAAATTTCAGCATAATTACCATATTTAAGAGGTAGTACAAAGGTAACATTATTATTAATAATATCCAATAATATTTCGTAAAAACAATCTTTAAAAATATCAGAAGCTAACTTTTTTCTATCTTTATATTTATTTTTTACTCATTTTCCTCTTAGTAATCTGTTATTTAATCCTGTATATATATCTTCAGTTATAAAAGCATGTTTAAACATTCCATGATTCATTATATTATAGGTTTAAATGATTTACCAAATTGTTTTCTATCTCATCTAATTTTAACATCTAAAACATCATTTAGCTCGTTCTGAGATAGATGAGTAGGTATTCTAGCTGCATTACATAGACGTAATCAATCATTTTTAACAGCAGCTGCTAACTGAAATAAATTACCATCCTTTTGAATTAAACTCTTTTTATAAATATCCATATAAGCACAATATGCAGCTAATGCTTGTACTTCTTTATCAGTTAAATATGGTAATCCTTCGTCATCAACTACTACACCATGATATAATATTGTTACATTAGTATAATCTCTTTCAAACACTAAGTAATCTCCTTCTTGACGGTATTTTAATAGAGCTCCTTTATCATAAAATACACTTTTATTCTTTTTTCAAGATTCAATGTATTCTTCTACTCATTGATTATACACGTCTGGATATATACTATACGGATTTGTTGTTTTAGCATCAACAAATGGTGCAAATACAGCTTCAATAATATCTACATTACATGGTAGTTGTATTTTCTTATCTTCTGTAGAAGTAGTATATTTATACAAACGAGTTTGTCTATTTCCAATTAATTCTCATCCATTTAACGCAATATCATCAAAGTTAGTTGTATCTAACGTTGTTCCATATAATATATAAGCTTGTGAGTATACAGATTTAAAGTTATTTCTATTCATAATTATTTAGGCATTTGATCATTTGGAGTTACAGGAGTAGCGAGTTGTTTATATCATCTAATATATTTTTCTGTCATTCTTTTAATAATTTCATCACTTAAAATGCCGCAATCTAAATAGGCATCTGGATTTTCAGAACAACAGTCTCACTCTAACAATCTTCTTGGATCTTGAAATAAAGCAATAATGGATATATATTTTACAAATGGTACATTAAATATATATCCGTCCATATTTCCATTAGAATTTATTGCCGTATCAATATAAACATATGGACTATCTGCACCTCTTCGACGATGTTTATGAAATCTATATGCTTCATCAGTATAAACATTATATTTTGTATTTCTATCTATACTCCCAACAAAACGTACAGTATCTATTCCATTTAAATAGATAATCGGAGGTATTTCAAAATGTAAAGCTTTTTCTCCAACTTGTAAATTACAACATTTAGACATGTAATCACAATTAACTTCAACACAATTTATTGCAAGAAATAATTCATCTAGAGTTAAGATTCCTTTTAGTAGAAATTCTCTCATTATTTGATTTTTTTCTGCGACAACTTCATCTTGCAATTGTTCTATTGATATTTTAGGATTTGATGTAATTCCAGCTAAACCTGTAACAACATTATTGTATACTGCACTTGAAATTTGTTCAATTGTCATAATATATCATATAAAAATTAAGCGGAGCGGGATTAACTCCCACCCCGCTATCTGTGCATTATATTTTAACAGTAAAAGTTTTACGAGCTTTAGATATAAATTCACCTCCGCATCTATATAAAACTTCAACCGTGAACTTATCTCCTATCTGAGGCGTGTAACCAGGTTTTGCTTCAACTCCTCCATTTTGATCGATAATATAATTATGATTATCTACAATTCTATATTCAAAAGTAGCATCACTTTTTAATCTAGAATCATCTACAGTAGCTGAAACAACGAACTTAGACATAATTAAGCTTTAGTTTGAAATTTGGCATCAGCTTCTGATTGACTATAAGTTTCGCTCTTCTGATATACTTCTGATTTTGTATATACATTGGCAGCATCTGCTTTAGCAGCAATAGAAGAATCCTGTTCAGTATTCTTTTCTGTATTAGCCTGAACTTTTTCAGCTAATTCTGCGTCAGCTTCAGCATTAGCAGCAATACTATCAGCATTAGCTTTAATACCAGCTGCAGCTTTTAAATCCTGTGACGAAGCATAAGCATCAGGAAGAATAGTAATGTCGTGTTTTCCAACGCGGCCTAATGTTTCAAAATCAGTAATGCCAATTTGATTGAATAAATCCTTGAAATCTTCAACTAAAGATTCAGCAACAAAGAAAGTATGTAATGTTGTTGAGTAATTAGTCTGTCCAGCAACAGATAAACCACCAAAGTGAATACCACGTGGTACACAATATGCAAAACTAAACTGGTGATAATTTACTCCAGCTACAGGCATTTCAGGTGCTGAAGAAGAAGTAAAACGTAAGTTAGCATAAGTAGGAAGACGAAGGTTATGTAAAACATATTCGTATGTTCCAAATTCAACGTTATTAGGCGTATATGTTACATAATCATTACCTTTCTTTAATGCGCCTGCTGAAAGATTAACAATTTCTACAGGTTCCTCAGAACTTCCTGCACAACGATCGTCACATTCATACCGACTAATTACAACTTTACGAACTTTCTGATATGAATCAGCACCTTTGATTGTTACATTGCCAGATCTATCCGTATAATCAATTTCTACAAATTTATATTCGGCAGGAATAGCTGCAACTAAAGCCTTATAAATTTCTTTAGCAGCTGCATTATTCTCTTCTGGCAATACCACATCGATAAGAATAGGCTTACGGAAATACCATAAAGCTGAACCATAATCACCACGATAATCGTTATCAAGTCCTAATTCAATAAGAATCTGTACATGCTCACCTAAAATATCTGCTGGAGCGTGAAGAACTAATTCAAAGTTCTTACCAACGATAGGTTCTGTTTCGTAGATTTTACCTTCTACGATATACTTTGCGAAATATTCGCCACCATCATGAAAACGTACTTTCTTGTCAATGTTAGGTTTACCAAGGCCTTTATCTACAGCTTCTACAACAGCTGCTTTATCAAGGCTATTTAGTACTACTTCTTTCTGAAAATTAAACATATTCTTATAAGTTTTAAAATTAATAATTATTTACTTCCAGGTATAGCTATAGTTTGATTGATAGGTACATTAGTTTGTAATCTAGAATCACTTGCGTTTTCTAAGAATAATCTAACATAAATATTAATTATTTCATAACACACATAATCTGGAAATTCCAAAACTGGTGTATGATCAACTATCTCTAATATCTGGTCTTGTGTCATTGAATAATACTTTGGAGCTTTTAAATAAGTAACATATAATTTATCTAATGTTCATTGTGAGCTTCCACTATGTATTTCAATTTTTACAACAGATTGGTTTACAACACGTGCGTTATCGTTTCCTTTTAAAGCATAAAAACGATACTCATCATTTTCTCCAATAAATTCAGGTTTATACCCAACTTCTTCATCCATTTCTGGATTAGTTGGAGTTTGGCTTTCAGTATTATGATTAATAATATAATAATATGGCTTCTTATGTGAAGGTTTCATATAATAATTATTAATAATACCAGGATACATATCTGCTGTTAATCTCTGACATGGAGAAGTGATAGTTTTTAAACTATCATCTCCACATCTAGATTTTGAATCATTACCAATAAATTCTGCCATACAGTTAAGTAAGTGCACATAATCTTTTGGTAGTTCTAATTCTCAAATTGTATCATTAAACTCTTGTCTTGGAGTAATTTTTCCTACTTTTATAATTGCAGTAGTTTGTAAAAATCCAATATCATCTGAACTTTGTTGGTTGTATTCAGCTCTGTTATAGACACTGTTTACATATTGTTGAATAGCTTTATTAAACAAGTATATAAAATCTTCTAATAGTATAGAAGGAGCTTTTAACTTGTTACTCTCTATTAAAGCAAATTCATAAGCATTTCTTAAAGTCATTCTACTTGTTTAATAAATTATATAATATTTTTTACTTCTTATTTTCTTTGTTTGTCGACTTTTTTACCATTTCTGGATAAGTTAAATTTTTAATTGCCTCAAAAATATTCTGGTTATCAGGATTCTTTAAATACATAATAATCGCTTCATCAGTTGCACCTAACATTGTTTCACTAAACATCCAAATTCCGCTCTGGTTAGTAATAATGCTTTTATCTTTGGCGTCAATAATTAAAAGCTTAATAGCCTGGTCTGAACCAGTATATAAATCAATGATTTCTTGAGGATTTTTTTCTGCACGATTATATAAATAATCCTGTACATCAGTATCTGGAGCATTACGCATTAATTTGCCTAAAAGTTTACATTTAGTAATACGTCCTGCAGGTGAATCGTTTTCAATAAATACGTATGCTTTTGTTACAAGCTGAATACGTGAAATTCTTCGTTTTGAAGCTTCGCCTTCTCTTTCAATATAAAAGTCGGCACGTCCATATCTTTCCTGTGTACCATCAATTAGATAATTTCCATACTTATCTTTTGCAGTTCTTTCTGGTGCAATTACAGGGTTTGATTCAATACATTTCCATAGATTCCTTTCATAAGGATCATCTAAATCAAATGTACGTCCACTATATACTTCAATTAATTCGTCCTCTGGAATAAAATAATCTCTTTCTGGATCATTAAGCTCATCAGGGCTTAAGATCATTTCACTATCTCCATTTGCATTATATTTAACTTTCTTTACGAAAGGAAAGTTTGTGCCATTTTTCTGTTTCATAGGTTGAAGATAATATTTCTTCTCTCTACCATATACATTCTTAAGAGTTATTTTGCTCATATTTTCTTTCTTTGAAATAAATTACTATCTATAAAATTTTTAGAAGTACTCCTCCAAAAAGGAGGAGCACTCTAAAAATACATTAATCTTTATTTTATTAAAATTAAATTTCTTCAAGGATAGCTGAACGATAAGGATTCATAACACCTACACCGTGATATCCCCAGTTAATAATCTTGGTACCTGCTACAGGACTTGAAACTTCACCTGACTCAAGACCACTCTTTCCACCAACACCACGAACAATATTATGAATAATATCTCCACCTTTGAAAGTGAACATCATAATACCAGGAGTACCGTTAGAATCAGTAGTTAAGTCAATAAACATACCGTAAGCTTTCTTTGGGAATTCAAGATCTAATGAACGGTCAAGACGGAAGATCAATTTATTTCCAGCAAATTCATATGACTGATAAGTTGCACCAAGATCTACATAATCTTTAGCACCTTGTGACCATACAAAGCATCCAGTTGTCTTCCAATCACGGATCCAAGTAGCCATAGTTCTCTGTACCATCTGCCACATACGTGTATTGCAGATAAATACCCATGAGTTACCAGTAGGTTCATCACATTTAGTAGCCATTTCGTTCATAGCTCCTTCAAAGATACGTACAGTTAATTTGTTAAATACCCATTTAGAAGCAAAACGTTCAATCTGAGGAATAATACCTTCAGTAGCTATAATAGGACGACCGATTTCATCCGAAATAGTAGTTTTACCGTTTACATCAAAGTTACCTTTAGAGAATAAAAGTTTGCTATTACGTGCTTGCATATAACTGTCAAGACAAACTTTTTCAGCGCCAGTAAGTTTATATGTAAAATCTTTATCTTTTGTAGCAATATTGATAAACTGATCTTCCATTGCAGCATATTTTGCAGAATAATCAATATCACAACGAGTTGTACCAATCATAGTACGATGTCTCTCGATATTTGACTGATATTTCGTAAATCCAGTTTCATGTAACTCAGGCATATGGTTAGTAATGAAACGTGTGTCAGTACCAACAATACTGTCTACGTCAAGTACTTCTTTGTAGTCATTATCTACAATACGGCAAACGTACTCAACAACAGCGTCAGAACGACGTACTGGAGACAACATAACCATACATTGCTGACGAGTCTCTTCGATTACGAATACATCATACATCTCATAATAACGTTCTGGGAAGTGGAAAATAACTTCAGAACCATTTGCTCCATTACCTTCAACTGCTAAAATAGGAATTCTCTTAACAAAATTTACATCAATTTCCCATTCTACCATAAATGAATTAAGAGGTTGGAATCGGCTAGGTTTACCTTTATCCATAGTATATACATTCATCAAGGCTTCTGTCAGACTTGTTGCTGTATATTGTTTATATAAATTGGATACAATACCTAGACGCTCAGGTTTTTCACCAAGCCACTTGTGAAAATCCTCATAAGTTCTTGTTGAACCCATCTGAGCATGGGAAGTACTAAAACTTGTAATTCTCATATTTTTTTAACTTTTTTAAATTTATAATAAATTCTCACCGTACATTGTTTCAACTGATTTACGGTGATTAGTAAAATTATCTCTTTGACGCTGTTTATCTTGTGGGACTACAGTTGTTTGAGTTTTAGATTCTGGTTTTCGAGTATTTTTTAGCTGAGATTTTCAATAGTTACTAATATCTGACATTGCTTCCTTGCCATAAAGTGCAAATCATGCTAATTCAACTATTTTTTCAGGACTATTTAAGTCTTTTAAAAACTGTGTAGCACCATTTTCGTCTACGTCTAAAATATACCTATAAATTTCATCTTTTTCAGAATCACTAATTTCTAAACTGTCTGATTTACTATCTTTATAATCCATAGAAATTTCATTAAAGCTTGCAAGTTTATCTTCTACTGAAGATTTAAAAGTATTATATTCTTCTTCCTGAGCTTTAATCGCTTCTTGAGCTTTTTCTTCTTCTCGTGCTTTATATTGTTTTCGAATGATATCAACTTTTTTCTTAAACAACTCTTCATTTTCTTTTGCGATTTCTAGATCAGCTTTAATATCTTCTTCAGACATATCTGTATATTTAGCTTTTAAATCAGCTACATATAAATCATCATCTGAATACTCATCAACAGAGTATTTTTTCTCTATTGGTCCATTACTTTCGATATAATCATTAACTGCTTTTTGCGAGTAATATTCAATAACATCTTGTATAGTTTTGTTATTTGAACGCAAATAATTGATTACTTCGATTTCATCTTTAGTTAAATTTGGAGTTGTAAGTTCTTTTAGAATATTTAATTTCTCTTCAGAATCAAGATCATTAAAATCTACTGTATCTGTACTTCCATCTTCATTCTCATATACAACCTTTCCATCTCTAAGTCCATATTCACTTAGAAATGACATTAAAAAATCCTCATTTTTTGGTTCTTGAGATGCATCTGGATCTTCTGTAGGAGCAGGTTCCGTTGGTGTAGTTGTATTCAATAGATCTTCTCCTCCTGTTGTGTCTGCTACAACTGTCTCACTATTAGCAGGTTCCTTGTGAACGTCGTCTACATTATTTAGTAGATTTTCAAAACGATCAGAACTAAATTCAAAATGATTTGGCATATTACTTATTATTTCTTATTAAACTGATTATTAATATCTTTTGATATTTCGTGGCAAATATAATATATTAATTTATAATTTCCAAATAAAATTATAAAAAACTTATATATTTTTACTTTATAGCTGCTGAAGGAATTGTTATTTCTCCAGATGTTGAAATAGTAATTTGAGTTTCACCACTTCCTATTGTAGATGAACCGTCTTTATTGACTATTATTGGACCAAAGTAACAATTATTCAAATAATTATTAATATTATACATATTTTTCCTTTGTATACTGCATTCTCCATCAGTATTTATACTAATAAAGTTTTCATTATTTTCGTTTATACCTATAAAAGATAGATCTTTATTACTTAATTTTAAATAATTTTTATTATTAAATAGCGCAATATGTGGATTTACAAAATAACAATTACCTTCTGAGTTAATTCCATAATTAGTTAAATCTCCAAATATTGAGTTGTTAGTATTTATTAAATTTCCTATTATCAATCCAGTTAAACTAGATATTGTAGTACTTTCTTGAGGTATATATTGATTGTTATTAGTATTTGTAATTATTACAATTGTATTGTTATCACTTTGTGTTACAATTCCATTAATATTGATATTATTGTTAATATAAGTAATTTCTGTTCCAAGTTGAAAGGAATTAGATTCTAATTCAATAGTTCAAATAATGCCATTATAAATTTCTAACTGTTGACTATATTTATTTTTGTCAAATCATTTATCATAAATTTCTAACTTAGCGTTAGAATCATCTCCATATTTTACACTGCTTCATAATTCTAAATTATTGTTTGGTCTATAAAAGTAATTTTTATAAGTATTATTAGAAAAGTCTGTTTCTGTTACTGTAATTAATTCTGTAAATTCTGAAGATGTACTAATTTCTAATAATAAATTAGTATAATATGAATAACTTTGATCAATTTGTTCATCTGCTATTACATCATAATAGTTTTCTAAAAATCCTTCAGTGATTGCAATCATTAACAATGATAATATTGATTTTCCTCCATTATCTCAATTTTCATTTCATGATTCTTTAATTTTTTGTACTTCTGTAGCAGAATTAACTTTTGCATATTTTCCAAATACAATTTTTGAATTAATGTAAACATCTTCGGTACTTTCTTCACTATTTTCTAAGTCGTCTTCTAATATAGTTAATCGTTTAACTATAATATTATCAATTGTTAAAGAATTTGTTTCAAAATCTAGCACAGTATTTCCAGAAGTATTTGAAATTTGTTTTTTAAAAAACACGTTTTGAACAAAAGTTCATCACTGAGAAATAGTTTGAGGTGTTTTATTAGTTATATAAGAACTACTTGGTTCTCCATCTAAATATTCGGCATTCAAATTTTTTACTAGTTCTAAACTTTTGATCGATAAGGAACCATTAATTATTAATTTAGAGTTAACTGTAATATCATTAAACGTTGAGTTTGCATTTAAATTTAAAGGATATAATATGTTATCTAAATATAAATATATAGTATTTTCTGCAGTAAAAATAACCGCATTATTAGTAATTGTCTGTACTAGTTCATTAACTTCATTGTCGTATTGTAATAATATTACATTTACTGAATTAACTTCTTCTTCAACTTCTTTTTTTGTATCAGTATCATTATTGTTATTATAAGTTAAAGTATAATATCTGTCTTGAACTTTTACAATTATTTTTCCAATTGTATTTAAAATAATATCCGACTTACCATCTCCAATGGAAGTAGAATTTTTATATATTGGATCCGCCATTAGTTAATTTAATAATTTTTTCAACAAAATCTAAAATATTATCTGTAATTAATCCTGATTTATCAAGTTTATCAATAATTGTTTTAAGAAATTTAATTTCTCCTTCAGTAAACTCTACTTCAATTTCTGGTGCATACATTGATCAAGTTATTCTTCCATTTTCATTTTTAATATTATTATCTTCTAATTCTTTGCTTGAAAAATCAATTTTATTTCTGATATTACGTTTTGAAATCATTTCTAACACAGAACCTTGTTCTGGTAAATGCATTAATAATATTAATCGCACAGCAACATTTAATTTAAATTTATACATTTTATATTAGTTTAAAATTATACAATAATGCAAATTTAAATATTATTTTAACAATAAACAAATTTTATTTAAATATTATAAAATAAAAAGGAGTGATAGCGATATCACTCCTTTATCTTTAATTTTCTAAAGTTTGTACAACTTGTTTATCTAACATATCTCTTAAATTAATTAAATCTTGATGACTTAAAACTAACGCTCTATCTACTAAAGGTAAGTTCATTTTTATTCTACCTCCCCCGATCTCAAGTTCTCCTAAGAATTTCGTATCTACTTTAAACGGTCTAGTATTAACAACATTATCTATCATTTCTGTTAGTATGCCATTAACATCTATTAATCCATCTTTATCAGAAATTTGTTTTAAAACTGATTCAACTTTATATGCATTATTATCAATAACTCTACTAATAAGAGGTTTAGTAAAAGCTATTAACGGATTATTTTGTGATAATGTATTTAATTGTGCATCTATAAATGAATGAAGTCTATTCATTATAATATCTACGTGTTGCGCCATTGTTTAATAAATTCATCATAAGTTAAATTAGGATTATCTTTAGAGAATTCTCGGAATTTTTTAAAGATAGCCATCTCATTATCTGTTTCTTCTATAATTTTAGTCTTTAACATTTTTACAAGCTTTAGCTGTCTTTGTAATAATTCTTTTCCTTCTGGACTAGATTCAATTTTAACTTTTACTAAATTAATTAATTCGGCTTGAACCATAGTTTGTAACGAATTAGTAATATCAGAGTATTCTTTATTTTCAAAGAATTTTGCTTTCTGACTTTCTGTTAAAGAACTCATCTCTTTGTCAATATTATCTCAAACTAGATCAGTCTGGAGAGTTCCCTTTGTTTGTAACTTTGATAGTTGGGCTTCATACTGTTTTAACATCTGTATTTGATTATTAATATCTGTCTGAGATAATAAAGGATCCGAATTTCCTAGGAAAACTTGATTCACAGGGTACATAATTATTTAGTTAATTTTGCAAATCCTCTAGCTCCAAAATCGTTGTCGCAGCAACCACAAAGTGGATTTGAAGTTGTACGAGTTGTTGAAGTTGTACCAACAGTTACATTAGCTACATTAATAGGATAGAATGTACTATTTGTATAGTTTACTATCTTATTATCAGCGCAGCAACGTCTTTCAGCTTCAAGTTCAACCATTCCAGCAACGTTACCAATTTGCATCTGAATAACTTTGCTTCTCCATGGTTCAACTGCAGCAGCAACAGCAGCATCTGTTTCTAATTTACTAATACGATTAGCTAATACATCGTATGAATCTCTCTGATTTTTATATAAATTAAAATCAGCGTCTATTTGGCTTTTATAAAGGCCAAACATCTCAGAGTTAATGGTCTGACGATCATTAAAGCGAGCTTGTGCCGATAACAGAGCGAAATCGTAAAGAGCTTTTTGGTCAGCTAATTCAGCTTGACATGAATGTTGCCAAGCTTGGAAAGCGCTAGGTCCGTTTAAAGCTTCTCCAGCTAAAACGCCAGCAGCTACACCATTGCCCCCACCAAGGCCAAATAAACCACGTCCGTGTAATGCTAATAAACCTAAAGCAGTTCCAGCAATACCTACAATATTTTCACATAAGGTCGTTAATCTTATGCAGTTCTCTTATGAACTTCTACATCTTTATATATACATGTAGTTAAGACTATATCTTCATCCAATTGGATGCTCCCCTTTTCGCGCTACTTAGCGCTACTCTCTTTTGAGATAGTCGTTGAACTTTCTTTATATTTCCATTTAAATCCCAATGCTGTATTATAATGTCTTCCTGATGGAGAGATGTACCCTCTGCAAACTTTTGTAATTTCTGAATTTGCACGTTCTTTTCCAAAAGATCTAGCCGCTTCTCTTGCAGATTTAAATTCTTTAATTATTTCATTTGTTATTGGATCAATCTGTATTACAGGAATACTATTAGCATTAGATATTGCATCCTTTGTTTGTTGAGTATGTTGTTTTCCTTTAAATGAATTGTGTTCCAACATTCTCTTTCTACAGTTTTCTTTTTGTTCTTTAGTAAATTTTAATCCAATTGTTGTTCCACCACCAAGTGTCATGTTATAACCAGATTTATAACTATTATATAATCCTATATAGTATGATTCTAGTATATCTAATTCTTTGGCAGCATCTTTCTTTGTTATATAAAATCTTGTTTCTAGAATTTCATATACAAAATTTTTCTGGACCATACTTTGCACGTGCCGTATCAATCTTAATACCTCCGTAGCTGAGTTTTTGAATTAAAAAATGCTTTCTTCTGTCTTTTTCATTAATCGTTTGTCCAATATATACTTTACCTGACGGAGATGTATATTTATAAATTATACCTTTTATCATAATAAAAAATTTTAAATTATTAATACACAAAGTTATAAAAAATAATTGGAACAAACTAGTATTATTGGAATATAAAGCTTAGCTGCTGATTGTCCATTTCTGGAGTTTCCAGCAATTAAGGGAGTGTTTCATATAATATTACTATTATAAGGACCTAGTATATTAAGCCTAAACCTGTTCCAGCAACTCCTTTAGATGCATATTCTTTGTGATCATCAGTATATACATCTTTATGTACCATTTCTTTCTTTTCTACTACTTCCATAGTTCTTTTAATTTTTAAAGGGTTAATTTTTTGTTTCTTGTAAGCTTACAGTGCAAATTTACTATGAGAAATAGCAGATACCTAACGTTACTAATAAAAAATTAACCCTCCTAAGTAATTGAACTTAAGAGGGTTATGTACTATTATAATAAGCATAATAATACTAATTTATATCTAAATCTTTTTTATATCAAAATAATTCTTTAAAACCTTGTTGTTTTCTTCCTTTTGGAATTTTCTTATCTCTTACATATTATCAAAAGTTGCTCTACTAACATTAAGATATTTACAAGCTTGATATTTACTTAATTTTTCATTTCGATTAGTAATAAAAGTAACATAATCAATTACTTCTTTACATTCCTCTTCATTTAAATTAGAATTTCCTGCATCAATATCGTTAATGATTTTTAATAATAATTTTTTAATCAACTGCATCATAATTAACCGTACATTGCTCCATTTACAAGAATTAAATCTTCTCTTAAACCAGACTGAGCTTCTGCTATTCATGAAATGCAGAAACATTTGTAACTACACTCTACAGGTTCTGTAAAAGTCATATCTTGCATTGCATAAACAGTTGGTTCATCTAAAACAACTAGTGTTGTACCTGGAACTACTACTATTGCAGTTGGTTGATCTTTAGTAACTCTTGCTGAAATAGTTACTGTAGTTTCACCATCTGTAGTAAAGAATATTCCAGGCTTACCAGCATCTTCAGGATTAGTTAAAATTGGCAGTTTTTTACTAAAAATACTGTCTAAATTTAAATTAATTGCTGAACTACCATCATATATTGTTTTTTGACTATTGGCAGTAATGCTTAAACTATATGGATTTGGCAACGCAATTGGTACTTCGCCATTTCCGCCTTCTGGAATGTTAATAGATAATTCTGATGAACCATCATATTCTCCAGTTACAGCTCCAGTAAAAATAAGTTTATTACTTACTTTTTTAGCAGTTGCTGCTGTGCCTGAATATTCATCACCTTTTCCATTAAATACTCCGTCTGTTCCAAGAATTATTGATCCTGGTCCTTCTCCTAAATTACTTCCTATTTGTAAAGTACCTCCTGGCGAATAAGTTTCAATACGATCTACCTCTAAAAAAGTACTATTATTTATTGCAACTTTATCTAAAAATTCTTTATTACCTTTAAATTTTTGAGTATCAGTTGTAACTACTCCAGATTGAGACTCTGAAGCTGAAGGAATTGCAGGATAAGCTACAGAACTCATATTATCTCCTGTTAATGAACCAGTTGGCCCTTCAGTAGTTCCATTTGTTCAATTAAATGTAGTTGGTTTAGATAACTCTTGTTTAGTAGCTAAAGAAGTTAAAGATGTTCCAGAATCTTTAATAGATTTTGAGCCAGCTCCAATAATTAAATTATTTGCAACAAGTTCTCCACTTGCAACAACATCTCCTCCACCTGCTGCGCTAATTTTTGAATCAATCTCTTCTTTATTATAATAATTTTCTAAATAAGATTTTAAAGCTAAGTTCTCTATAAGAATACCTGAATCTTTAACTACTTTACCAGTTCCATTAGATACGATTACTCTATTCTCTGTTGTAAATTCTGCAGCAGCAATAACATCTCCTAATCCTGAATCAGATAATTTAGAATCAATTTCTGATTTTGTATAAACGTCTATGTCTTTTGTAACATTAATTTTATGTTTATTTACAGGGTCAACTTCTAAAGATGTAATTACATTTCCAGATCCAGAATTACTAACTTCAACGTCAGAAATTTGAGATTCAATCTGAGATTTAATTTCATTAATCTCGGATTTATTATATACATCTTCTTTCGTATAATAATTAGATAGATCGACATCTGTATTACCAATTTTTTCCCACTTATCTTCAATATATACATATTCATCATAAGTATCAGGTGCTTCTCCATCTTTTTGAATTAGATAAATAATATTAGTTTCTCCGCGTTCTGGTAATTCTGCAACAATTTGTAAACGTAAATTAACTAAATTAGATATCATTTCTTTAAGAATTCGACCCTGATTTGCAGATAATGATTTATCAACTGCAGAAGAATCTAGATTATCTATAATTGATGCTTTAATTTGGTTAGGAATTTCAGTTATCTTGATTTCATTTATATCGTTAGTAATACTACTAGTTAATGTATCAACTTGATCTTTTACATCTTTGATTACTTGTCAAGTACCTCCAGATTGTACTAAATTATTACTACCTTGTGTAGGTATTTTATCTGCGTTTTCAATAAATTCTACAACTTGTGGTATATTAGCTAATATTTGATTATATTCTTCTTTAGTACCTGTATATCCATTTTCTTGAGCAATTATATATGCATCTTTTCCTGGAGCACCCATCGTTCCAGGAAAAATAACTCACTTATTCTGTGATTTATCATAAATTTTTACACTCATATAACTTTTATATTAAATATTACACACTATATTCAGCACAATTAACTGCAACAGTTCTTGAATTCAATGAAAGCCCCATAAAGCCTATATAATAAAAACAATATACTCTATAACTATCACTATCTGTTCCTGTCGTTAGTATATTATTTTGTTTAATTAATCGGCCTCCTGCCAAACCAGAAGACGGCAAAGTAAAAGTAACAGTTCGAGTTCCTTTTACTACTACTATAGCTATAGAGTTTTGTTTCGAAAATTTTGAAGCATTTACATAGATAGTTAAATCATTTGTACTAGTAGATGAAGAATTTGGAACATAAACTGTATTTGGATTAATTCCAGTTGATGCATCAGTACCTAAGCTAGTATCAGTATATGTATACTTAGTATAAGTTAATTCAGATGAACTAGTAGTAACAGTTACTTCTTCAGATCCATCATATACTTGTCCGTTTATTGTTAAAGCATAAGGATTAGGTAAAACATTAGGTATTGCTACTTCTTCTCAAGACATACTTCCAGCTGTGCTTCCTGCAGTTAATACTTTTCCAGAGTTATTAGTACCTATTGCAGGAACGTGTAGAAATCCATCTTCTGTATTATGTGAAATTTTAATTTCATTACCCTGTACTCCTGTAGTAATAGTATTATCATCTCCAACTATTACAATTTGCTCTGTAACTTTATAATTATCTCCACTTTCATCATTAACATATAAATTAGAAATTGGAGTTATTGACTGTGACCCTAATGTAATAGTGCCATTATTAATTTTTGCATCAGTAATTCCATACCCAGAAATAGTGCTTGGCTTGTTAGTTACTCCACTCCAAGGTACACTTGTTGCTGATCCAGCGGTATAGACTTTATATCCAGATTCATTATCAAGATTATTTATATCTACAACAAAATACATTACACCAGTATCTTCCTGTTTTACAGTGTCTCCTTCCTGAACATCATTTGATGTTAATTGGAAACGAGCTGCCTGATTTTCAGCAATAACTAGTCTTTCTAATGCTCCTTTTGGGAGTCTTTCTATATCAATTGTTCCTGAAGTAATTTTAGATGCATCAATGCTAGATAAATTTGTATTAATAGTAATATTTTTAGAACCATCAAAATAAGAATTTCCTGACACATCTCCACTAAGAGAGATAAGCCTAGAAGTTGCTAATTTAGTAGCAGTTCCAGCATTTCCACTTACAGAAGTTTGCGCAGGGTGTACGTGATCAGCTCTTGACATTTCATATAATGTACCTGCATTTGCAGTGCCATTAACTTTAGGAATAGTAGGTGAAAATCTCGGAGCACCATAGCTATTCATAGTTTTAGTTCCATCACTTTTTAACAAAAAGTTCATACCTCCTGGCATACAAATACTAGGATGATCAATATCACCTTTATTTATTAAAAAAGAAATACCTATAGTATCATCTGACATTTTACCTAATACTAAAGGTAGAATTCCAGACATTAATGATGAATACCCAAATATAGGAATTTTAGAATTATAGATATTTAAAAGTATATCGTATTGTTCTTTTAATACTTCTGTATCATTAGATGCAATTAATGTATCTAAATTATATGCCTTATTAGTTCCTCCATAAAACTTTTCATGAGTTCATATTTTTTGAGTATCTTTTATAAAACAAGTATAATTTTTAAATTTATTTCACTCTTCTTGTTTTTCTGGTTTTACTGAATAAATTTCATTGTCTAAATCTGTACCTTCTTGGTTTAAAAATCCTCCTCCAGTTCCATTTCCTGTAAATAAATAATTTTTAAACCCAGCCTCAGTGTTAAAATGTATAAATTTATTTGCAATTGCCATATTTAACCTAAGTAAAAAAATAAAAAGGATAGGGATAAGTCCCTATCCCTTATCTATGTTATTCAAATTCTTCCCAAGTCATTAAAGAATCTGCATATTCTTTAGCATTTGTTTCTGCTGTTGAAGCAGATCCTTTAATATCATAAGCACTAGCTTCTGTATATGCAGCAGAACCTAACCCTTTAACTGCTACATCTGATCCGCTTACAGCGATTGTACCGTTTGCAGATCCAGAAGTAATACTAGCTTTCTGTAATGCAGTATCAGCTTTTGCACCTTGTGCAGCAGTTGCGTAAGCACTTGAGTCAGTATAAGCTGCAGATTTTAATCCATTAACAGTACCTGTTAAATTTTTGCCTGACATTGCAAATTTAACAGCACCGTTAGTAGAATTTGTTGTATCTACAGTAATCGCTCCTGTTTGTCCTCCAAAAGAGAGTACGCCATTGGCAGAAGCATCTGCAATTCCTTTAGCTAATTTACTGATAGCAACATCAACTTTATCACCAATAGCAGGAGCAGTATAAGAGTCAGCTACAGAATAATTAGAAGATAACGCTACATTATCTCCACTTAATGTAGGATTTGTAGAAACTTTTAAACCGTTTACTGTATAATTATCTACAGTAGTTTTAACACTAGCTGCAGACCCTTTGGTATCATAAGCGGCATCGGCTCTCTCTACTTCTGCAGCAATAGCATCTGAAACTTTCTTAGATACTGAACCTTCTCCAGCTCCATTTAACACGCCAATAGCAGCTATGTTAGCATCTACTTCATCACTAAGAGTATCTACAGCTGATTGCTCAGCTTTCGTAGCTACCTGTCCTTCAACAGTACTTACTCTACCTGCAAGTGCAGTAACTGTTACTTTTGTTTCGTATGTTGCAGATGCATGAGCAGTTGTTTCATAAGGAGTAAGATCAACTGTACCTCCGAGAGCGTCCCATTGAGTTTGCTGAGTAGGATCTGGTTCACCTTCCTCACTAGGACCAACAAATACTACATTAGTACCAGCAGGAAATTTCTGACTATTTAAAGTAAATTCAGCAGTAACATTATAAACGTCTCCTACGGCAGCGGTTCCAACTTCAAGAACGTCATCAATAGTTGCTTTAGTACCTTTAACTTTGTATACAGAACCTGCTACTTCTCCAGCTAATGCTTTAACACGATTTTCAGTAATAACACCATAAACTTCTGCATCGGCATTAGGAATATCTACGGATTTAGCAGAAATTGATAATGGAGAACCATTAACTTTAATAGATTCAATTTTATTTACTTGTGCTCCAGCTTCGATGCCATCTAATTTACCTTTAGCTGCAGCATCAAAGTCATTAGTAGAAAGCCCTTTACCGTCTTCTTTATCTACCTTATTTGCTAATGCAGCGTCAAGTCCGTTAACTTTTGCAGTTGCAATAGTACCAACGCTAAATGTTACAGGACCGTCTCCACTTTGCGTAATTGTTGTACCATCTGCTTGATAAACAATAGCCGCAGGAATAGCAGCAACTTTTTCATCTGCATATTTTTTAGCTGCCTTGATAGTATCCATTGAAGAAGCATCACTAGAGGATCCAATTAACGCAGATTTAGCAGAATTAACTTCTGTTGTAATTTTAGTTTCTACTCTAGTAAGTTCATCTTTAATTTCTTCAAATACCGCCATTACTCCAGAAGCGGAAGCAATATCACTAAAGTTGAGTGTGATATTGCTACCGTCTGTCTTTGTAATAGTCAGTATGTTGCCACTATAGGTAGCATCTTTAACTTGACTTCCGAACACTTCAACTTCTGTTGCAGATTTAGCAACTTTAATTAAACCAGTGGAAGTTTCAAAATATATTTTACCCGCAGTTAAACCTGAGCTACCTACGGTTGCGACTTTACCAAATTTTACAATTGCCATAATTTATATAAATAAAATTTATGCTAATTCTTCCCAGTACGCATTCATATCTGGAACAAATAGTCCATTTGTACTGATCTCTACCATATTATTTTCTTTTGCATCTTTCTTAACAGATACAGTTTGACTGTTTCCTTCAACTGCTGAAACTTCAATACCATTACCTGCAGCAACACTAGTTAATCCACCAGATACAGCAGAAGTAATTCTACTATCTAAGTTAGTTAAAACTGCCTCAATATTACTTCCTGCAATATTAGGGCCTACTGCAGATTGAATATTAATCTGTGTTGCATTTATCGTGCAAGCACCGCCAACAAAAGCTTGACCATTAACAGTAGCTGTATTATCGAGTTTAGCGGCTACACTTGATTTTAAGCCAGCAATATCAGAAGCGTTAGTATCAATTAAAGCAAGTTTTTCAGCAGAAATTAAAGAACTACCTACAACTTTATCAACTTTATTAGCTAAACTAGCCTCTAAATCAGCAACATCTTTAACTAAACCACTTTCTGCAGTACCAACTGTTGCTTCTAGAGCTGTTACTTTTCCTTCAACTGCAGTTACTTTACTTGAAATAGGAGCAACTAAATCAGTATTAATTTGACTCTTTAAATCATTATACTTAACTGAAATAACTCCAGCATCAACACTGATATAAGTACTTCCAGTATAAACATCTGTTAACGATTTAACAGGAATGTATACAGGAGTTGCCTGATTAGCAATAGTAAGTTCAAGATATAGATCACCAACCTGAGCTCCTGAATAAGGATCGTCTGGAGTTTCTACTTCTTTAACCTCACCTCTTGTAACTACTAAATCTTTAGGAATATCAATAGAGACTCCTACTTTCGCTCCGTTTTTACGAAGTTCGTAGCTCTTTAAGTATCCTGCTGTTGGTGACTCTGCAGCAGCAATAGTATATTCAGCTGCCTCTGGGATAACTGCTTTTAAACCATTAGGTCCAACCTCAAGTCCTGAGCCTGCAGGATCGATTTTAATTGAGACTGTTTTACCATCCGCATTTAAATCAATACCATTTCCAGCAATGATTTTATCTTGCTTACTAGTTTTCAGTCCCTCAACATCAGCAGTTAATTCAGCTAAATCAGCTGATACATCTCCACCTACTGCTACCCATGATTCAGGATTAGTTACATCATCACGATTCTTAAGTACATATAATGTTGACGATTCAGTAACAGCTACAACTAATCCGTTATAAAGACCTACATCATTCCAAGTTTCTTGCGTAGTAAGATCACTTAACGCACCAACAACAATTCTGGAATCAATAGGCTCCTGGCCAGTTATATTAAAACCAGCACCTAAACTAAATGTATTTGTACCTCTTGCCATAATTATGCACTTAATTTTTTACTTAATGTAAATTTATACTTAATAGCATTGTTCTTGTTATCCCCCTGACGGGTCCATAACTGATATTGAACTTGTGTGCCATTAATATCTCTTTGTGATGGCTCTGCTTCAAATTTCGACTGACCATTATAGGTCTCGTATTTATTACCCATAGTATTATAAACCTCTACTTTAGAAACAGTAAATCCGTCTGGAATAGCGACCATAATAAACTGTCCAGCAGCTAACTCGCTATTAAAGCTAACCTCAAAATCTGGACCTTCAGTAAGGGCGAGTTTTGTATTTGCTTGAGCTGTTAAAGTAGCCTCATTATTAGTAAATACAGGATAAACACCTGTTGCAGCAGTAGTTGTTTCAGCTTTTGAAGCACTACCTGCAACCCAAGTTGCTTCTGCTCCAGAATACTCCTTTCCTAAGTTAGTAATAGGTTTGTTTGTTGGTGCTGTATAAGTACCTGTAGCTGTATAAGTAACTGAATTAGAACCTAATGCAATTTTTACAGATGTTGCCTGTGCAATACTTTCTCCTGCTTCAGGAGCATATCCAGTAAATCCACTTTGTGCACTAGGAGTAATTGTTTTAGCTGACCAAGTAACTCCTGCTACTGCAGGCTGAGCTGGCTCTGTCCAGCCATTATTGTTAAACTTACCGTTGTTAGTCGACATACTAACAGCAGGAACTGTTACTGTAGAGTAAACCTCTTTTAATCCCATTCCTGAATTACCAGAGATAGAAATACTTGGCTTCGTTGCTGCACCAGGATTTAATTCCTTACTTAAGAGCATCGTTAAAAACTCTTGAAGACTCGTACCAGCTGGAATTTCATCGCCGTTTGCGATTCCTGCTCCTAAATTGTCACTTAAACCAGCTACTGTAATTTTTGCTGTAGTAACTAACTTATCAGCTTCTGTAGTGCCTAAGATTTTCTTTCCTCTATAAAGAGAACCAAATTTGTTATTAGCATCGTCGTCTCCAGCACTCATTCCTTTGTTAATAGCTACGAAATCTCCAGCTTCAGGTGTTTTACCTTCAATAGTTGTTCCGTATTTAAATTTTACATTTTCTGCCATAATTTTTTATAATGGAATTCAAATTGTGGAAGAGATATCTTGTAATAAGGTATCAACTTCATCTTTTGTATAATAATCTTCTAAATTTATTGTCATATCTTGAGATCCTCATTGTTCTCAAGTGTATTCTTCAGTACTTTGATTATAAAGAGCAATATATTCTATATATTTATTATTTGGTTCAGAAGTACTACTAGGTACTAACCAAAGAATATTTGCTTTTTCTTCATTTGGTTCTCCTAAATCTTCAAAAGATTTGACAAATTTAATTTCAAAGCCAGATGTTTTATTTATTGAAGAGAATGCTTCAATAAATTCGTCTTTAGGTAAATTACCTCCAGAATCTAAATAAGATTGATATATGAAATCGACTGTTGAAAATTTATCAACTGCCTCATCGCATGGGTCATATCATATTTTATCATAATCTGGAGTTTCTCCATCTAACATTTTTGGTTCATCACATCCAACTCATATATTTTCATCTCCTCGTAAATCATCAAGATAACAAAGTGTTGTTCATTCACTTACAGGTACTCCATCATATCCTCAAAGTATTCTATCATTTCTTCTTGTGCTATCTTGTTTATCAGGATCATCTACTGTACTAAGTACTCGAATTAATTTTGGACTTTTACCAGGTGTTCCACCAACTGGTCCAACATACTTTCATTCTGATTCTGGAGTTGTTACTCATCTAGAATATAGTATTGATAAACCTGTTTTCTTATCGAAGTCGATTTTAAATTCACTTCCTGGTCCAGGATCACCAGTATTACCTTTCATTCCAGGTTTTCCTTGTAAACCTCTTGCTCCATCTTTACCACGAGGTATTCATAGTTTTAAGGTATATGTTGTATCAGAATGACCAGGTTGATCTGCTACAATTTCGACTGCTGCTGTAGCATCAGGTTCAATAGAAGTAACAACGGCTTTACTAAATATTCAGTCGTTTCCTTTATCTCCTTTTTCACCTTTAAATTGAGAGCAATCTACTCTAACAACATCTCCTTCTTCTGTTCTAAATACAATATAATTACCTTCGAGTGTAGGATCTGGACGATAAGTTAAACCATTTTTACCATCTTTACCATCTATTCCGTCTTTTCCATTCTTACCGTCTTTTCCATCCACTCCATCTTTTCCACTAGGACCAATAAGTGATCCAATATCAATTGGTTCACTTGGAGGATTACTTTCTAGACTAAAGATTAATTGTCCGTCGACTACACTTGGTACATAAGCTCTACCTTCAACACCAGTAATAACTTCTGTTCAAAATCTACTACTAGTGCTAGGTTTTGTACTTTCTGTAGATAAATGATTGCGTTGACAAGCTCATAAGGAACCATCGTAAGCAACGAAATCAATTATATACTCATCGTTAAAATAATGAACATTAGAAGCTCATTCTCCTGAAAACTTAAATGAAGTTCCTTTGTACACATCGGTAGAGTTATTTAATCCATAATATTCGCGAGAAGATGAAACATCTATTGGAACAATGTTATTTTTACGCATAAATATTAATTATTTTTTGGATTTCCTTTTTACTTGGATTTCCGTTTTGAATATAATCTATCATTTGTACAATATCTATCATTTGTTGTAAACGAGCTCTATTGTAGTTATAACCTATATTTTGCTCCATAAGTTGTACTACAAATAATTGATATAATTTAATATTTAATAGATCCACATCCACAATCATTATTAAAATCTAAATCTTCTCCACATATATCTGTACATGAAGATAGATTATCTAATATTCTCTGAGCTTCATCATAATTTTTTCGATCTTTTAAATAATCAAAAACATATAATGAACTTAATAAAAAATCTCTTCTATATCTTATAGATGCATTTAAATCACATTCTAAACAATTTTTTGGATTATCTAAAATTTTTCTCTGCAAATTTACTAAACAATTCTGTAATTTACAAACAGAAAAAATAATTTTTTGATAAGAAAATGTTTGAGTTGATTTACCTTGTTGAATACTTTCTCAAATTTCTAAAAAATTAGTAATTTGGTATGAATATTCTTCTGATAGAATAGTATCTATATTATCTGAAATAATTGTATCGATATTATCTCCTGAAACAGATAAATCTTTTTTACCAATATAAAAGTAACCATCCCAATAAAAAGTTTGGTCTAACATTTTAATAGTATTATACGTCAGTTGTTCTGAATCACTTTTAACAAGATGTTCTAGCCTTGGTATTATAAATTTATAATACGTATATGTGCCATCTTTTGGAAAATTAATAGTAGTGATATTTTGATTGTATTCTTCTCTTCTATGATTATATTCTTTGAACACTACTGTTTTATCAGCTGGATGTGTTTCATCAGTATATACTAGAAATTCTAAAGAAACGTGATCTGTAATATCTTTAATATTATCTCCTTCAGATGTAACTAAATTTAAATAACTAGTATTGTCGATAGCTACTAACTGACACTGTGGATTTATAATTAATTGAATTGATAAATTCTGCATTATATAACCGATTTAATTTTATTATTATAAGGATTATCGTCGTATATTTCTGCAACTTGAGCATTTATTTGTTGCTGTTTAACTTCAATACTCTTATCATTATATTCTTTATCGTTTCGCATTCTTTCTTTTTCAATTGCAACTTTCTCAGCTTCAATTTCTAACTTAGTTTGGTTATTAGTTAATAATTGATTTTGTAATTGCTGAACCTGTTGTTCTAATTGCTGTTTAACTTTTTGCAACTCTTTTATATTTTGTTCATATTGTTGTATTTGTTGCTGAAGTTGTCCAATAGTATCGTTTTCCTCTTTTTTACGTGCAATTGAACGATCGATGTATTTTTTTAACTCTGTTATTGAAGAAGCTGTTACAATATTAGTAATATCTCCTAAATCAGCAGCTCCACTTTTTACTAACTCTCCGCTAATCGCAATTAAAGATTGTACATTTTGATAAGATTTAGTACTGTCTTCGATATGTATATCAAAATCTGTAAGAGTATAATGTTTTGGTAGTGCAGTAAATATTTTTGCATAGTTACCTAATACAATTGTACCAGTTATTCCATTAGGTCAAACTAATTTAGCAAGATTCAACATATCGTAATTAGCTTCTTTATATACTGTATCCATGGCCTTAAAAATTTGCTTAGTTAAAAGCATAGTAGTTTGTACACCTAATTTTACATTTGATACAGCATCTCTTTGCTCATATTGAGCTAATGCTTCTGGCAAAACTCCAGTAACCATAGACACTTGTTGTTGAATTGATTGCATAGCAAGATTAATAGCTTGAATACTTTGTGCTTTAATTGTATCGTCATATCCATTAAATATAGTATTCATAGTTTGAGCTCCCTCTTGACTACTATCAATTAAACCCATACCTTGTTTTTTATAAGCTAATCATTTTTGTAATCGCTCTGGTAAATTTACTCCTAACGCTTGCGGTACATATGCAAGGTCAACCCAATCTCCAACTGTACCTGAACTCGATATTAAATTATCTCTATAAAAAGCTAATAAGTCATATTTATCTTGAAGATCCATCGTCTTGATAATCATTGAATTTGGATCTCCATTTTTATCTAAGAAAAATAAACCATTAACGCTTAATCGACATTTATTTGGATTATCTTTAGTTCTTACTATATTTTCAGATTCACCTCTTGTTATGTATATTTCTTCACCTATTCGTGTTCCTTCATGTCTTGTTTGCTCTCCTGTACGATAATTAACTTCAATTCATTCAACATCGTATACAGTTCACATTTTAGGATAAGTATAGCGATTAGTTCTACTAGTTTCTCCTGGTCATAAAGGATGTGTTTCTAATCCTCCTAATATTCCACCATGTGTAGTGTTTCAAGCACCTACAGCTTCTGGAGATGTAGCTCTTATATAATATGTTGGACCATCAAATTCAATAGAAGATTTATTTTCTTCTTTTAATAATTTAATATGTTCTTCTTTTAAATCTTTACGATATTCTAATAATATATCTTCTGCAGACATATAACGTCTTACTACAACACGATATGAATCTGCTAAATAATCAGAGTTTGGATTTTTTTCAACAAATGTATTAAGTGGATTTAATACTTCGAACTGTATATTATCTCCACTATTTGAAGGACGAACTCTATAATAACATGTACCTGTAATACATAGATCTGTAAGTAAACTATGCATTTTATTTTCTAAATCAATATTTTTAGACTGTTTTAAATAATCTAAGATATTCTGCGCAGCTATTTCATATTGGGATACAAAAGAGTCATTAATATTATTAACAATTTTATTTAATTGTTTTTCAATAAACGGATCAACTGTTGATTCTTCATTGTTAACAATTGAAGCGATAATATTATTTTCTAAGTATTTTTTAAGATGATTAAATAGTTCGCTACTAATAAGAGCTTGTTTTTCTCTCATAATATTAGATACTGTTTCTTCATCTTTACATGTTATTTTTAAATCTTGATTTAATCCTAAATATTCTCCAATTAATCTATCAATATGTGGCCGAACTAATGGATTAAAAGTAATTCCTGTTGGAACTCCAATTCCATAATTTTCTTCGATGTGTCTAAATTGATCAGCATCTCTTCTACTATGATAGTAATTATAAGCTTTTTGAAGAGCTACTTTAGGATATATTAATTCATTTATTGCTTTATTAATTTGTTTAATTTCGTTATTAATATTCATATTTATAGCTCTATTATTGGATAATGTAAATTACCATCTCCGTTTACAAGAGCTCCCGAAGTATACATAGTATTCTGAAGTTTTCTTTTTCTAAACTCTTTTTCCAAAAACTTTAGAAAGTCTTCTTCATTTCCTTGATATCCAAAAGATATAGGAGCCGCATCTTTACAATTTAATCCTAGTCTTAAAGTATATACTCCATCTTCTTCTTTTACATCTAATGGAGATATATATTGTGAGTTTGTAGTTTTATTAATTAATTCTCTAATTCTACATTCTAAATTACTTTCCTTCCCTTGGTATGACGCCATAATGTTTTTGTCCATGTGAATCATAATATCATCCAAAATCTCTTCATGCATTTTTTACTTCATCTTGAGCTCTTGGCTTAAATCCTAATAAATCTTCATCTCCTAGTTCTGCAGCAATCATTGCCGCTACAATATCGAATTTACGCTTATTTTCCCAAGAATATTTAAGTAATTGTTCGAGCATTTCATCTATTTGCATTGAATAACAAGATTCATCTACAAATCGACTAATTAATTCTAATCCATGTCTTAGATAAGTTTCAGTAGCTGGATAACCTATCATTGCTGAATTTCCTTTTCTAATATCAGGCATAGTAGATTTTGGTCTGGACATGAAAAGATTATCTTTCTTTTTAGATCGAAAATACATAATAATTCCAATTTTTGTATGCTCAAGCATAGCTTTACAATTATAGTAAACACATAATTTCATTGCGTTTTCATAAGCGGTGACAATGTCTCTAGGACGTTCTTTGTAAATCGCAACATAATTTGATGCACTTGAACCTAATATTCTTTTTTTAATAACAATACAAAAATCAGAAACATCTGTATTTGTTGAAGAATCAGCTGTACCTTGGTCAATAGAGTCGATTCCTGCAACATATAGATTTTTATATAAATTACCTTCTCCATCTCTTAGAGGAGGTTCATATATAAGTACTTTTCCTTGAGCATTCGGAACAAGTTTAACTTTATTTCTTAAATTAATTTCAGCGTTCGGACAATCCCATAATAAATCAACACGTTGAGGTTTAATACCTATTTTCTGAATTCTTAACTGAGTTAATCTATCTGCAATCAAAATAGGATCAAATATACCATCACCTTGTTTTAATAAAGCTTCTCCTGGTGTAAAACAGTACTCAGCACAATATTCTAGTAATACTTGTCCTGATTTTTTCTTACGTTCAGTTTCATAATATGTTTTTGCTTTTTCAATTAATGTTGCACCTCTGTTATCAGTGTATCCAGTTTTTAACATCATTGAATAAGCTGGTAAAAAGAAACCTGTATATTGAACTGTACCGTCATCAGAATAATTATTTTTATATGGTAAAATATTAAACGCTTCAGGATCATTAAACATCTCGGATAAACCTTGAAGAGCTTTTGGATCAGAATCACCACCAGTACCTCAAGCACATCGAATTCCTTTTCTAGCACCAGCTACCGTAACTAAGGCTTCTCCTTGTACTCAAGATGTCCTTAAAACAGGATTAGAACCAGACTCCTCATACATTAAACGATGACATCTGTCACCACGAACTTTACGAGGATTGTCTGCAACAATGCCTTCTATTTCAGACATACGACCGTACTCATTTCCTTCTTTATCTACTTTAGATGCACGTTTTTGTTTGATATTATCGATCTTTTGACGTGCTCGTTTCATACCTCCGTTAGTATTGTTATTTAATCAGTTTAACTGTCTCCAGCATTTATCAAGAACACCATCCACATAAGCGTCTGTATATCCAACATATACAGTACGATAATTTCTAGTAGTAATAAACGGACGTACTCCTAAACTAGCAGCAACTTCAGAGAATCCAACACCACGTGCTTTTAATCCAACAATATCTTTTTTAAGATATTCGCACATTTCAATATAATGAAATCATTTATATTGTTCAACTGCAAATTTTGGAAAAGATTCTTCATCACCAGATGCTGCTTTAGCCGTATCATCTACAATGCTCATACGATAAAAATTAAGGAAAAAGTAATGATCTCCAGTAATTCTGTATTTACCAACTGTATAACCTTCAGTACAACGTCTTAATTGTTCTCTTCAAAAATCTGCATAAGGTTTAGATCCTTTAGGATATTCTGTATATGACCCAGTTTCTGTATAAATTCTTCCAGTTTCACAAAATGGAGCAGGATCAAAATCTAGACCTTCAGTTTCATTAATTGGCCTATATCCTGTTAATTCATAAGACATTTCAGGATCAAAATATTTTATTTCATCATCCTTTAAATAATCTCATAATCCATTTCTTTCAACATTATTTTGAGCTGGATTAACCACATCGTCGTAATATTCACTTTCTTCATTATCTTCAATTTCCTTCTGCCTTGCTAATTCTTCTTTAAATAATTGTCTTTTTAAAAATTCCTCATAATTAGCTGAAAATGAAGATTCTGGAGCTTTGGAACTTAAAGATTCTTTTATCTCTTGATATTGTTCCTTTGCAGTTTTTCTTTTTCGTTTAACTTTATCTTTTTGTTGGCCATCTGTATTTAAAGCTTGATTCATTTTATTTTGTGCAGCTTTGATTTTTGATTCTATATTATTGCTTTTTATCATATTGAATATTTTTTATTCGTCCATAAAACCTTCTTCGTAATCTCCTCGAGCTTTCTTTTGATTAGATAATAAATCTTTTTTATAATTAAGTTCAAGCTCTTTTAATTTATCTGCCATAGTACCGATAGAAGCAATATCTCCTAATATATCTTTAGCTTTTCATATTGGTTTATTATTAATAGGATCTCTTTCTTCTAAATCGATATTATCGAGAGATATTCTCATTTTTTCTAGAGTTCGTAATGCCGTTTTTATTAGACTAAGAATTCTTGATGAGTCTTTAATTTCCATATATTTTCTTACTGCTGCTCTAAACAAAGGATCATTTCATTCTTCCTCTGATAAATTTGAATCTTCCATTGCTGCTTTATGTTTTTCCATCTCTAAGTATTGCTGATATGGACTTTTCCAATCTGCAAATAGTCAAATATATTTAAATTCTCTTCAAGCTCTTAATCTCTTCATACCTGTAGGATCTTCACTACATTTATTTCTATCTAAATCTCACAAAGCTTCGAACTCCTTTACTAACAGGATCTCATGAACATTAAGTTTAAGAGATCCTGTTGCATTATCATAAAGGAATAAATCAGTCATTATTTTTTATTTTTTATTTGGAAAATATTCAGAAAATCTTGATGTTAACCAATTAAATTGTTTCTTTCTATTTTCTTCATTTTCTTTTGGATGATACCAAGGAAGTTTTCGATTTTTATAAGTTGCTATATTATCTCCAACTACATATGTTGTGTCTCTCAAATTATTAGTAATATGTCTTTTTGTTCCTCCAAGATTATTAGGTCTTTGCAAAAATTGTATAATATCACCCTCATCATTACTAAATTGAGATGCTCTATATCCATCAGAATAAACTTTATTAAAATCTAATTTTTTCATTTCAGGTAGTAACGAAGTCATTCCTTGAACATAAGTCAATTCTTTTACAACTTTTGGTTTACCTCCTTTTTGGAATTTATTGATAAATGAATAAATACTACCTCCTCGTTTAAATATTTGTGTTGTTTGTTTAAATTCATTAATTAAATTAGAAATAGTATTAATGCCGTCTTCTGTTTGTGCCATTTTGTTAAGCATTACTACAATTTCTTCTGGATTTTTATTTTTGAATTCTTCAACATTTGAAGGCAGTCATTCTACAAACTTAACTAATTCTTGTTTTTCCATATTAAATTATTTTGTAGTTATCGCTATATTAGTTCCACCATCTTCTGTTAGTTTAGTAGTGTATCATAATGTAGGTTGTGCATAAGGATTTCCAGTATAAGGTGGGGCAACCAATATTTGTATTTGTATTTGTATCTTTTTGCTTATATATTTTAATAAAAGTATTTATTTCTTCAGGAGTACCTATAATTGTATATCCGTCAATTAATAATGTCATATTACTTATTTTTTATTATAAAATTGTAAATCTTTTGTTGAAAATATTGCTTCCTGCAATACATCATTTTTATCAAACCATCTGCATTTAAATCCTTTAAATACATTACATATTTCGCCTCCTTGCTTAAATTGTCTAGTTACTTTCTCTTGTACTAGCATAACAGGTGACTTCAGTTCCTTATGTTTAAGTACTACTAAGTCACCTGGTGCAAAGAATATTTTTTCAATATCGTTTATCATATTTTTATTCTTTATTTCTTATACTACAAATAACATTATTTTCACTAATTGTATAGTACCCTTTGCCTCCAAATGGAAGTGGAGCTGCCATCATAAAATTAATGTAGACGTCTTCTCCTTCGATTACATTTTTACATTCATCGCCTACAGCAATAACTTTACAACACCAAATTCCTTTTTGCGATTCTTCTTGCTCTCCAGTTTCATGAGATTTATATGTAGCTCCTGTTTCAAAATCACCTAGAATTAATCCAGAGCTTCTTTGATGTAAAGGTACTCTATATGGATTTTTTTCATAAGGTAATACAACAATACGATTTGATACAGGTACTATTTTTTTATTTTCAAAAGGTTTACAATCTTTATCTTTAGCTAAAAGATTAGCAACATATTCCATTTGTTCTTTATTTGCCTTTTCTTGTGCTAATTTTAATGCTTCTGGATCAACATCGTGTTTAATGTGATTTCCCATATAATGAATGCCTCTATCTTGCATTCCTTGTGTTGATAAATTATAACTCTCTTTCATAAATCATTAACTTTTAAAACATTATCATTTATTAATTATACATTTGCTATTTTGTAATCTAGTTTTAGCATTTAATCTACATCCACATCCACGTTTATAACCAACTCTTGGTCTATCTGTAACAGTCGTTTTATCAGTTTCACTAATATATAATCTTGGATTACATACAGGTCCCATAGGAGTTTCTTTATATAAAGGACATTTTTTACATATTTCCATTCTCTGATCTTTAATATCTTCGTTTTTACCTAACGCTTCATTAACATGTCCATTAATAATATCAATTATTTGTCCCATATTTAAAATACTATTGTTTTATCTAAATCCAATTCAGTCTTAATTTTTTGATTACGACGATAATGCAATAACATTCTAGCAACATCTTCTTTTAAATAATCACATTGATATTCAGTTTCATTACCATCATGATCAAAATGTATAATTAGCAGCTTTTTAATTTTAAATTTTGGATTAATTTTCTGTAGTAAAAAAGCATATAAAGATAATTGTAAAGTATAATGATAAAAATTACAATCTTGAATATTGTCAAGTGGAAATTTCATCATTTGTCTTCTTTTTGTAGTTTTATCAAAATATGATTCCTGATCAATTTTTTTATTAGTTTTTCAATCTATAATAGTTATATCATTTCCATCTTTAATTATTAAATCAATTTGACCAGCTACTTTTAAATAATCATCAAAAGCATAGCTAATTAAAAATTCAGGATAAACTGCTCGTTCTAAATCAAGTTGATAATATCCTTTTTTAACATCAAATTTACCTCCTCCAACGTATTTTTTTATTTTATCATCTTGATTATAAAATAAATTTTCTTGAACTTCGTGTATAGAAGTTCCACGTTCGCAAGCAACATTTTTCTTATCTTCATAACTCTTTAAAATCTCTTCTCTTTTATCCTTAAAAGATTGTATATCTATATTATATGTTTTTAGGTATTCGCTTTTTCATATTTTATTTTTTAATAAAATTTGTTTTAGTGGATAAAAATCTTCTGGAGATAGTAATGCTTCACAAGCTTTATACGCAGATCAAAAAGCGCTATTAAATGGTTGAGTATAGTTATGAATTAATTGTGTTACAGAGGTATATTTTTGATTATCTTTTTTGCCTAAATAAATATGATCTTTATCCGAATATATCACATCTGCATTTTCTTTATCTACACTAACATTACCATTAACATATTTTGTTTCAGTTCCTTTTAGTTTAGGCATATTTCTTAGTTATTGAATTTATTTGAATAAGAGGTTTAATATCTCCTCTATCATCTATTAAATAATTTCGAATCTTATCTTTTAATGAATCGATATTAGGGGGTATAGTTTCCCAAGTAATACCAAATACACCAATTGGATAACCACTACTATCCTTTATTACTGTACACGCTAAATATTTTATACCATTTTTTTCAAATTGTGTACATAAAGTTGGATCAATTACGTTTAACTCTTCTAAACTCCCTATAAATATTTCTTTCTCTCTTAAGTAGTATGGTAAATTAATTCAAGTTAAATTAAAATTATTATATTGATTTTTAATTGATTTAATACCTGTACCACATAATTCAAAACGCATTGTTCCATGTTGTCAATCCATAACTCCGTTGTGATATTGAATGATTCACACTCTATCGGCTCTATATTTATATAAATAAATAGGTAATAGGCTTTTTACTTTTTGATCATATTCTGCTCTTTTATATAACTCTTTATTATGTCTTTGAGTCATATAATCTGTATATTTTTCGAATATAAAAGTAGGATTATAACATATACGTAATGTTAAACTTAACATAATTAATATAAATAATCCTTTTAAAATTCCTAATACACCATATTCTCTATATAGCTGCATAATCTTCTCTAATCACGAAAGTCCAGAGTCTATATTAGGTTTAGCTTTATTCATATTTTTATTTTTCTATCTAGAAAAATTTATAATTTTATTTGGATGATGCAAATATATAATAAATATCAAATATATCCAAATATTTTATATCTAAATATTTGCAAATATTTAAATAAATACTTATTTTTGCACAGTATATGAATTAAACTTTTAACTAACTATGAAATATAATAACGAAACTTTAAACAAAATTGTAGAATTAAGTGGCTATGCTCATGAAAATACTTTAGGTTTAGATAATATTGCTGCAGGTTACTTAGAAATGATTAAGAAAGGAGCAAAAATATACATTAAACCAGAAAATAGAGGTAAGTTTAATGCCACTAAAAAAAGAACTGGAAAAACAACTGAAGAATTAACACATAGTAAGAATCCAGTAACTAGAAAGAGAGCGATTTTTGCATTAAACAGTAGAAAGTGAAACAAAGGTAAGAAGTAAATATGTTGCAAAAATGTAAGGTATGTGGTTTAGAATTTCCAAAAACTACAAAGTATTTTAAAAAATACAATTCTAAAAACAATAATATCGAACCAGGTTATTGTTTTCATTCTATATGTAAAGAATGTGAAAATAAGAGATTAGTAAAAGATAACTGAAAAGATGGACTATTAAAATGTCATATATGTGGAAAATATTTTCCTGAAAGCACTTTTCATAAAGTAGGAAATTCTAAAAAATATAGCTATAGAAATAATAGAGATAATAGATGTCCACAATGTAAATCTATTCAGAATAAACATAACAGGGAAAAATTTTCAGATAATGAAAAATTAAAATCTATATTATATAATAGATTATACGGTGCTAAAGATAGAGCTACAAAAAATAAAATAGAATTTAATATAAGTATAGAAGATTTACTTTCACTTTGAAATAGTCAAAACGGGCTTTGTGCTATTTCTAATGTACCTATGACATTTTGTTTAGATAATGGGCGTACATTTACTAATGTATCTATAGACAGAATTAACCCAAATTTAGGATATATTAAAGAAAATATACAATTAGTCTGTATGGCAGTTAATCAAATGAAATCTGATATGTCTCTTGAAGAACTTTATATGTTTTGTGAAGCAATTATTAATAATAAAGGAAAGAAATAATGAAAGATTTCTTTATAAAGATGCTTACCGCAAATAGTGGGTTAAGTAGTAAACGAGTTTGTGGATTTTTAGGATGAATAATATGTTTATTTATCTGTTTATACTGTACTATCTTAATGATACCAGCACCAGAAATAATAGATATGTTGTTTATTTGCAGTACATCTTTATTAGGAATAGATAGTATTACAGGAATATGACATAATAAAAAATAATATATGCTTATAAAAATATCTTATATATTAGGATGAATATTTTTATTATTCTTTTTTAGTTCTTTAATAATTATTAACATACTATATATGTTATTAAGTTTAATATTTTTTATAATAAGTTTTAAATTGTATAAAAATGATTAATTTATTTATATCTCAAAATGTTGTGCTAAGTCCAGAAAATATTTATATATTTAATATTAGTACATACTACCCTACATTAATTAAATTAACTTATTCAAGTTCAGGTGAACTAATTTCACAAGGTTATCCAGCTCCCACGGAAAGTGGAGTAGTAGTCCCATATCTTTTAACATTAAAAGTTCCTGCGAGTCAAATAGATTTTGGTACAGCTTTATTAGGAGTTGGTGTTACTATTTCGCAAGAAAGATCAAAATCAACTAATCAAATAGTTTCAAAAGCTACATTTGAATATAGAATATTATTATCAAAAGATACTCCAGCTCCTGTTTACGATTATACGTTAAGTTGCCCTAATCCATCAGGTAATTATGTACTCACTATGCAAAAACAAAATAATCCTACTGCAATAATAATTAATTTAGGAAGCTGCACTACTGGAAATTATTTTTTATATTCTGGTAAATTTGATACCAATTATACTTCGGGCACTAAAGTCACAATTACAGGAAGCTCTAGTGGAGGAGTTAATAAAACTTATAATTTAACTTTGAAATCAGGAGAAAATGTATTTGTTGTTTAACAAAAAATAGGAGGCTAATAGCCTCCTATTTTTATTTTATTCATATTTTCTTATCACTCCTCCTAATTTATCAGCTCATCTTTCAGTAAAATAATCATAATAATAAGGACCTTCAATTATAGAAGCATGCAATCCACTGGGTATTCCAATAATAACTAAATATAATGGACCTAGATATAAAGACTGTCTAGTATGTCCTCATTCATGTTCTTTTATAAAATTTCTATTATATTTTCAGCTAGTTTCATTCATTATAGTATATAAACCTAGCGAAATTCCTCCAGGAAAATTTCCAGCATAAATAGGGATACCTTTAAATGTTTCTTTATATTCAACTTTATAACATAATGTTAATATAAATCCAAGTAAACATTGTGGAAATTCTCAAATTCAACGTAAAAGTTTAATATATCATTTCATACTATTCTGCAAACATTTTTATATAATATCATCCTCCTGTACTTATATCAATCACGTAATCCTTTAGAGTTACGCTTGATGAGTAAGTTGGGTTATAATATAGATATCATACACCACTAGAAGGTCCTGATTCACCATATACTTCAATTTCTAATTCAATCCCATTATTATTTGGAACATATACATTAGATTTTAAACTATCATATGGTAATTTAATTTCTATCGTTTCTCCAGGCTGTACTGGTTCGACAAAATTAATGTTTTCAAAAGTTACATCTTCCTGGTCTGTACTAAGTACTGCATATGTAGCTGGAACATCCAATTTATTGATGTATCTTAATACAATTCCTCCTTTATCTAGTTTTTTAGTTGTTACCATTTTATTTAAAATTTAAAATCGCGCTAACATGCATATTTGCTATATTTTCTCTTCCTTCTTCAGAAAGTATATATGCACAATCTTTTTTAGTATCCATAAAGAAGTTCTCAGTAAGGACTGCTGGACAAGATGTATGCTTTAATATATAAAAATTATCCTCCTTATCTGGATCTCCATCAGATTCATCTTTTCTAATTTTTCAATTTGGAAAATATTCTTTAGCTTTTTGATATAATATAGTTGCATAAGTATCTGATTTAGTATTGCCTATAGAAGTATAAGCTTCTCAACCAGTACCTCCTCCAGCATTTGCATGAATAGAAAGTAACATACAATTCTTATTATCTTTATAAATATTATTAGCCCTCTTGCATCTTTCTGACAAAGAAATATCTTCAAGTTCTGGTACTAATATATAATAAGGTATATTATGTTGTTCTAATTTACTTGCAATTCTTCTAACTATATCCCTATTAAATTCATACTCAAAAAGCTGGGAACCGTCCTCCCATTTTGGAGAACGTTTCCCAGGCGTTTCTTTTCCATGTCCGTTATCTAATATAATTAGCATTATTCTTCAGTTTTAACAACTTTAAAATATTTATCATAAATATATTTTGCATACCAACCACAAGCTCCACCAGCTGCTAAACTAGCTAAAGCTAAAAGTAAACTTCCAAAGCTCATAGCTGAAACAATACCGCAACCTGCTAATACTAAAGCAACAACGATTGCAGCAATAATTAATTTTGTTTTTCAAGTCATTTTTTCCATAGTTTTAATTTTTTATTAGTTTAGATAATACTTGATCTACTACTTTTTGTCTATTTAAATAAGATTGCTCTTTACCTAAAGGACGAACATACCCAAAACTCTGTGCTCTATGAATTGAATCAATGGGTATATCTGGATTATGAAAAGCATCATGAGCTTGTTTTCCAGTTTCAAAATGACTTCCCACACCTCCGTGAGTTCAACTTACTCGATCAGTTGTATTAGATAAAGTATTGTGCAAATATTCTAATTGTGAATCTAGTTCTTTATAAGGATCTTCATATTGAATTCTATATCGATCTTTTGCTCATTGTAAAATTCCTTGATAAGTTCCATTCTTACTTTTACTTAAAGGATCTCCTCCCGACTCTTCAATAATATCTCCTAATAAAGAAGCTCTTTGTTTTACATTATACCCTTTCTTAATTAAGAAATTATTAATATAATTTAAGTAGTTATTATTATATGCTCTATTAGAACTAGTTTTAATTCCAGAAAAATCAATTTCAGAATTTTCTATTGAAGATTTTAATGGAGATCTTCAATTAGGATCTACTGCCTGAGGTCTTAATAGTTCTGGAAGAACTCTAATTCAAGATTCAGGCGCTTTTATTCCGTCTCGGGCGTAAATTACAGTAGATTTATCTGATACTTGTGCAACATCATTTAATAATCTTCTAATAGTATCTGTACTATAACGATTTAAGATATTAAAAGAATCAGTCTCATCGTATTCTCTATTACTAGTAGATTCTTCAGTAACATATTTATATTCAGGATTAAAAGGTTCAGAGTAGATAACTTGATTATTTTTATCAAAAACTGTAGTTGAAAAACTATTATTTTTCTTTCCTTTTAATCTATTTGTTAAAGTCTCTTGTTTTATTCTATCTTGTTTTAAAGCTTCTACCTCTTCATTAGTGAATTTATGATTAGGATCTATTTTTAATGCGTGTCTTAACTGCATTAATCGTGAATATATTTCCTGTGCATCATCTAAATAATTATCTGGTATTACAGAACGTTGATCATAGAATGCATCTCCTAATAATTCCTTAATTTTATTGATTTCTCTAATTTGTGCATCTGGATTACTACTATGCGTTCATTCATGAACTGCAGAAGAAGCAGAATCTTCTTTTAAATATATTCTACGTCCTCTAGGATAGTATATTCCTTTAGCGTCTTCTGGAACTTTTGAAGGATTAACTGATGCATTAGTTAAATTCATATTTCTAGTAAGAATATTATATCCTAAAGATTCTGTTACAGGAAACGGTATTCTTTGATTTTGTTGTATATTTCTTTTAATAATTGGTTTTCTATTTTGATATCAATTTTGTACTCATTTCTTTCCTTCAAGGAGTCCTCCTTCTTGAAATTTTAATACTCCTCCATGTTTAATACTTGCAATTACATTATTTAACGCATTCGTATAATTTGGATCTGTAGCATATCCGCCTTTGTGTACTCTACTTGCAAATTCAGATATATCTCCAGAAAATGCTTTATAACGATTATTATTAAGTAAATCAACTTTGTAATTAGCATAGTCTTCTATTGAATCAAAATCTCTAAAACTATCATTAATATACACATCTTGTCCATTAATAACTTCTCTAGTTCTCGCTATAGTTCCTTTTCCTTTAATTCCTCCAAAATTATATTTACCTGACAATTTTGATCCTCACGCAGATTCTAATCCATCTTGTGCTACTAATGCTTTTGCAAATAATGGATTTAGTCCTTTTTTAATTAAAATTGATTCATATATTGGAAGCATTATACTTTTAAATTCTTCTTTAGATTTAAAAGTTTTAGAAGGATGTTTAACTGTACTTGGTTTTGTTGTTTTTATTTCTTCTATAGGAGATTCAACTGGAGAAGCTTCTTCAGATTCTTCTAATTTTGTATCTGTTGTATATTTTGGTTTATATCCATTAATAACTATTGATGGTGTTTTAATAGATAATGTTTTAAAGGCCGAATCTCTAATATAAGGTTTATAAGTTAAGTCCATGTTAGTAATGTTTTTATTTGGCAAATATATAAAATATTTCTAACATTAACAAATTATAAAATAATTAACATTTATTTTTTAATTCTTTAATTTGATTTTCTAATTCTACTACACGATATTCTAATCTTTCAATTCTATCATATGCTTCTGTAATACGTTCTGAATTATGATTACACTTTGAAAAAAAGCTAAATATTTTTTTCTTGAAATTAGCAGTTATTAACATACAATTTATTTTTATCATATTTATTCAAATTTAAAAGTTGGCTCTTCTATAGTAACTTTTTTTACTAGAGTTTCATATTCTTTTTTAAGTCTAGAAATCTCTTTCTTTAAACTATTAATATCTTCTGTGTGCTGTTCAAGTTGTTCTGTATGTTCATCTACTTTTTGATTAACAAATAATATAGCTTGACATATTAGAGCTAGATCAATATATTTAGCAGTTTTTCTAAGCCCTGTAACTTGATCATATATTGTAGTTTTATCTGTATGCAATATACCTTTATCTTCTAATTGTTTAAAAATTCTTCTTAGTACTTTTGTACTAATATCCATTTTATCTGCCAGTTCTTTATTAGAATACAATGTAACAGCAGAATTACCATTAGATTTATTAGTATATTGTTGCATTGCAATTAATACACCTTTTTCTTCTGGAGTAGTGATATCAGATTTTAGAAATTCGTAAGTAAATCTCTCAAAATATTTACCAGTTTTTTGAATTTCATACTCATTACTTCTGCCCTTTTTCTTATCTAATATTTTAATCTCTCCAGCCGCTGCTAATTTTTTAATACTACTTTGTACTGTATTAATTGAAACTTGCGATAATTCAGAGAGTCTTCTTAAAGATATAAATGTTTTAAAACTATCTTTATCCATATTCATACGCATATAACCATAGATAAGATAATCTGTAGGATTCATTTTTATTTCTTTGGTGCCCAATCCTTTAGGCACTTGAATGTGTTGTGTTTGTTTATCCATAATATTTGAATTAAATTTTTACAAAAATAATAAAATATTATAACATTACCAAATATTTATACAATATAATAATGATATTTATATAATACAGTGATGTTCCCTGAGTGATACACCTATGTGCCCTGAGTGATACACTTGGTTACCTATGCGATACACCTGTGTTCCCTAGGTAATACAGTAATGTGCCCTAGGTGATATCTATCTATATAACTATATATCCTCGCTTCGCGGAGGCGCTCGGATAGATCTATATTAATAGGTTGATTTTTACGCCCTCCCCCCGATTGATTGGAAAAGTGATTTTTTGTAGAGATAATGGGCGTGTACGGAGACACCGTTTTTCCTCCCCCTGGGGGTCTAAAAGGGAAAATGAAAAAAAATTTAGACAAAAATCCTGGCTAAAAATTGAAACAAATTTACCAAAGCAACAAACATATCCGTAGGATAATTTCAAAAATACGTAGCCATGATCAACCTCGATATCACCGATTACACTCCTGAAGAGTTGAACGAGATGCGTCGTCAAGACGAGATTGCTGAAGAGCAGCTGGACAACTACATCGATTCTTGGTTCTAAGAATATAAGAGCTTTTGCTCTTATATTCTTTTTTCTTAACAACCAAATTCTCAAACAGTTGTATAGTTAACCTTAAATTCTATAGCTATGGTGCACATTATGCCTGATCAGACTGATCCTTCTCAGAGTGTTATTTGTGTTGGTGATTATCCTATCGCCACCTTTCCGACTATCGGACAGTATATCACTCTGAAGGACCTCGAGACTATTGTCAATAACGCTTTAACCGCTTGGGAGCGTTCTTGGCACTGATTAAAAATAACCAGAGTTAATCTGGTTATTTTTATTTATTAATACCAAAGCATATAAAGATTATATAGATAACTAAATACTCTGCTTTATGAAACCTATTCTTATGCAACACGTAGGCGTTATCATCGATGCGCTTTACAAGAACTATTCTAAGGAAAAATTTGAGCAGCTTAGCTTAAAACAGCTGGCTGTCAAACTCTCTATGTCTGTTGCTACTATCACAAAAGTACGCAACATCCTGGCCAATCGTCATGTCATCATTATCGAAGGTGAACGACGTAGCCAAAAGTGTTATTGGAATCCTTGCAAATGCAAGCCCAATGATACTCTACTGCTCGACGTGTACAAAGAGTACACAAAAGACGCTAAGAGCAGAGTTAAGGTTAATCAGAAGAGCAAGCGTCTCTCTTCAATCGAGCAGGCTCTGCTTATCCTTAAAAAGGAAGGCTGGGCGAAGGTCAAATTGGGAAAAGTGTACGCTGGTACTATCATCGAGCACACAATTGACCTGTCGAAAGTGGGAGAATAATCTCCCACTTTCTTTTTAATCTGATCACCAAAAGCAATCAAACATATCTATAGTATTAACTTTAACTCTCTAACTATGAAAAAGTTACTTCTTGGCGAGCTACTTGTCATGCTATTCGTCGTTATCGGAGTAGATTACGTTCCATGGGTTATTGCTTGGCTTCCATTTATCATTTACAATATATTGTATCTGAGACGGATAGTTGAACTGATTCCATGGGAGTGATCTAACTCCCGAGGTATTATACCTAAGCATCTAACAGATAAATAATAACATAAAACCTTAACACTATGATTACAACCATTGTCAATGGCATCATGATTGATGCTGAAAGCATCGTTGAAGTACACTACGTTGAACGTCGATACGACCGTTACGAAGAAGAAAAAAAGCAAGGATTACCGCGAAGCACAACTCGCCGTCGACCGACTCATCTGAATGACGACGACACAATCACGCAAATCATGCGAGAAATACTTGCAACTAAGAGAGGACAATAGTCCTCTCTTTAACTGTTTATAACATGACAGAAGAAGAATTTCTTAGGCGATTGGGAATTATCCAGGATAGACTGGATAAAGTCTATAAGGCGTTCAATACAACTGACATTCCTACTTATGAGTATGTAGCATATTTAAAAGAGGAACTTGGTTTAGATATTGAAGACAACAAGTACTTTGGCTCAAGTGGAGAGTAAATGCTCTCCACTTATAAATGTATGTACAACCAAAGCTAAAACAACAATTCACCAAAGCGTCTAACAAATACTTAGGGAGAACAAAAACAAAGCTCCCAACAAATATTTACCCAGACAACAAATGTCGGGTGTGCTAATCACCGAATTAATAATTTAAAATTTGTATATTTATGAAACTGAATCAGATTCCTGAAGGCGAAATGCCTGTTGTTCCTGTACGGAACGGTTTGACCATCAAGGAAGGTGGTATCGAAGCCCTGAAGGGTAAGGGTGTTGGTCTCGTTACCTATGGCCTCAATGTAGGCGACGTATTCGAGTTCCCTGACACTATCGACGACATCAAGACGGTAACGCGTCAGGTTCGCCCCAATAGCGATGCAGTCGAGGTTCTCATCCTCGGACTGAAGAACGGCAAGCCTGCCTATCTGTCGGCAAGCAACCTGCGTCGTTACGACCACAAGATGGTGCCCGTGCATCCCGTTGCGGAAGCTCTCCGTACCTGCGAAGACGACGCAGTTCGCATCGAGGCATGCCTCGGCAAGAAGATTACCGCGAAGGAAGAGGTCACGTTCCAGGAGGCCATCTTCGAGAACGGTACTCGTACCGACGGTACTCGTCCGCGCACTGTCGCTAAGCTCGTCTTCGTGTAATGCGGCGTAACGGACTGCTGACTGTTAAAGGGGCGTGAAAGCGCCCCTTTAACATTCTCGTCACGAATTGCGGCGAGTATGTAGTAGTAAACTGACGGTGTTGGTATAAGAACCCCGAAAGTTACTTTGTTCTACAGGCAAATAAAAAGGGCGAATATTTTATACAAAGGTGCATTCATTTAGATGGAAAAATCGAGTAAGTTTGATAAGTTCATGACCGCATTGTTTGGTTCAATCTTCGCTTGTTTATTTACAGGAGGGATTGCTACCACTGTAGGTTTTTCACTTCCCGTAACTATCGTTGTCACAGTTGTAGTAATATTCGCACTTGTGTTCGGTAGTAACGAAGAATAGTTCATAGAAGCCTGAAAACTTCTATGAGCACAAATTGTATCATAGATTAAACTTTTACCACTACAACACGCTATTACCAAACATTTTTAGTGGCTTTTAAGACCTGAGTAGTGGCAGGTCTTTTTATGGGTATAAGACCATTGGTAGGTCAGCGCAGACGTAAACTGCATGGCGTAAGCCTAAGTAAAGGTAATTGTTTATCTTCCTATGTAGTAACGTGCTACATATAGATAGACCTCTTACGGGTTCGAATCCCACTATACCCACAAATCCAAAGGTCTAAATGGCTTAAGAGACCGAAGGTTGGCCATTGTTTCGTGTTTCTACTGGTCTAGCCAACTATTGTAAACACCAACAGATGTTCAAAACAGTATCGTTTAACTGGTAAGACCCCTCAGTAATGAGGTGATACAGGTTCGAATCCTGTTGCTGTGCAAAATGCGACTGAGTTCGTCGAGGTGACAAAAAGTTTTTTCATAATTTTGAAGGGATGAGAGAGAAGGGATAGTCCCTCCTCTCTCCACTCCCTAACTCTTTTTACCTCACAATTTTTCATTTCATATCATACATACTATAATCAATAAAACATTTATAATCAGCAAGTTACTCTACATGTAGTAAATTTACTTATTACAATTTTGTAGTTTGAACAAGCGTTTAGTTAGATTTTATTGATTTTAACATAGATAAAACTAAAGTTTCGCACTTAAAACATACTTTTTCTAACGATTTTTAATACGCAAATATAAAAATACACGTAAAACAGATTTACTGTTAAATTCTGTAGCAAAGCTACAGCCATAATTAATCTGCCAGATAGAGTAGGATCACTTAGTTTAGAATCTTTTTAGTGAAAGCGCGTAAGTAGCTATTAAGAAGCTCAGAGCACTAAGTATGGTTGTGTATTTTGTAGATATACCGAGGTTGGGTAATTTCAGAGGTGTTTAAGAATTTCTCAGTTTTATTTCTTACATACTCTGAAAAATGAGGCAGCTGTAAACTGAGTAAAGTAGCTAAAGGCAAAGTGTAGGTATATCTATTTTTAAACTCTCCATGGGCACCAATGAGAGTCAAAATAAGGTGCTCTAAACCCTAACATGACGATGTAAGGTAGCGTTGTACCACGCATAGTATAGTACAGTGTTGTTCAGCACACTCTGGACTTGAGCAAGAGGACGTACTAATACCCGCAGACTGACGAAATCTGGAAAGTACTAGCAGCTATGCTATCTTAACGTGAGAGAAAATAGCAACCATAAAATAGCTAACATTTTAAATGTTCCGAGAATGTTCAGGTTAAAGGTGTGGATACTGAATGCACGGCCACAATAGCTATTTTTATTTCTGTAAAATTATTTTCGCGACATAGGTTTAGACTTTTTTGGTTAAATCGGCTATTAAGAAGTAGCCAACTTCCGAGGAGTGAAGTATAGTAGCTCCTCATTTGTCGGATTCATCTAATGGTAGGACGCAGTCGCCCATGGTAAACAGACTGAAATAGGAGTTCGAATCTCACTATCCGATACTAAAATTCAAAACATTGTAAATATGAAAACGCAAAAAGAAGAAAAGATCATTTTTATTCGTGAACCACGTAAGGATTTCAAATTCCTTGACGCAAATCGTCACACGAAACCCGCACATGTTCGTTCTCTGATGGGAGCGATGGAACGTGGTGAATGGATTCCTCCTATCTTCGTAACCAAAGACGGTTACGTAGTTGATGGCCAGAATCGCTACAAAGCGTTCTGTAACGTCTGTGAGAATAATCCTTCTCATAAACTGTTCCTTCGTGTACTCATCATCACATCTGATGAGGATCCTGTACAGCTGGCAATTCGTTTCAACTCAGGACAGAAACGCTGGCTTGCGGCAGACTACTTCCACGCATATACGACGCTGGAAGTTGATGCCTATATCAAGTTGGCAGACTTTATCTCCAAAACTCAGAAACATCTTAAAGGAGTTCGTGCCGCAGTTCAAATCATTAAAGGCGCTTACTCCAGCAGTGTCTTTAAGGAGGGAAAACTGCAGATCACATACGACGAGCTCGTAGCAGCTCGTTTTAAAATGATGATGCTGCACAAAGTCTATATGGCCATCAAAGATGACCGCGTTTTCAAACGCGATGTCATTCTTGCGTTCTACAACGTATTTGATGACATCAAAGACAAACAGAAGTTCCTCAAGAACCTGCAAAGTAAGTTCGTAGCTCCGAAGACTGATCGGTGCAAAGACTGGACTGCAGCTTATCGAATGTGTCTGTAGTATGGAAGATTCGAAGTTTCTACCGAGACTTCAATCTTTACAGAATATTTTGAAAACGCTTCCTGAGTGTACTGAAGGACAAAGAGAACAGTTAGGCGAATTGTTAGCAACAATTTCACCTAACTGCTTTTCTTCTAACACTCGTACGCCTGCAAACATTCCTGTTTCAAAATTTCCTGTAACTAAATTAAAAAAATGGGATGTCGTACATATGAGAGTAGGAGCAATTCCTGTTCCACATTATCATATTGTACTCAAAGTAACTAAAGATAAAGTATATTGTCTGTCAGTTACTTCTGAAAAAACACCGTTCGCTGATTTAGAGATTAAGAAGTCAAGGCAATTAAAAGGCTATATCTGTAACACGATTACAGTAGTTCCTACTGAACAAGCTAAAGACAAATTTGTATTTATTTATAACGGTTCTAAAAAAGAAATAACCGAAATATTTGGTACAATTATGTCACAACTCAATTCTATAAGTTTAACAATATCTAAAATTGTACGATCATGAGCAAGTATCAGATCATTTCTAAGAAAACGATGCGCAAAAAGGACTTTATGTCCCTCAAAAACAAGAAAAATGGCTATCTGCAGTTCTCTGCGGCTAAGGTCGAAGAACATCTGTATGAGAAGCTCTACCGAACTCCTCGTGGTTGGTTTCTTCGATTCTTCGAGAACGGAGAACGACAGCAAGGTGAAGTGTCGGTTACTACTGCACAGCAGTGGCTCGACGAGTGCGGCATCAACTACAACCTTGGTTGGTAGTTAACCGACATACCATACCTGACAAAATAGTTAATGAATTCATAGCGGCCAAGAATATAAAAAGACGCCTTTACTTTGCATGTTTACTGGAGATTGGCACGCCGAGACTGAACCATTAACACAGCGCAATGGCACAACGCTTTAACGCCATAAACTGTCTATCTTTAGGTATTTTACTAATTCGTAGATAAATTTTATTTCTCCAACAAGTTTATTTATTGAATTGATAGTTAATAGAGAACGTGTTGTGAAACACATGGGCAATACCCTCTATTATTAAAACAGTTTCTTTTTTAAAAATTCATCTGATCTGAAAATTTCGATTGCTTCGCTAGGTTGAGAGCCCGCAGATCTTTTTTTTCTTAAGGTCGTTAATTAGTCCAAACCACAACCTGACCTAGTTGTGGATAACCGTCTAAAGTCATCAGAGCATGGCACATATTCGAGATCGACCGATTTAAGTTATAAGTAAAATGATTCGATAAAATGCAAAATATTCGTTCGCTTATAATTTAAACGTATGATAAAGAATAAAAATCCTTCGTAGGCAAAAATATTTCATTACAAATTAACCGTTTTTTTCATACTTTTGCTATAGTCACTTTGATCGGTGACTATAGCACAATTTCGTTTAACCCACAAAAACACACAAACCATGAGCAACAAGAAAAACAACAAGCAGAACTCGCTGGAGCAGATCATCGCAAACCACACCATGACGGCTGACATTGTCAAGAAGGCCGCTGAGAAGTACCAGAAGGAAGCTGAAGAGAAAAACATCGAACGTGTAACGGCAGTATTTGCCGAGATCGACCGTCTCGAGAGTAAGGCTGTTTATCGGCTCCGTGAGATTCGCGAGCAGGAGAAGCGACAGAAGGCGCATGTAGTCGCTGTGAATACAGCGAAGGAGAAATTCATGCGTACAGGCGATGTCGACCAGCTCAAGAGCGACATGCGTGAGCTCGGGATCATCGTGATGGTCGACTAGGCGACCTTAAATAGGTATTAGGCCTAGTGCGGCGGGACTACGGGTTAGTCCCGCGTTATATATGCTAGATATACTTCGGTATATTTATTAATGTTTTATTATGATTAAATGAATGGAAAAGTGCTAGTACTTTATGTCATTGCACTGAGAGATTAATGATCGAAGTTCTCTCCTCAACTGCCTTTGTGCTCGAGTTTCCACTCTGTGCCGTTAAAAAGTTACTCTATCACTTAATTAAATTAGCTTATACCTAACTATAATAGAGTAACTTGTGCCAAGATCAGAGTAATGTACACTCTTAGTAAGTACATAGGTATCTAGCCACCTTTAAGGCTAGAAACGATGCTCGGTTCGTCTAGTTGGCCTAGGACGCGAGATTTTCATTCTCGAAATCACGGGTTCGAATCCCGTACCGAGTACTTTATAGCAATTACCAATAAAAATTATGAACGATATTTTAGCTGCGTTGCAAAACTATTATGCTACCCATTCAAAAGCTGAAATATTGGAAGATTGGGATAGCACAAAAGAATTTGATGAAATTGGTGTTACTGTTGAGAATTATTTGATTCTTGACCATATACAATTTGTCAAATATAACTAACTATGTGCTTTATAAGTCCTGTGGGTAGCTCAGTGGTGGAGCGATAGAATCTTAATCTATTGGTCGCAGGTTCGATTCCTGCCCCTGAGGCCAAAGTACATAGTTTATTCTTTAAATTTACTTTTAAAAATATGGGAAGAACACTTTTTTATTTAGGCGCTATATTTGTAGTACTTAATATTTTTAATGCTATAACTACATCTAATATTACTTTAGGTTTTGTTAGTATACTAGTAGCAATTGGTCTTTTCTTACAACTTTTAACATATAATTGTTTTAAGCAACACAGAGAAGAGATTAAAAATATTTACTTAAGTATTCTACAATGGTTTAAGAAATAACTTCTGTTTTCATATTTACCAAGTCAATAGTATTCATACTATGCCTACTACGATTTTCGAGCGTGTGATTAACAAGAGCCATTTAATGGCACTTGTATGAACGTAGGTCGGTGAGGGTCACTATCTCAGCCCCGCAGTTTATTGACAACTTTTATTTAACTTTAAAATATTAACCAGTATGAAGGGTGGAGGAAAACCTGGACTGAACGTCCGAAGAAAAACCGCGTTGGAAGGTCTCATTAAGAGACTTGAAGAATTCAAGAAAGCTGGTAAGGATTACCAGCGTAAGGACAAGAAGCATCCTGATCAAATCAAGACACGTCCGTATGCGCAAGAAGTTGCACGTATGGAGCGTGAAATCGAAATCCTTAAGTCACGAATCTACAACTAAAACAACTATGGCAATCATCGGACAAATTCGTCGAGCAATTCGTCTTGACGAGGAAGCAAAACGGCGTAAATACGAGTTCGATCATCGAACGCGTGTACAGACTATCGAGTACTTAGACAAGAGTACGAAAAAGATGGTCAAAAAACAAATCACTCACTTTCCTGTAAAGACTGATGAATAGTGATCCTTTGGGCATAGGAGTTTGATCGCTCCTATGCTCGCTATTTTTCAAAATCTTATAATTATGCTAGCTGAATTTGCTGAGTGGTTTGGTAATCAATCTGCCATTAATCAAAAAAGAATCTTGGCCAAATTAGAAGAAATATACTCAATACAAAATTGTTTTGGCTATGTCGAAAGTTTAAAAATGACAATAGAAAAATATAAAGCAGAAAATGAACAACTACGTCAACAAACAGGAGTAACTGAGAGATTAATTATTGCAAAGCAAAAAATCAAAGAACTGCAAATTAAAATCGAAGAATTGGAAAAACGCCAAGTTAGTGTTGATTCATTATACATTCATTTACCTGACAAAGAACGTAAAATGATGAAACAACGAATTGTTGCTTCTTACTTATATAAAAACATTGTAACTAAGAATAAACAACTTAAAGCAATGTTAAAAAAGAAAGAAGAAACAAACAGCGAACTTGTTAGTAAGATTGTTCAGTTACAAAAATCTAATTTGATAGCTTAACGAATTACTGTTAATATATGATTGTTATAAGGCAGCTTAGCCAAAGTATTAAATAAATAGTTGATGCTTCCAGATGAATTAGGTGCAAGTCCTACAATAGATAAGGCCGTAATTATGACAATCTAATCTGGATTAATAGTATTACCTATTTCGAAGATACTTACTTTATGTTAGTCCCCACGGTAGCAGGTCTTACTGTCTGGCATTAAAGAAACTGATTCCACAGTTGTTAAGTATTGTAGATTAAAGAGTACAGGATATGTTGAACCTTTCACTGCCACATTGAGTTGTGGTATAATCCCATAGGCATATGGGCCAAATCTTTACCAGTTGGAAAATGCTGGATAGGTAATTTTTGGGTCTAAGGATTATCCTTTGTCTGTTCCTACGAGAAGATGCCATCTTTTATGACTAGGACATATCATTTACTGTAAGGTAAATTAAAAACTTAATAACTTCCCAAGTTGTTGAGGGCACCAGTTTTTCTTGCGGATGGAGCAAGCTCAAAAGCCTATTATTAGGTGAGGAGAGTACACCTGAAAGTTCATTAGAATGGGATGGGTCGCAAGTTTTAGGTGTAAAACACAAATTTACTGACTTTCAGGCTTAAGTACAAGACTTGGTGAATTTACAATGCGAGTAATCACAGGTTAAGAAGTATAATCTTAACAGGCGAATGAACTTAAATCGTTAAGCCTAACCCTTCTTTGGGATAACAGAAAGCATAGGGCTAAAGTAATACTTGCATACTTGAGAGTTAATGTACTTACTCAATGACCAAGTAAGAGGGTAGGTTTTTTTGTAGCACAAATCTATGGTTTACAGTATGTAAACATATTAAGAAGTTATCTGCACGTCTTAATATATTTGTGTGAGTCTAACCAAAAGCAGAAGTAACGAAATTATTTATGGTGCGCAACATAAATGAAAGTAGGCTGGGTAGCAGAGGAACTACATAATCCTCATTATTTGATCTTATTACAAGATAATCTAAAATATACTAAAATGAAGTAAAAATACATTACTAATGTGTCGGAAGACTGTGGCACTGAGTTGCTAGGCCATTATAAAAGATAAAACTAGTGTTAGTAATTGTTAGAGTGACAGTCACCCACTCCTTCATTTTGATCCCATAGCTCAGTTGGTCGGAGTATAAAGGGAGTTGGCGCAATGGTTAGCGCAGGAATCTTATACATTCAAGGTTATGGGTTCGAATCCCATACTCCCTACTAAATTATTAAATAGTGATAAACACTTATAAAAGTACAGGTTCGAGTCCACTTAAAATATATTTAATATGGCAACATACAAATCTTTCAACGAACTTAAAGATAAGCAACTTGAACTTGGAGATGAAGTTCAATTTACTATAAAAGGTGAAAAGCTGTTTTACACAGTAAAGGAGAGCTTTTTAACAGATTCAAAACATGCTTCAAATGCTATTATATTTGAAAAATTAAATATCTCCGATAAAAACAAATATGTTAGTCTTTTATATGGCTATTTTGCAGTAGACGGAAAAGGAGAACGTTCATGGCCTGAGTTTCGAGAGAATGATTATGAAGCTGCAACTAGGTTAGTTTGTGATCTTTTTAAGAAATGTGAAGAAGTCGTAGTAGATAAAGCTACGTTAACTGAAGAAGAACTTTACGAAGTAGGAGATTTTGTAAAAATAAAAGAACAAGACGATCCAGACCATATTATAGGATTTACCAAAGGAATGATAGAAGAGTATGGTGGACGTTGGTGTAGAATACGAAAGATTGCTCCTAGTGGATGGTTTATTTTAGAAACACTTGAAGGCAATGAAATAGGATATAGATGGTTCAAGGATATGTTTTCTGAACATGAAAAGAACCTTCCTAAAGAAACTTCTAAATTTTCCTCATTCTCTTTCACTGAAAAAGACATTCCAAAAAATTGTCCTTATCATCCATACGTAATCGACCAAGCACTTGTAGAGTTTTCTAAAGGAATTCACGAAGGTGTAAAAGATCCAGTAGAGGCTTTTAAAAAATGCATTTACGAATTTGTGGGTTATTGGTTTAGTTGGGAAAAAACTTCACAAGGATGGGATTATTGGAATAACATTTTTAAGAATCCTTCCTTTATTCCTAGTTGTTATATTCCTACATACTTTATAGAGGAACTTCCTAAAGGTGCTGAGGAACTTGTTGAATACTGTAAAAGAGACATTTCTGATGCTATTGCGCAGTGTTCTTCAAGAACTTCTCATAAGTCTATGGAAATTCCTTGTAATTATGAAGAAGTAACTCTATCAATCAAAAAGAAAAAAGTTCATTTTTAAAACACAAAATTATGGCAAAAATGTCAAGACTCTCCCTTATCGTAAAGGGAAAAGAGGTAGTTAAGGAGCTTTTCAGCTTTAAGACTCGTAAGATCAGCAATGCAGTGGATTCTGCAATCAGTACTGCTGAGGAAAATGCAATTCTTGCAGATATGCGTGCTAAAACTCTTCTCAGTAAGCTCGGAGAAAGTTATGATGATCCGAAAAAGCTAACGGCAACTATCAACGAGATCTGTGAGACCATGGACGAGGCTGAGGAGTGGAAGAAGAAAGCTGCCCAGTCTCGCCGCATCAAAGAGATGCTCGCGGAGGAAGTTGATTCTGAAAGTGAAGAGTAGGGGTAATTCCCTACCTATGCTCGGATGGTGGAATAGGTAGACACGAGGGACTTTCTTCTGTCAGACATTAAAGGAGAGCATATAGATGGGAAACCGCTATATGAATGTGGGCTAAAACGGCGAAAGGGCAGACAACGCCGTGCTAAATGGATGTAACTATCCTAAACGTGTAGAGACTATATACCCACAACCTAAGTCAGTAATGATATGGTTGAGACATAGTCCAGACTACAACACTTAAAAGGTGGCTATAGAAATATAGTGTAGTATGAAAATCCCTTGGCCAGTAATGGCCGTGCAGGTTCGATTCCTGTTCCGAGTACAAAAATAAATTTTAAAAGTCAGATATCCAATTATCCTTAGAAGGTAGGTCGATGTCTAAGGAGTGGCCCCAGGCTCTATCTGACTTCTTCCGCTCCAGTGGCGTAATTGGCAGCCGCGAGGGACTTTCGTAAATTATCTCTTAACTAATTTGGTAGAGTAAAATATTTTTAATATCTTTATGTATTAAATTTTAATACATTTTGATATGAAAGTAAATTACACAAAAGAATTATTAGAAGAGAAAATTAAAAATTGTTACTCTTTTGCAGAGCTTTGTAGAAGACTTGGATTAAGTCCTGAAGGCTCTAATCCAAAAACTCTTCGTAAAAAGTTAGATTTATTTGGAATAGATTATTCTCATTTTACTGGACGAGGTTGAAACATTGGATTAAAGTTCAAACCTAGAGTTGCAAAACCTCTGGATTTAATATTAACTGAAAATTCCACATATCAATCTTATAAGTTATTAAAAAGGCTTATTACAGAAGGTAAAAAAGAGAAAAAATGTGAATGTTGTGGTAGTATTAAGTGAAATGGAAGAGAAATTCCATTAGAATTACATCACATTAATGGTAATAGAACAGATAATCGACTTGAAAATCTTCAAGTATTATGTCCTAATTGTCATGCATTAACAGATAATTATCGAGGTAAGAAAAACCAGATAGTTGAATCTAATCCGAATCATAAAAGAGTATCAAATAAAGAGAGTGCTTCTGAGGAAACTCAGAAAGTAGAAGTTGGCTAACTCCCGAAAATCCTAACAATAGGACAACGTGGAACTAAATTGCAGAAATGCATAAATGTAAAGAGACTATACGCCAACCTCCTAAACAGAAATGCATGGAGAAGAAATAGTCCAGACCACAACAGTAATGGCTATGGTAACATAGTGTGGTAAGAAAATCCTTTGGGCCGAAGGGTCCGTGTCGGTTCGAGTCCGACCTGGAGTACAACATACCTAAATTATTCAAAAACATGGGAAAATTTCGTAAAATTTTAGACGTCCTTTTGGACCGAGAAGAAAAACAGCAAACTGATACAGTTCAGGATGCTGAAGTTATCGAGGAAGTAAACTACAAACAGGCTAGTGGAACTATGGTTTCGGTTGATGCAAACGATGTTGCAGTAGCTGTTGAAGGATTATTAAATCCATCTACAAAAGCAGATGCAAAAGATATTATACATAGTTTTATATTTATTGCGTTTTTATTCCAGTAATTAATACAATTTTACTAGTAAGTATACTTTGTAAAAATGTTTATTTAAAATAAAATTAAATATGACTGATGAAATAGACATTCAAAATATAGATAATGTGTCTCAAGCGTTAGTAGACGAGTTTCTTGATGATAATGCTATTGAGGCACTAGACTAGTGTTTTCATGGGGTTTAGGTGATGAACATAAACTTATTTTATTGGGTTAAACCCAGAGTGGGGAAAAGAGATTACATCAAATTTCTTACTGCTAAAATACAATTTATAGATTCCATAAATTCCTAATAAACCGTAGACTTGCATTATCGGAAGCGGGCAAGAGAGGGCTATAAGTATTTATGTTTTAGTATGAATAAGTTCTTAATAAAATAAGGTGAATCGTTTGGAGTACTCGTAAACTCTCATGGCAAACTCTCTGTCATGTAAAATAACAGAAATTTAGTTAGATATTTATTTAATATCTACCTAGAGAGTATCATGTACAACAGCATGGTTTACTGACGTTTAAAACGGGAGAGTTATGTTGCAGGTCAATAGGAAGTGGTTAGCCTATTTGATGAGTTCTCAGCTGCTGAGGGAGTCCACTCGTTATAAGTTTAGAGGGAATAAACGCAGTTAACTTGAGTCGAGGCCAGAAAAACATCTAGAGGATAAGAGATGGGTAAAGGTACAGCGAAAACGACTCTTTGATTGAATAACTTTACTTCTAAGTTCTGTAGCTTAGGTTCAAAGAGTTATGATTATTATTTAGCCAATATGAATTAGTTTTTGAATACCATTGCAAAGGCATGCATCACAGAATGGTATTTCTTTTTTAAATTATGGAAGACAAGTTTCAATTTAGCGCATCTGATTTAATCAAAAAGTCAGCTGCTCAAATAAAGTATTTGCAACTTCGTAGAGAACTATATCGTAAAAGATTAACTGAAAACTGTCAAAGAGGTGTAAATTATCAAGCTAAAATGGCTTGTAAACTCGAAGCAGCAGAAGAATATCGAGGTACATATTGTCAAAACGATATAGTAATTTATTTTTGCAACGATCTTGTTACTGCAAGAAAAATTGTAGAAGTAAAAAGTGTTGTTGGAGCTGTTGAATCTTGGTATTTTGAATCAAGCTTACTTCAAACTGCTTTTTATAAGGCAATGTTAATGCTAAGCAATGGATGGTTATTTACTCCAAAGTTTCGCATTAAAGAAGGATATGCCCGAAACAAAATACAAGTAAATCCTTTAATTGATTATCATTTACTCTTTGGAAATAAAGAGTATAAGATTATTCTAACAATTGAAGATGCAAAAATAATTGTCAATTTCTTTGTACAAAAAGCTTCTATAATTGCCAAAGGTTCGTGGGATGAAGCAAGAAGCTTTGATTCAAAGTATAAGTTTAAACAATATGAAGCTTTAAATAATCATTTTAAATACAATTTAGTACGTTAAGTCAATTTTATTGACAACGTGTTTATCTGATAATCTTGATGGTCTGCCAGCCGTCGAGAAAAACAGAGAAGTCTTGGCAGAGACTGTCAATAGCTACGGATAGTAGCACGACGGAGGTACCGTTTTTGTACCTCTTAATTCAGGTTATAGCTTAAATGAAAAGAGCGTTAGAGCGAACCTCTAAAGATGTAGGTTTGAATCCTGCTGACCTGCAATAACTAACTAAACGAATCTGTGTAATAGGTTGCACATTTACGTAACTAAGTTATTACTATACATTAGTACGTGCATCTATAATAACATTGGCTAAAAAAGAACACGTTTAAAATGCTATGCCAGTTAAGCAATAATTGTTAATTTAACAGCTGATGTATAGTTTTTCTTTGATTAATATTAAATAAAATATGCGAAAATTACTTTTTATTCTTAGTGTACTTACTATTGTAAGTTGCTGTCCTGCAGAAAGTACTGAAACAATTACAGTTGGTACAAGCACAATTAAAACAACTGAAACGATAAAGATACCTTCTGTTCGGATAGACATTGTGAAAACAGGTAGTTATTTTTATCATTTCACATATGAAGGACATGAATATATAACTAATTATGTTTGTGATTTTATTTATCACATGCCTTCATGTCCTTGTCGTAATAGAGTTACTTCAATTTTAGATGTCGATTCATCACTTGAAACAAGTAGTTTGTTCGATAATTAACTATGGATAGAGAGAGGTCTTTAAAGCTTTGGGCATTAGTGCTATTTTTAGCATTATCTGCTTTAATAAGTTTTGCGTTCTTTAATGCAAGTGTATCTGTATATCAGAGACGATGTGAAAAAATTGAAAGCAACATTCAAAGATTAGTTCTTAATGTTGATTCTCTCGAAAAAGTTATCAATACTACTTTTAAAGAACGAAAAGATACAATTCTTATACAAGTAGTACCTCAAGAAGTTAAAATTTACTGTAACAAAGACACAAAATGATTTTCTTTCGTTTTTTAATCTTATTGTTCGGATTTTTACTGGTCTTTTACTATGTACTAGTGATTTTTCAATTGCTAGACGTATGTAAGATTACAAATCGTAAAATCGGTTGGAAAGTAATTATTCCGTTTTATTATTTCTTCAAAAGAAATTAATGTTTAACTAAATCCAATAAAAAATGAATTTCAAAAAGATTCTTGCTGTTCTGGTAGCAGCGCTGGCTGTACTGTTTCTCTGTACTCTCGGTAAGTTTGGCGAAGACGTCAAAAACGAAACTATCGTTGTAAATCAGTATCCCTTCTCGGGAAACATGGAGTACTGGACTACTCCAGGCTTCAAGTGGCAGTGGTGGGGAAAAACTACTACTTATCTTAAAACTCAGCAGCTGTGGTTCGGTTCTGAGAATGATAAGGGCGAACGTATGGGAAATCCTATCCCCGTAATCTTTAATGATGCTTCGGATGGTATGATCTATGGTTCGCTTCGAGTAAAACTTCCGACCGATAAGAAGTATCTCGAACGTATTCAGACTGATTACAATGGTATGGATCGACTTATGAATGATCTTGTTCGTCCAACTGTTACTAAGGTAATTTATGCTTCTGGCCCTCTGATGTCTGCTTTTGAATCGTATGCAGAGAAGAAGAATGACCTGATTGAGTATATTACTGACCAGCTGAATAACGGTGTTTATAAGACCGCTGTTAAGCGAGTCGAAGTAACGGATGCTATCACGGGAGAAAAGAAGATTATCAACGTTGCAACACTGATTCCTGATAGTCTTGCTGCAGGTGGTTACAAACGAAGTGAATCTTCTCCGTTTGCCTACTATGGTCTTGAAATTGGACAGGTAGCTGTTTCTAAGATCGCGTATGCAGATAAGGTAAATCAGCAGATTGCACAGCAGCAGGAGGCAAACATGCTTATCCAGACTTCTCGAGCTAAGGCTGCAGCAGCTGCACAGGAGGCAATTCGTGCAGAGGAAGAGGGTAAAGCTATGGCTATGAAGGCTAAGTGGGAGCAGGAGAAAGTAAAGGCTGTAGAAGTTACTAAGGCTGAGCAGGAATATGAAGTAGCTCGTCTTTCAGCTCTTAAGGCTAAGGAGGATGCTAAACGTATTGAAGCTCAGGGTCTTGCTGAGGCAGCTGCCGCTCGTGCTAAGGTACAGGCTGGTCTGACTCCTCTTGAAAAGGCCACTATCGAAAAGGAGACTGCAATTGGTGTAGCACAGGCACTTGCAAATTCTAATGTTCGATGGGTTCCTGAAGTTATGGTTCTTGGTAACCAGAATGCTTCTGCAAATCCTATGGATGCCGTAGGATTGAACATGTTACTTGATATTGCAAAGAAGCAGGGCAAGTAACATTTAAAGGTTAGAGGGGTACCTTGTAATTCCCCTCACTAGCCGACTTAACATCACCTGACTGTAGATCAGGCCCGCTTTAACAAATAGGTGTATTGGGGTAGCGGTAAGGGAGTTCGAATCCCTCAGGCGGCACAACTTTTTATAAACTTTAAAATCTTTCTAAAATTATGGCAAAACCGCGTATGAAGGCCATTACGATGACCTTCAAAGAAGTAAAGTTTGATGAAGAAGGTAATCCTATGAAGGACAAGAAAACAGGTGAAATCCTGTATAAGTTAGTTCGACGTAAGGTAAAACACAACGCATCATATATCCCTCGTATGTGATGCTCAAAAGCAGAGAAACCTACCTGCTAAATCAAAGGTGTAGTCTCTATAGTAGAACACTATAGTTTTCTCTATCACGGTAAAGGAAAAACCTTTATTAAGAGAAGGAGCCCATACTAAAACTATGAAGCTCTCAAAAGACGATAAACGATTGCCTACATCTCCTTGATCGGAGGTGTAGGCTCTATTTTTTATTGACTAGAATAATAGTAATAGATAAAAATAAAAGACTAAAGTTAATCTTTAGTCTTTGCGTGTAAAAGTCTATGACAATTAGCACATAGTAAAGTGCATTTGTTTAATTCTTTTTCAATTTTATCATTACTTCAATTTCTTAATGTTGATCAAGAAACTTCTTTCTGGGAAGGATCTATATGATGAAAATCAAATATTGGTCAATTGTTTTCAGTCAATTTTATTTTACAATTTGTACATTCTCCTCCCATTTTCTTTATAAAATGGATCTTTTTATTTAATCTACATTTTTTATTACTTTTTTGCATACATTTTTTACAAACACTATTGTATCCATCTTTATGCTGTGGATGCTTTGGAAACTCATCTAAGGCTTTTGATTCTTTACAAACCGTACATATTTTTGTTAACATATTCATGATTTATTTGATTTAATAATTAAATCAAATATAATAAAAATATTTTGTATATGCAAATTAAATTTACTTATTAAAGAAAATGGTAGATAATTTTGACTTAATTAAAAGTCTTTTGAAATTTGAATCTAAAGATGATTTTTATTATCTTCAGATTATACAAAGATCAAAGGATAATCCCGATATAGGAGCAAATAACCGTTTAGTTCGTTCCTATTGTATACGTTCTCTTGAATATTTCGAAGGCAAGAAAAAGGAAATTAAGCAAATGTGTTCTATATTTAAAGCACGTGCTTATATTCATTTAAACAAGCGAAGCTATAAAGATGTAGCGTTAGTTTGTTTACAGAATCTTGCTGAACGAATACGATGTGATCAGATGGAAGAAGTTTATCGTTGTTATGATCATGCTTGTGGATCAACATGTAATAAAGACGATAAAACATGGGTTGTTGATATTGATGGTCCAATCGATAATCGTGCTGTAAATAATATCTTATTGTTTATTGAGCGTGAATGTCGTCCTGTTGGACCAAAGTTTCGTGCTTTAATTCCAACTAAGAATGGCTTTCATTTGATTGTAACTCCTTTCGATATGTCTGTATTTGGAAAGCAATATCCTGATATAGATGTACACAAAAATAATCCAACATTGTTGTATTACTCTGAATAAAAAGTAACTTTATGTTAGAAAAATATCAAAGTTTCTTTGCAGAAAATGGTATTACCAGTACTTCTGCAAATCATCTCTGTAATGTAGCCAGAGAATATGTTGCAAACGCAAAAGCTGATATTTCACGAATTCGATTCGTAAAAATCAGTGTTAGTTCGTTGAATGCTGATATTCAACCTATCGTACTCAACGATGCAGTTGATGATACAGCTGTAATTGTTGAAAGTCTTGATAAAATCGCAAAAGCTAATGCTTTTGTTGCATATATGCAAGAAGCTATCAAGGCTAAAAATGCTGCTTTTGCAGAAATTGAGCGTATGCCAATTTCTACTTACTACAAAGAGCACGATATCGAGTTACCTGATAGTCCTACACGTGGAGATAAGAAGTCTTTTGAAGATTTCTTTTCTGAGCTAGATATCAAGGCAAAAGCTCATTACTATGCTCTTGAAGCAAAAGCTGCAATTATCGGTAAAACAATTCATCCTGGTGGATCGTTTCATGAAGCACGACAGCAGATGTTTGAAGCATTTGCTTCTCCTGCATACATTGAAGGAGATAAAGTGTATCATCGTAACATCAGTGTCTTGAAAGACGATGCCGAAGAAGTTTATTTTGAACTTCAGAAAAAACATCGTGCAATCGAAGCAGAATTAAACTCGATTAAAAACTCAATCGAGTTAAAAGTAAAAGAGCATAATGCTGCTGTAGATGCTGAATATTCCAAAAAGTATAGCGAGTATGCTACACAAGTACAGTCGCTTACTAATGACTTTACTAATTGGAAGAATGACGAACTTAAGCGTATCAACAAGCTTAAAATCGCTATTCCTGATTCGTTGAAGGAAACGTACGATTTTTTAAGTAACCTCTAAAATAGGTAGATGTAGCTGTACTGTATATTCATCAGTACACTATATCTTTTGTATAGGAATTAAGATCTACTATTATATTATGGTCCGCATTTTCTGACCTGCATATATTTAATACAGTTAGACTTTGGAGAACTCTCAATATTATAATTAACTCGACTTTGTTTTTGCCCTTGCTGAGAGTTCTGCCTTTGTTTTTGCCCTTGCTGTAGCCTTATTTAGGTCTTAATCCTATAACTATTTTAAACTCCTAAGCCATGAGTATAAACTGGCTTCTTTTGGGCCTGTTAGGTTTTTGACATTTAATGGCAGTAAATAGTAATTCATGCAGGAGCTGGTATAACTCCTTTATCAACTGGACCAAACAATAAACGCTAAGAAAACTTTCCGCAAGATGACTAACAAGGTTATGTCGCTTGTACCTCAGACGCGTCTTATGGCTATTGCAGCCTAAGGTATCCTTATCAGGAGAAATAATAGATAGGTTTCTTGCATCCATAAAAATGCAAGTGGTGGAGAGTGGCATTTTTGCCCATATACAATCGAGTTTTTCTAGATATGTTGTAAGATGGAAGAAGAAACAATCTAGTACATTTTGTTATTTTTAGAATAAAAAATAACTAAGCATGTGAATAAAATTATTAGTTACGATTAGATGGACACCAGTTCGACTCTGGTCAGGTCCACTATTTTAAAAAGTATTGATTATGAATCCTTTATATAAAGTTGGAGATAAAGTTTTAATAAAATCAGCATACGATCCTGGTTGTACAAATAGATCTTATAAGTTTAGCTTTGCTGCAGAAATGTTAAATAGATGTGGAGGCAAAGTTTATGAGATTACATATGTTAGAAAATCTACAATTACTAGAGACTTTGATATACCAGATGATGGTTATATATATTGTTTAAATGGAAACGCTAATCGTTTTTATTGGGCATCTAGTATGTTTGAACCTGAATTTTAGATATGCGGTTAACTTCTGAAGATATTTGTACTAAACAAGGTTGTTTATCTCGTTTACTAACATTTATTAGCTGGATGTTGATAGTTTTAGTTATTAACTTAATTTTCTATTTTCTATCATGTTAAAGAAGTTAAGTCTAATCTTTATTAAGTTTAGTCCTTTTATTTTAGTCCTTTTATTATTGTTAGTATACTTCTGAAGTTGTTTTTACTGTTTATAACAACGAATTCTCAATTCATTGAAGTAGTTGATATAGTTAGTAAGATTATATTAGTGATTGGATTGATAATATTATCATTTACTTTTAAGTTCTGTTTATATCATGGATTACTATTATATTGTACTTTACTATGTTATATACTTTATTTAATCTATGTTGTATTTTCAGTCAATACATTTGTTGTGATTAGCATAATTTTTATGTTAATTATAATAGTATTTGTTATAATATTTCTTATTATTTATTATTTAAAATATAAAAATGAAAGAGTTAACTAAGTTACTCCAGGCACAGTTTGAAAAAATGTGTGCAACAGGTAAGCTTTTTCGTAGCAGTTTATCTGGTGAATCTGTATGGGAGTTATATCTGTCTTCTTTTAAGAAAGAAGATGATCCGACATTCCGTGATCCTACCTCTTCTGTACATAACTGTAACTGTTGTCATAATTTTGTTCGTCGATATGGTAATATTGTCGCTATTGACGAGAATAACAACATTATGACTATTTTCGATGTAACTGCATCGAAAGAATATCAGAACAGTTGTGATGCTATTTCAAAAGCTTTAAAGGAAAAGCAAATTGCAAATGTTTTCTTTGAGTCGTTCCGTACTCTATATCATTTGCTTAATTACTCTCGTGTTAAGGATACTGACACAGTTTTTCAGCTGGGGTATGACAAAAACTTTAAGCAGTATACTCCTGAAGAAGTAAATGCATATCCTGGAACAGTTAAACCAGATGTGATTTACGAGTTCAATCATATGCATCTGTTTGTTCCCAAACAGTTTGTAAGTATGAGCTCTAAGTCAATTGAAGCAGTTATTGCTCCGTATCGTGAACGAAAAGAGCGTAACCAGCGTATTATGGAGCTTATTAAGAATAAGCAAGATAAAGAGCTGGAGAACAAATCAATCGAAGAGCTAAAAGCTATGCTCGATGATTAGTTTAAATAAAACAGGAGAGAGTAAAATCTCTCCTGTTTTAAACGGTCTCTTAGTTCAATGGACAGAACAAAAGATTACGGATCTTTAGATATGGGTTCGAATCCTATAGAGACTACTAAATAAAGTATTTATATGAGAATCGCAATTTTTCCTGGCTCGTTTAACCCTTTTACTGTTGGACACAAACTAATAGTAGACGAAGCCTTAAAAATATTTGATAGAGTTGTTATCTGTCAATTTATTAATTCAGATAAAGAACCTGAAAACATAGATATTTGGCGTATTCGAAAACTTTTCTCTGAAGATGAAAGAATTGTTGTTACATCTTCAAATGAGATGGTTGGAGATTTTTGTCTTAAGCACAATATTACTCACATAGCTCGAGGTATTCGCAATGCAATCGATTATGAATACGAAAACAATATTGCAAGAATAAATCGTGAGTTATTTCCCAGTTTAACAACGATATTTATTCCAACAGATTCGTTTGTTTCATCTTCCTTTGTACGAGAATGTCAAAAATATGGAAAAGACGTAAGTAAATACACTTTATAACAATTTTTTAAAACTATTACCCATGAAAGCAGTACTTTTAGTTTTTGAAAAGCATCTTCGGTCTTACACCTTTGACATTACAGAACAACAGAAGGATAAGATACTGTCGTTAGTAGATTATACTCCTGAACAGTATAAGGCGTTAAGCGAAATTACAGGTTTAGATGAAGCTTATTTTGCACAAGATGATGTAGATTATTGTGTAGAATGGTAATTTTACAAAAAATTTATACAATTTTTTAAAAATAAGTGTATAAATATTTGGATATATAAAATTTTATCCTTATATTTGTACACTTTTCTGATGTAAAATTATCTCTTAAATTTGGTAATACAAATATTTTGTATTATATTTGTAGTACGATTTAAAAGATGATTTGAACTTGCTCGTTGGTGTACTTGGCTGTGCACGTCGCGCTTTGAACGCGAAGGTTAAAGTTCGAATCTTTAACGAGCAACAAATGTTTTTATGAGTAAATATCTTTGAGATAAGAATAAAATTATTAAAGCAGTTAAAAATAATTATTGTTATAGAGATGTTCTTAGAGAACTATCTATACCTGTTTCTGGTAATAATACTACAACTTTAAAAAGAAAAATACAACAATACAATATTGATATTTCACATTTTACATTTAGACCTTCTAAAAGGTTATCTATTAAAAACGTTACAATTGAAAGGTATTTAAATAATGAAATTAAGATATCATCGGCTAAATTAAAAGAAAGATTACTAAATGAAGGTTTAAAAACAAATAAGTGTGAGAAATGTGGTTTATCAGAATGAAACGGAATGCCTTTAGTAATTCAATTACATCATATAGATGGAAATAGGAATAATAATTCTTTAGATAATTTAGAAATGTTATGTCCAAACTGCCATAGTCAAACTGAAAATTACTGTGGTAATAGTAATAAACAAGCTAAACAAAAATACTATTGTCCTGATTGTGGTAGAGAAATAAGTAAAAATGCTACTAGATGTTTATCTTGTGCTTCTAAATTTAGAGGGCAAACAAAATTTAATTTGTCAAAAGAAGAACTACAATCTTTATTAGATCAAGGCTATAGTAGAATACAGATCGGTAAAAAATTTGGAATTACTGAAGCCGCTATACGTAAATGAATTAAAAAATATAATATATAATAAAATATAGCGGGTTAGAGGAGATGGTGTCCTTGTTAGTCTCATAAGCTAAAGACACTGGTTCAAGTCCAGTACCCGCTAGAGTATGTAGATAGTATACCTCCACGTGGTTATACTTGGGTAACGCTAAATTACTATCATGGTTTGTGTATATCGTATAATAAATAAAGTAAATAATAAACAATATGTAGGTAAAACTACAATAGGAATTTGAAAAAGATGAAAGGCTCACATAAGAGATTGTGAGAAAAGGGAAGAAGAAAGTCGTCCGCTGTATAGGGCTTTTCACAAGTATGGAATCTCTAATTTTAGAATTGAAATTTTAGAAGAATGTGCTTTAGAAAAGTTATCAGAAAGGGAAATCTATTGGATAAGTAAGCTTAATACCTATAAATTTGGATACAACGCTACCAAAGGTGGAGATGGTTCACAGTTATACAATTATGAAGAAATAGTAGCTCTTTATAAAGAAGTACAGTATGTGTGTAAAGTTGCAGAAATTATGCAGTGTTCCACCGATACCGTTAGTAAATGCTTAAAACTTTATCAAATTCCAGTATCCTATCATTTATCAGGTAATGCTAATTCTCCAAGAACGATTCAGCAGTACTCTTTAGAAGGTGATTGATTATGCGAATTTAATTCAGTGCAAGAAGCTGCGGAGTGACTGTATAATAACGGAAAGGTTAAAACTTTGAGTTCTGGAGTACGAGGTCATATATCGGATGCCGCTAGAGGTAAAATAAAATCCGCATATAAATACACATGAAAATATAAACAATGAGGTGTCATACAGTAAAATTTGGTATTCACATGACTTTTAATCATGAATTGACACTACGACGCCTTTTTTATATTGTAAATTTTTAGGGCTGTCGTTCAGTGGTCTAGGATGCCACCCTGTCACGGTGGAGATCGTGGGTTCGAATCCCATCAGTCCTGCTCATATAATAAATAAAAATACCTAGGATCCGTACTAAGATGTAAAACTGGGAGTGCAGTATGGACGTGGCAGGCTTTAGTATGAAGGCACTCTAATCTACTATTGTTAGTCCAGTAACCGAAAGGTTTCAAAGCGAAAATCTTAGAGGTATTTTAACAAGGTTTCATACAGCAACTTTTTTAGCAATGGACTTTTAATCTATGTAGCTTATCGAAACCTTTTATTTTAATTGAGGTATTGGTGTTAGTGATAGCATATTAGACTTCCAATCTAAAGGGGAGGGTTTGAATCCCTTATACCTCTCTAAAATGACTTATAGGCTAGCTCAAAGCCTATTCGAACAAACTACCGAAGTACAAGGTAATGAGCACTTCCTAAATGTTAGGATAAAGTCGATGCTGATAGACAATAAAGAAACGAGTTAGTTTCACTCAGCAATTTTAGTGGCGTAATAACTCTTAACATATAAATTGATCATTTATATGGAGTTTCTGTGGCGAAAAAAATCAGACGTTTACAAGCTACGATAATGCTTGAATTTTTTAAATTTATAGAAATGGAATATAATATAGAAAATATTACAAAATTAAAAGCAAATCATACCTGAAAGGAGCTTAGTTTAATTTTTAATAAACCATGAGAAACAATTAGGAATTATTATAGGTATCACAAGTGTCTGTCTAATAAATGCCTAAATTGTGGTGCTCCAATATCAGAGAATAAAACTTATTGTAATCATTTTTGTCAGTCTGAATTTCAATACAAAGAATGGATCTTAGAATGAAAAAATGGTAACAAATCAGGTTTAAGAGGAGAATATGGAACTTCAAAGTATTTAAAAAGATACTTATTTCAAAAATTTGACAATAAATGTGCTAGATGTGGATGAGGTGAAACTAACCCTTATACTAATACAATTCCTTTAGAAGTTGAGCATATAGATGGCAATTATCTAAATAATGCGGAAGAAAATTTAATATTGTTATGTCCTAATTGTCATTCATTAACTGCAACTTATAAAGGTGCTAATAAAGGTAATGGACGAAAGGAGAGACATAAATATAAATAAATTAATGCAGGGTTGGCCCAGCGGCGACGGCGATGGTTTTGTAATCCATTTCTTTATAGACGCATCGGTTCGAGTCCGATACCCTGCTCGATTTGGGGTTCGAATCCCACATGTATCCACAACTTATATAGTTATTAAGAATTAATTGAGAAATCTGCCTTTTTAATGTAGTGGCATAATAATAAACATATAGTTTGCAAAATCTATTTAAATATTTGCTGTATGTAAATGGACGCATTTACCGATGAATGACTTTAGTTGCCGAGGAAACAGGGCTATTTCTGACTTTCAAAAGAGGAAACAAGATAAAACTGTAAGATATATGTCTCTCAAGTATATCGTAAATATAATGTTTCCAATTTCATTTTAAAAAATTGGTGGTGTCTATGGCGGGTTTATCCCGAGGCTTTGGATGAGCAGTTCCAAATAAAATAATACTGCTTTATGGGAATATAGCTCAATGGTAGAGCATTGCACTGTTAATGCACAGGTTCTAGGTTCGAGTCCTAGTGTTCCCGCTATTTAATAAAACTAATTACTTTTTAAAATATAATAATATTTGGCGAATGTAGTGTAATGGTAGCACGCTAAGTTTGGGACTTAGAGGAGGCGTTCGAACCGCACATTTGCCACAAAATCAATTCAAATAAAAGTAAAAATATAATAAAAACAAAATAAACAAATTTATTAATTACCTAAATAAACTTTAAAAAATAATTGTTGTTTGTGTAGCTCAGTCGGTAGAGTTCGTGACTGATATTCACGCGGCCATAGGTTCGAGTCCTACCGCAAACACTTTAACTATTAAATTAAAATTATGAGTTGGAGAATTGATGGGAATTTGTGTATTCCTCAGCAAGCAGTTCAAACTGCTGATATACTTCCTAAAGGTACATATTATGTTCGGTGTAGCCCGCAAATTGGATATTATCTCGAACAAATTGAAGACTTTAAACTTCCAAACAAAATTTATGGTTCAACTGAAGTAGTTAATCGCTGGTTGACAAGTTATCACGCTAATCAACGTAATACTGGTATTATTTTAACTGGTATTAAAGGTAGTGGTAAAACTCTTCTTAGTAAGAAGTGTGCAATCGATTCTGGACTTCCTATTATCATTATAGATAAACCTTATAATGATGCTGACTTTATTTCTTTTATTACTAATCCTGAATTAGGAGATATCTGTATATTTATCGATGAATTCGAGAAAGTATATAATGAAAGCGGTAGTGAAAATGCAATTTTAACTATTTTGGACGGTGCATTTAATACTCATAATTTATTCATCTTTACTTGTAATCTTATGCATACTAATGCGTATTTAACAAATCGTCCATCACGTATTCGTTACCGTTCTCATTTCGAATCATTACCTGAGGATATCATTAATGATGTAATTGAAGATCTTCTTCAACATAAAGAACATGCAGATTCTATTCGTACTGTATTATCTGCAATTGGTGTAGTAACATTTGACTTGTTAATTACTTTGATTAAAGAAGTCGATCTCTTTAATGAACCAGCTAATGTAATTGCTCCATATCTTAATATTGTTGCAGAAAATATTCAGGTCGATGTAGTTGAAATTTGGAAAGGTAAACCGTACATTATTTGTTACGGTAAAGAATTCCCTCGTTCAGTAGGTACGTTTTCTTTCCGTCGTTCTTTTGAGCAGATTCCTGATCCTGAATATTGTGACGAAGATTGTTGTGAAGAAAATTCTCCTTATGAAGGTTTACCTGAATGGGTTTCTATTCCTTGGTCGGAAATCAAACAACTTGATAACGATCATTGGGAGTATAAAGGAGAACTTGGGCATTTCCGTTTTGATCGCTATCGTTTAACGAGACTTGTTTTTTAAACTTTTATGGAGATAAAGTTATTTAACTTATCTCCAGTAGAGCCTATAATATAACTGGTTATTATCCTGCACTTTTAATGCAGATATCAGGGTTCGAGTCCCTGTGGGCTCACTATTATTGGAATGCGGACTGTTAATCCGCAGTGTAGAAATACCCAATGTAGATTCGAATCCTATCGTTCCAACAGTTTATTTATAAAATTATGTCATATGAAATAGAAAGAAAAATTGATAAAGATTACTATCACTCTTACTTTTATCAGTCGAAAAATGAATATGGACAAATAATTAGATGCGAATGTTATCAAACAGACTATAATAAAAAAGAATATAATTTTTCCTTTTGCATTAAGAATAAAAGAAAATTAAATTTTCCTGAAGGTCAAATTACAGGAAAAGGTGGAATTAAATCATTAGTCTGGGCTTATAAGTGTCTTATAGATTGTATTGAATTTTTAAAACTTTGTCATCCGAATTCTACTTTAATTATTTATGGAGATACGAAACAAAAACAAAAAAATATATCAAAGGTATTTGTTACCACTAGGTTTTAAAACTAAACAAAACCAATATAAAGAATTATTTTTGAAATTGTAATAAAAGTTAAAATATTGGAGGATTAAGCCAAGTGTGGACTAATGGCAGCGCTCTTGAAAAGCGTAGGTCGCTCAAAACGGCGTGGGGGTTCGAGTCCCTCATCCTCCGCGCGGTAGTAGTTCTTTGTGAAATTCTCTGCGGTATACAGTTAGTGGAAGCATAAAAGAATTTCACTTTTGGATTCCTAGCAAAGATGGTCAATGCACCTGACTGAAGATCAGGCTATTGAGGTTCGAGTCCTCAGGAATCCACACATGTAGGTATCGCCAAGTTGGTTTAAGGCCCAGCTCTGCAAAAGCTGTATCACAGGTTCGAATCCTGTTACCTACTCATTTTAAAATTATTTAGTTTTTAAAATTTAATAAAATGAATATTTTACTAATTATAGCATTGATTTATTGTATTTCAGTTGTTATATTACATATTATTGCATATATTTATTGGTCTTATCATGATGATAAAGGTAGCACTTTAATAGACATGTATAATTATATACATAAGGAGACTGATATTTTTTTCACATGGTTTTAGATTCCTTTTTGTAATACAATGCTAGTAGTTGGGCTTATTTCAGGAGCTATATTCTTTGGAATAGTATTTATAATATCACTTATTTTCAGTATAATTATAAACGGATTCTTTCGTTTTATAGGAAAATTTAGTAATATAAAAATTAAATAAAATGAAAACTTTTTTAATTATTCTAGTAATTTATCTAATATCTTTGTTAACAATTTATATTTCTAACTATATTGAATGGATAACTGATAAAGATAGTCGAGGTACAACTATTAATGATTTTCATCATTGGATGATTGAAGATTATGATCAAGATGTTAATTATGTGATGATATTGCTTTTATATTGTCCTGGTTTCAATACTATAATAGCTGTATTCGAATTACTTGATTTATTTGGTCGATTACTTAAAAATACTATAGGAAAAATTAATATTCGTTAATATGAATTTTATTATTTTGTATTTTTTAAATCTAGTTTTAGATTATCCATTGCAAGATGAGTTTTGTAAGAAATATAAATGTGAAAATAACTACGTCCTTTTTGTACATTGTGCAATTTGGGCGTTTGGCATTTATATAGGATTGTATTTTCTTGGGTTAGCTTCCATTTGGAAGCTTTTTATGTTATTAATAGGACATTATGTAATTGATTATTGGAAATGTCGAGGTCTCTATAAAAAATATATGAAGGATCTAACTGCATATTATATTGATCAATCTTTACACATTGTCCAAATTTTATTATGTTTAATGTAATGAAAAAAATACTTATTGTAGTTGATTATCAAAAGGATTTTTACGATCCAAAAGGTGCTTTATATGTAAAAGATGGCGAGAAGTTACTTCCCAAAATAGCAAAAATAGCATCTTTATGTGATAGAGTTATATATACAAAGGATTGTCATCCTTATAATCATTGTTCTTTTAATGAAAATGGTGGTATATGGCCTATACACTGTGTTGAGCACACAGAAGGAGCAAGTATTCCGTTAGAACTTATTAAATGTAATTCTAAATTTGATATATGGCGCAAAGGCATTTATTATAATGCTGAAGAATATGGAGCATTTGCCCCTACTTATGATGCTAATAATTATGAGGTTTTACAATATATAAGAGATTACCAAGATAAAGAATTTATTATTTGCGGTATAGCTGGAGATTATTGTGTATTAGAAACACTTAAAAATCTACTTAAGTTAGTACCTAATTCTCAAATTAAAGTATTTACTGACGGTATTGTTAGTATTGATGGCGGTGATAAATTAAATCAGTTTATTGCACAAGAAAAATTAAATATTTATTCTTATGATAATTAACAGTATATTAGAAAACGATTTGTATAAGTTTTCAATGGGATACTATTATCAGTGTATGTATCCAAATGCAATTGGAACTTTTACTTTTAAAGATAGAAATCAAACAAAGTATTCCACATCTTTTGTAGAAAAACTTAAGGAAGAATTAAAAAGTTTATCAAAGATTTTTTTACAAAAGGCAGAGTTTGATTGGGCTGTTAAAACTATTTCGTATATTCCTCAATGTTATTGGGAGTGGTTACAAGGCTTTCGGTTTGAACCGAATCGTATTAAGGTGTGGCTCGATGATGAAAGTCATTTACATATTGAAGTAACTGATCTTATGTATCGTGTTACAATGTATGAAATTCCAATATTGGCAATTGTGTCAGAGTTAACGCACGAAGGTACGCTAGAAGGTACTGTCGACGATGTTATTTCATTACTTGATGAAAAAATTCAGATTGCAAGAGATCATAATTTGTTTTTTGCAGAATTTGGAATGAGACGTCGTTATTCGGCATATATAGAAGACCTAATTGTTAGACATTTGTCTGAAAAATGTCGTACTTTTGTAGGAACTTCAACTGTTTCACTTGCTATGAAGTATGATGTTAAACCAATTGGTACAATGGCACACGAACTCTTTATGGCAACTGCTGCTTTAACTTCTCCTAAAGAAGCAAATTATATTGTTATGGAGAATTGGAGTAAAGTATATGATGGTGATCTTGGAACTGTATTAACTGATACTTATACTGTTGATGCCTTCTTGCGTTCTTTCTCTATGAAATTAGCAAAATTGTATGATGGCGTAAGACATGATTCTGGTGATCCGATTGAATTTGGAGAGAAGATCATTGCTAAATATCAGTCTTATGGTATTGATCCTATGAGCAAATGTATTGTATTTAGTGATGCTTTAGATTTTCCAAGAGCTGCAGAAATTAAAGAGTACTTTAAAGGACGTATTAAAGTTACTTTTGGTATTGGAACAAATTTAACTTGTGATGTTCCTGGAGCTAAACCTCTGAACATTGTTATGAAGTTAAAGAACTTCCAAGTAAACTCTCGACAGCCTGTATATGGATGTGTTAAGCTATCTGATGTACCTACTAAAGCTATTGGAGATCCAAAAGATATTGAAAACTATAAATACCAATTAGGTTTGTAATGAATAAAATATATAATAATATAATTAATCGACTTAAGGAATTTCAAGAGCGTAACCATGTAAATGGTTATGTTCTTGGCATTTCTGGAGGAAAGGATTCAACTGTTGTAGCAAAGCTCTTAGTTGATGCTATAGGAAAAGAAAATGTTTTAGGTGTATTAATGCCTAACGGTGAACAGAAAGATATTGATGATAGTTATAAAGTATGTAAATACTTAAATATAAACTATACTGTTATTAATATTAATGATGCTTTTGATGGAATAGTCCAACAAGTTAATCTTTCCAAAATACATACAGTTAATAATAATGAGGAAAATATATTCTTAACAGAAAAATCTTTAACTAATGTTGCTCCTCGTATCCGAATGACTACTTTATATGCTATTGCTCAATCTTTAGGATATTTAGTAGCGGGTACTGGTAATAAATCTGAAAGATTTGTTGGATGGTTTACTAAATGGGGTGATGGTGCGTGTGATATTAATCCGATTGCGCATTTAACATGTACTGAAGTAATTGAATTAGGAGATTATCTAGGATTACCTTATGATTTAGTTCATAAAACTCCTGCAGATGGACTTACAGGTAAGTCTGATGAAGATAATTTAGGATTTACATATAAAGAGTTGGATTCTCTTATTAAAAAATTCGAAAGTCCTGATTACTATATTCCAGTAAATCAAAAAGAAAGAAATATGTTATCTATGCATTATAATTGCTTTCACAAATTTAATGTTATAACATTAGAATAATATGACATGCGGATTAATATTTGGATCTTTTAATCCAATTCATAATGCTCATCTTCAATTAGCTATTGATGTTTTAAAAGACAATGTAGTCGATCGAGTATCTTTTATCCCTGCTAGACAAAATCCATTTAAACCTCCTTATGAAATATCTGATATTGATCGCATAAATATGATTAGGATTGCTACTAATCATTATAAATCTATATCATATGATCTTATAGAGTTTACAAATAAAGTACCTTCTTGTAAAACATATGATGTGTATCATGCTATTAAAGATCTAAGTAACGGACTTGAAGATTTTGTTATTATCTGTGGAAAAGACATGTATGAAGAAATTTCTACATGGGATCATGGAGCAGAGCTATTAAAAGAAGTAGAATTTTATGTTTTTGATAGAGATCCATCTGATATATCATCTTCTTTAATTAGAGATAAAATTCGAGCAGGACAAGATTTCCAAGATTTTGTTCCTGAAGCTGTATATAAATATATAAAAGAACATAATTTGTATGTTAACCCTACAGAAACTGAAAGAATTAAAGCAGAGTAATCGAGACAATGAAATTGTTTATAAGTTACTTGCAACTATAATTGGAGAGTGCGAACAGATTTCAAAGAATCCTTCAAATAATGAGATTATTGGAGTTATGCAGAAGATGTATAAAGACAATAATACTACGTTAGCTGAATGTTCTGCAGACAGAAAGGAACAAATTCTCGCTCTTCAAAAGGAAAATGAATTTATTGCTACTTATCTACCTAAGCAGCTTTCTAAAGATGAACTAACTGCAATTATTGGTTCTCAAATTGCAAATAACGCTAGTCTGCCAGCTATTATGAAATATTTAGTAGCTAACTATAAAGGACAATATGATAGTAAAGTTGCCATATCTATTATTAATTCTTTACTATAATGATATATCCTTTTACAATAATTATAAAACAGAATCTTCCAATGATATTTAAGACATTAAAATCATTGGGATATCACTTTGGATGGTCGTTAGATGCTTTTCAGAAAGTATTTAAAAATATGGATCCCATTTATGTCGTTATTAATGATATGGGTGTTTTTGGAAATGTATGTTTTTATAGTAAACGTACTCAATTAGATCCAGGTATACCTCGAACATTTATTGCAGATGATCAAAAATTTCTTAGAGAATGTGCTAATTTAAAAGGAGAAACAGAATTTTAATTATGAAGAATTTTCAAGTTACTGCAAAAGAAGATAATAAAAAGTACTGGATATCTAGATCTATAGCTGTGGCAGTATTTGTTTTTTATATTAATGAATATGGTGAAAAATTTATTCTTGCTAATAAACGCGGAATTGGTGCTGCTGATTATCAGGGCTGTTGGAATTGTCCTTGCGGCTATCTCGATTTTGATGAAACGTTAGTAGAAGCAGCTAAACGTGAGGTTTTTGAAGAAACTGGTTATAAAATTGATTCTGAGTTAATTATAGCTGGAATTAATGATCAAATAACAGAAAATCGTCAAAATGTAACTGTTCGCTATAAAGCAGTTTATAGAGAAAAGCTTCCGATCCAGGAATTTCCTGAAGGTGGAGAACAAGATGAAGTTGCAGATGTTAAATGGATTAATGTAAAACATCTTAATGGCTATAAGTGGGCATTTAATCACGACAAAATTATTCAAGAACTTATATAATTAATGAGCAGTTTTAACTGCTCATTTGGAGAGTTGACAGAGTCTGGTTTATTGTACTAGTTTGCTAAACTAGCGATCCTTTAAAAAGGATCCATTGGTTCGAATCCAATACTCTCCGCATGCCCCTGTGGCGTAACTGGTAGGCGCGATAGTTTTAGAAGCTATTCTCCGAAAGGGGGGTGCAGGTTCGATTCCTGTCAGGGGTACTATTTTATGTTTTACTTTTAAAATTATTTAATATGTAATATGGCTATTTATAAAACAAGTAGAGGTCTTATTGACAAAACTTTATCTTTTGACGACACTCTTATATTTCCTATAAAAGTAGATTCTCGATTTATATCATATCGAGTAAATAGCGATCATTTAGAAGCAAAATCATATGGCAATGATAAAATATTTGAATTATTAGGTATTAAAGATAAACGTGCGTTTGCAGCTGAATGCTATGGTTATGAATCACATAGTGGTTTATTTCCTTATAGTCGTCACGAAGATTACGAAGCTCTTACTCGAATAGCAATAGCTTTATTTAAGCTTTGTGAAGGAGAGCAAGATACTAATGAAAGTGCTAAAGAATCTTCTCCTTTATATAATGTAGGAGATAGAGTAATCATTAAAAGTAAGTACGATCCAGGATGTAGTGATGGAGATTATGGATTATTTTTTACTAAGGATATGCTTAAAAAATACGGTGGTCAGACTGTAACAATATCTTCAGTACGTCCTATGAATCGGGAATATATAGGAAAAAGAAAACTATATACAGAACCATACATATATGATATTTTAGAAGATTTTGGCTACTGGAACTGGGACGCTTCAATGTTTTCAGGCAAAGCTGTTGAAATACTTGTAAAACCTAAATCAACATCCTCTTCTAAAACCTCAACAACTAAGAAATCTACAAAAACTAATAAAACAATACAATCAACAATGGAAAAGAAATCTATTTTTGCGAGCTTTATTGATAAGTATAAAGCTCAGTTTGTTCCTGAGAAAGATGACACTCTTAAGATTTCAATGGATGGAAACGTTTGTGTTCCTATCGATGGAGAATACGTTGGAATTGATAAAGATGACAATCTTATTAGTTATCCAAAAGAAGCTTGCTTTGATTTACCTATTTATCTGTTGTCTAAACCTTTTGCTCAGATTCAGGTAGGAGATATTATTCTTGTTAATAAATCCTATATGAAGGTATTAAAGAAAGGTACGAACGGTACTTTGAATTGTCTTACTTTTTCTGGTTACACTCGTAATAAGAAAGAAGTTAAAGACTTTGTACTTGGTCAGTCTTTTGCTAAAGTAGTTGTAAATATGTTTAGCAATATGCAGGCAGCAGGATTTAATCCGATGATGCTTGCTACGTGTGACGGAAGTATGAATGTAAAAGATCTGTTAATTATGCAGATGATGCAAGGCGGAGGTGGAGCTCAAATAGGACAAATGAATCCTATGCTTATGATGGCTTTAATGGATAAGGAAGGAGATTCTTCAATACTTGAAACCATGATGATGATGCAGATGATGGGTGGACAATTTCCAAATCCTTTTATACCTAATGATAAGAAATAATTAGGTTAATTCGACTAATAGAGTTAGCAGGTGTTAACATCACACTAAGTGTGAAGAGAAGAATTTGAGTCTCTTTATTAGTCCTATTTTTAAAAACAAATATTTATGGAAAAGATAATTAAAGTTAGTTCTATTTGTCCAGAAGGATATGAGATTGATAAAGAGAAAAGTACTATTGAGAATTTAGTATTTAAACTTAAACCTAAAAAAGAAAGTTATCTTGATATAAGTAAAGAGCTTTTTTATCAGAAAAGAGCTTTTTATTTTAGTAAGTTTGGGGGAATAACATCAGCTGTAATTCGTGACGGTACTTATTGTGATCCAAATAACTGTACTTCTGAAAAACAGCTTAGAAAGCTCCTGGCTATTAATCAGCTATTAAATGTAGCTAAATACCTTAATGGAGATTGGAAACCAGGCCAGAATTATTATAAATATACTATTGTAATAACCAGAGATAATAAAGTAAGTATAGGGGCCACTCATCTTAATAATGAGATTGTTTATTTTAAAACAGAAGAATTGGCTAAAGAAGCTATTGAGATACTTAGTGAAGAGACTATTAAATTAGCGTTCTCAACAGATTGGTAAAATATGAGTGATTTAGATGTATTTAAAAGATGTGCTAATAATGTACCTCCTGAGATAAAGCTTGAGGTTGATTTATTATACGATTTATCTGATAGAATTAACTCTATAATGGATGCTAAAAATATATCTATTGAAGATATTACTAACAAACTTGATATGTCAACAAAAGAAGTTTGTGGCATTTTAAGTGGTACATATGATATAAATATTAGTACCATTGCTAAATTAACTATTCTACTAAAAGAATCTTTAATTAAAATAGTAAAATAAGAAATAATAATATTTATTTAAACTCATGGCAGAACTTTATTGGATTACTAGGTTAGATGCTATTAATAACTTTATTATTGCACTAATTATAATTTCAATTCTTTTAATAATAAATGGTATAGTAGGATGGATAGCAACTCGTGATGACAATGAATTAATCTCATCACGTTTGAAAAAATCTGCTATAATTTCTTTTAGTATTTGTATGTTATTTGCATTGCTAAAAGTGTTTATACCAACTACTAAGGAAGCTCTTATTATATATGGAGCAGGAGGAGTTATTGAGTATATTCAAAGTAATGAAACTGTAAAAGAACTCCCTGATAAAGCAGTACAATGCTTAGATAAGCTTTTAGATGAGTATCTAACAGAAGAAAATAATAATTAACTTATGACTAAATATATTCTTGTAGGATGGCCTGAAATTCAGGATTTTATGGAACATCCAAGATGGAATGAATGTATATTTTGTGATTCTATCCCTGGTCATGAGGTAGGAGGTTCAACTTATGCAGTTCCTGAAGATCTTTATAATGAAATCTATAATATTAAATCTTAAAAATTAGTAAAAGCTAATTTTATATAATTGGCGCATTATACAATTTCTTGTTCATTAAAATGATGTAAAAACTGCAGATATTACATCAAATAGGTTTAAGAATAGGGTAACAGCGTACTTCGCGAGTATGTAAAAAATCTGGTCGGGACAGTGATGCGTCACTATTTAAAAATTATAGTTATGAAAGAAAAAATTAGAGATTGGGTATATGTTCTACTATTTGCAGGAGTAGTTAGTTTATTTTCTTTTATTAAACCTGTAGATGTAGAATACGATAATATTGATTCAATATCGAATACTGAATATGTTTTTATAAAGGATACTTTAACTGAATGGCAAGTATTTGTTATGGCCTTAGTGGAAGTTGAATGCGAAAGAAATCCAAATGCTAAATCGAACAAGAATGCTATTGGTCCATTTCAAATTACTGAAGTTTATGTTGCAGAAGTAAATCGTTTATATAATACTAATTATGTTTTTGAAGATGCTTGGGATTTGAATAAATCAATAGAGATGTTTGAATTAATGAACGATCATTATAATCCAGATCGTGATATTGATAAAGCTATTCAAATTCATAATCCTGGTGCAGGATCTTGGTATGCTAAACGAATTAAAGAACGTATGAAATTAATTAAGTTTAGTGAATTGGTACGATCAGAATTAACTAATTTAAATAGTTAAAATATGTATAATTTATTGAAATCTAGAGGATATAAAGGTAGAAAAAACATTGGGGATGTTATTCGATGGTTACAGAAAAATAAAATATATATAGATTTTCGAACTGTTTGGAATAAGGATGGTTCTGAAGTCATTGGATATAGAGCAACAGTATTCTTTAAACCGTATAATAGTTCTTATAGTACACCTGTTTATACTACTTTTGATGGTGCTTTAGAATTTATTGTTTATAAATTAACTGATTATTTACCTAAAAATTAATATATTATGAAAAAGAATGTAAAACTTGCAAATTTTGATGATCCTAAGTGGACCTATGATGATCTGAAGCGATATGCTCGTAAATATCGTGGAAAGTTAAACGATGCGGTAAATGTTCCTATGAACATTTATAATGCACTTTCAATGTATCAGTGCTTGCCGAAGGAAACTTTAATTGAGAAGCTGAAAATGGTACAGGCATTCCTTTACTAATAAGCTGTAATCTTTATAGTTTAATTGGTAAAATACTACTTTGTAGAGATTCAAGTTCGAGCCTTGATAAAGATTCTAATTATATTAATATGAAAAAAATTTTAATTATAATAATAACATTGCTCTTAGCATCGTGTTCTGTTATGAACACTAATGTAATGATAGGAGCCACAAGCGAATATGAAGATCATGTATGGTATTATGAACAAAATCAAGAATATCATAGGCAATATGATCTTAAATTAATTATTAAACAAAAGAATACAAGTATATCTTGTGATAATCTTTTTTATAAAGAATTATAATGAAAACATATAAAGGATTAATCGAAAAACTCGAACCTAATCAAATTTTTGTATTTGGTTCAAATACGGAGGGTCATCATAGTGCTGGAACTGCATTGTTATGTTTAGCTAAATATGGAGCTAAATATGGTCAAGCCTCTGGACTTCAAGGACAAAGTTATGGACTTATAACTACCGATCTTAGAACTTATAAATTTCCTTCAAGATCGCCTGAAGAAGTTTTGGCAGAGATCAAGAAATTTTATAACTTTGCAAAACAGAACCCTGATAAGGAATTTCTAGTTGCTTATACTGCAGATGGATATAATTTGTGTGGATATACTTCTAAACAGCTTGCAAACTTATTTTCAGCTGTAGAAATTCCTGAAAATGTAGTATTTAATGAAGAATTTGCAAAATTAATGTAAAAATAATATGTGCAATTTTACAACTGACTTGGCAGAAGAAAAAGTGATTGAATATGTAGATGGACAACCAAAACGTCAACATATTTATAAAGGAACCTATGCTCAAATATTTAAAAAACTTGAAGAAGAAAACAGACATGTAAGATATTGTAATGGGCATTAGTTTTCCTTTGAGAACCCAGAAACAGAAGAACTTAGACGACTTTGGTATAGTAAACTAAGTAAATCTGAATCAATGGAACTTTATTATGGTAATGGAACGGTAGATTAAAATATTTTAAAATTTAATATAATTAAACCTTGATAGTTTAAGTTAAGATTATTATAGTATAGTTGTAGTTTAAACTATCTATACGCAAGAGTGACCAGAATGGATAATGGACTGGACTTCTAATCCAGCGAGCTGTCATAGCTCATTGCGGGTTCGAATCCTGCCTCTTGTACTAAATTGTTTTACATAGATTAAAGGTAGTGAACAAGGGATTGTAGTAGCTATTCTCTAAACCTGGATCCCTATCTTAATTATCAAGATATAGCGCTGAAAGCACAGTTAGGGAGAATATTTTTATTTAGAGATGTTAATATGAAAAAATTTTTTAAAATCTTGAATAGTATATACCTGTGTTTAAGATTTCCTTTCTTATATCCAAGAAACAGATTCACAGGTAGGCACCATGTCTCACCAAATTGGCTTCTAAAATTAACTAATAAGTATCACAGAAAAGCTTATACAAAGATTAGTCTGGGATATCGATTTTATAAAGACCCAAAAGAATGTACTGAGACAAATACAGTTATTGAACATGTTGGTAAATATAATTTTAAAGTTAGCTTAATTTCTAATAGTATATTAAAATTTGAAAGTAAATATATTGAATCGCCTATTGAATTTAATCTGCAAAAACATGTATGTAATATTTTTACTATTACAGGAATCACAATTTCCAAAAATATATTTACTGGAGATCCATTTATTATATATCATATTCATAAAAATGAAGTAGTAAATGATAATTATGGATTTGCGTTTAAAACATTTAATATCTGTGTGAGCAGATATAATGAGAAGATCTACAACTTTATTAGATATGTTTGGGATAATATAATTGATAGAATTTGTTTTATTCCCTCATATACAGAACTGGATGCTATGCCTGACGGATGGAGAAAAGCTTTTGGAATTCAAATGTGTAAAGAATTAAAAAAAGCTTTAAAACAATATAATTATCTATATAAATATAGAATTATGCAAATCAAGGAGAAGTATGGATCATTAAGATGGTATAGTAATGGATCTCCAAATGGTTGTGAATATCCCATAATTGCTAAGTATGAAGCTTTATCAGAGAGAACATGTATAGTTTGTGGTAAATCTGCTAAATATATATCTACAGGATGGATTTCTCCATATTGCGAAGAACATGCTCCTGAAGGTTCGAAAGAACTAAAATATTAAATATGAAAACTTTGCTTTAGGTAGATGACTATCGTAATCCCTTTGAAAATGATTGGTTAAATTTTAGTCCTATTGGAAGAAACTGTAATATAGTATGGGTTAAATCTTATCAGGAAGCTATTGATTATCTTGATAAAAATTGACCAGATGCAATATGTCTAGATCATGATTTAGGAGAAGAAAAGTCTGGATACGATATAGCAAAATATATTGTAGATAAATGTTTAACTTATGGATATAAACTTCCAATTTATGCAAGTCAATCTGCAAATCTAGTAGGTAGAGATAATATACTTAAGTTATTTAAAAATTACGAACAATATTATGAAAATAGCAACGTTTCGTATGTTAGCAAAGATGAAGAAATCTGGAGTGAAATTGGAACCAGGTAGACTTTATTACTTTAATGATGTTTTAGATTTTTTACGAGAAAGACATAATATAACTATAACTATATATCAAGATAATCAACTAGTTAATGAAACTACTTATAAAAATAACTGTAGTATTATCAAGATAAATTATCTAAATGGTATATATCAAATTAAACGGCATTTTAATTCGTATAATGAAGCTTTAAAGTATGGAATTGAACAAGCGTTAAACTATATTTAACAAAAGTAAATATGAACTTATTATATGATGCTAAAACAAATATAGTTCATTGGGATGAACTTTTAAAAATTCCTGAATTTCAGGCATTACAAGAAACTCCACAAAATGTATTATGGCATAAAGAGGGTAATGCTTATATACATACTTGTATGGTAACACAACGTATGCTTGATTATATTAATAAAAATGAAAATGTTAGATTTTTAGATCTAAATTATCGAAAGATTTTAGTATATGCTGCCTTATTGCATGATATTGGAAAAGCAGTAACTACTAAAAAAGATGAAAAAGATGGGCTTTATCATTGTAAGGATCATGCTATTAAAGGTGTTCCAATTGCAGAACATATATTAAATACTTATGTATTTGATGTAGATGATACTTTTAAGAAATCAATATTGTCTTTAGTAAGGTATCATATGCAGCCGCTTTATATTTTAAATAAAAGAGATTGTAAATCTGCAATTCTAAAATTAGCTAATAACTTAGAGTATATTGACTTTGAGACTTTATTGTTACTTAAACAATGTGACTGTGAAGGATCTATTATGGAAACTCCTGATAATTATCAAGAAGTCTTGAAAAAAGTTAAAGAGCTATACTTTGAAGTATGTAGTTATCCTGCAGGAACTAGAGTCTATTTAGAGAAGTTAGAAGATGCTGATACTTGTGACTATGAACCAGGAAATCATCCTAACGGTATTAACGTTGGTTATATTGCAGCTGGATACTTAGGTCATCCTATAACTGTAGGATATCGAACTTATATTGGTTGGGATTTTTCTACATCTCCTGTAGTAAAAATCATAGATAAGAATCATTTTCAAACTATGAACTCTGTATATAAAATTACAGAATTTTAAGTAAAATTTATGCAATATTTAATATGTAAGTGTAAAGAACCTGAATTAATTCTTTTTAGCTTAAATCAGTTAGATTATGATTTTAAGAATGTTTTAACAGGTTGTGCAAAAATTCTTTCGGGAGATCCTTATTTTATTTGTATTAATGTTAAGGATAAACATTATTATATTTATTCAGATATTGATCATATATGTCAATCTGGTTTATTAGATTGTGTATATTTGGATGATGATTCTGAAGTACTAAATAAAATTGGGGTAACAAATTCTATTGCTGAACAACGAAAGTTATTACAAGAATATATTAATTCATATCATTCTAATGCTTTCAGTAAATTATTTAGTTTTTCTGATAAACCTGAAACTTATTTTGAAAATATTCCTGATTTCTTTAAATCAACATTAGAAAATACTGAAAGTAAAAAGTCAGAAGATGTTTATGAGTCTTTTAATAAAGCAATTCAACCTGGTCGAATAGTAGAATTAGAGATTGATGAACAACGTCATCTAGGAGTTATTTTAACATCACACACTATTATGTATATTAATAGTCAAGGTGAAGTTAAAGGTTATATTAATAACTTTACAATGGATAATCCTTATAAAATTAAAAAGATATTAGTTCCATCTGATAAAGTTTTTCAATTAAAGGATTATCGTCGTATGATAGTAGCTTGGAAAAGACCGATTGAAAGAGTAACTGTAAGGAAGACAATTGCAGAAATTGAGAAAGAACTTGGACTTAAGCCTGGAACATTAGAAATTTGTTAACAAAAGTAGAATAGTTTACTATTCTACTTTTTATTTTTTGTATATATGAGTAAATTTATTCGTGATAATCAATTAGATCAGTATTCTAAAGAAGAAGATGCAGTAATTCGTCCTATTCGTAAGAAAAAGAAGGTAAAAAAATTTAAGGACTTTGAAGAAGTAAAGAATGAATCAAACAATAAGAAAAATTACTAAGATGACATACGGTTTAAATGATATTAGTTTGGTACCTGCTAGAGTTAGTAGAGTAGAACATCGTTCAGACTGCAATGTATACAACTTCGATAATATGTTGCCGTTATTTACTGCTCCAATGAATTCAGTAATTAATGAGTATAATTATGAAGTATTTTTAGCTAATCGTATCAATACTATTATTCCAAGAGGAGTAGATTATGATAAACGTTTCGAATTATCAAATAAAACTTTTGTTGCATTTGGTTTAGCGGAATTCGAACAATTTATTAAAGATTTTTCTGCAATATTTGATACTACTGAAGATACATGTTATGTATGTATCGATGTAGCAAATGGTCATATGCGTAAACTTATTGATCTTTGCACAAGTGCGAAAGAACAATTTGGAGGTAGACTTTTATTAATGACAGGTAATATTGCTAATCCAGATACATATACTGATTACGCATTAGCTGGAATTGATTTTATTCGAGTTGGTATTGGAGGAGGATCTGTTTGTACAACTTCTGCAAATGGAGGTGTACATTATGGAATGGCATCTCTTATTAGACGTGTGTCGGAAGTAAAATGGTCTGTACAGCAAAGTATTAAAGAAGCTGAACAGTTACGAATTTCATGTCCATACAAGAGTATTCCATTTATTATAGCTGATGGTGGTTTTGATAACTACGATAAAATTATTAAAGCGCTTGCTCTTGGTGCAGATTATGTTATGATTGGTAAAATATTTGCACAGTGTGAAGAAGCTTGCGGAGAAATTAAAACTTTACAAGCTGTTTGTATTGATGGAATTACTGATAGATATCCAGAATTACCAAGTAATGTTAATTGGGAGTTTGATGATAATGAATTAGTTTACAAAACAAAGTATCGATTTTATTATGGGATGTCTACTAAGAGAGCTCAAGTAGAAAATCGTAATTCAAAATTAAAAACTGCTGAAGGAATTGAAATTACAGTTCCAATTTTATACAATTTACCTCAATGGTGTGAGAATTTTATTGACTATTTACGTTCAATGATGAGTTATACTGACTCACTTACACTTGAAGAGTTCCAAAATGCTAATTATGTAATTATTAGCCCTGCTGAATATTTAACTTATTATAAATAAATTTACTTAAAAAGATTTCATTATGTTTACAACTGGAGATGTAGTTATTGTTAAAGATTTAAAAACTTTGTTAGATGAAGGTTCTGTTAAATTAGCTGACGGTTTTAAGGATATTTATGTTAGTGCAGATAAAACTTATGCTATTTTCTCAGATTTTAATTTCTTTGGTAATGAGTGTGTTATCGATGAAGTAGATTCAAATGATAAGAGTATTCCATATTTCTTGTCTATTGGAATCTGGGTTCCCGAATTTATGATTATGGAAAAGCCAAAGCCAAAGAAAGAAAATAAACAAAAGCTTGAAAAGCCAAAAGAAAAGCGTGACGAAGTTATAGAAGCTGATATTGCTGACATAGCAGCAATGAATGTTAAACAAGAAGAAGTAGCAGAAGAAAAGCCGAAAGTTTATATTAATCAGTTTAATGGTAAACCGTTTGGAAAATTATTCTTAAAGCTAATTGAACTTGATCCTAAAATTGCAGAGTTTTCAAATACTACTTTTAGTAAGTTAAAGAAGCATGAACTACTATACATTGCTAATTTACTGCATAATAATGGAGTATTAGATGAAGACTATGCTCGATTAACTAAAGAGGAATTAGTAACACTTTGTTTTACTGCAGCTAAGAAATTATAATGTTCAGATTAAGAGTTTTTAGTCCAAATGCGAGTTGTACTCCTTTACGTAGTATACCCTTTAATAAAAGGGTATTACTACGTTTAGGTAGTACTACTCCATTGGTTTCTAAATATAAGTATTTAGAAATTAATACTATTGAAGGTATTAGGACTTCTGCGAATAAAATCACTATGAAGAAGGCTTTTGATAGATCACATATTAATCATAGTGAATGGATTAATTCTATTAATAAAAACAAAATTTTAGAATTTTATAATCAACATAAAATTCTTATAGCAAAACATCGACATTCTTCTAAAGGAAAAGATATATATTATATTGATAATAAACAAACTCTCGAGGATCTTATTTCTAAAATTAATCTTAAAGATTTTGTTTTTGAAAAATATTATTTCTTTCCATCTGAATATAGAGTGCATGTAGATGTAAATCACGGATGTTTCTATGCTTGTAAAAAGGTTTTAAAGGAAGATGCCGAAGTACAGTGGCATAAACATGCTGATAATTCAGTATTTGTACTTGTTACTAAGGAACATCGTTTGCCAGAATGTTGGCAAGAAATGATTGAACATTGCATAAAAGCTTTAAAGGAAATGCAGTTAACTATAGCATGTTTTGATGTATTATGTAGTAATAATAAATTTATTATTGTAGAAAGTAATACAGCTCCTTCTTTAGCTTCTTATGGTTTAACTTATTATAGTAATCATCTAAAAAAGTGGTATGACATTAGACTTTAGATACAAAGATTATAAATGTGAGTATCTTGTTGGTAATCGTTATGTAAAAAGCGTTTGTTTCTGGGGCGGATGTGGTGACGGACAATACGGTAAGAATAAAAAACATGCTCACGTAACTTATATTTGGTCGAAGACTCCAGATGAATTAAATTATTGTTTCTTGGATAAAGAAACTATGTTACGTTATTTTATGGATATCTCAAAGAGATTAGGATTTAAGTTACTATCTTTTATAGAGACTCCTACTCATTATAAATTACAAATCGACGTTATAGCTAATCGTAGATATTTTATATATGTTTCTATGTATATAAGATATGTTTATGAATTTCCATTTTCTTTAGCTTTGTATTGTGCGTTACAAAATACAGAAAATTTTCCTGAACTAGATATTACACATATCATACAGTTTTATATTGCTGTATTACATGATGGAGCAAGATGTCATTGTCCAGGAAGAGATCGATTAGCATTTTATAATATTAATTGCAAATGTCAATTTAGTTCTATTAGAGATAACTTTAACGATGGCAAAAGTTTAGTTGCAATTAAAAGTCAGTATACTCATTTATTAAAAAACTTTAGGTTACTTAATAGTAAAAACTTACCTCAGATTGTAAGTGGTATTAATAATATCGTAAATCAACATTACAATGAAAACAAAAAAATTATATGTCGTTGGTAGTCAAAAAAACTATGCTAATTTTGTTGATAGTTTTATTTTAGTTGATAACATTAAAGATGCAGATGTTGTCATTTTTACTGGTGGCGAAGATGTTGATCCATCTTTATATGGTTGTAAACGACATCCAAGTACTTTTTCAAATATTTCACGAGATTTAGCTGAGAAAGCAGAATTTGAAAAAATTAGTCCAAAACAGTTAGTTGTTGGTATTTGTCGTGGTTCTCAATTTCTTTGTGTAATGAACGGAGGTAAGTTAATTCAAAATGTTTATAATCATGCTCTTGGCCATACACATATGATAACTGAAATTGGTACTAGTAAAATATATGAGATAACTAGTACTCATCATCAAATGCAATATCCATTTAATTTGCCTATAGATCAATGGCAATGTCTCTTTGCAACTGTTGGAAAGAATCTTTCTGGACGTTATGAAGGAGATGGAATTGAAAATGTTCCATATGAACCTGAAATTGTGTTATATCATAGAGAAAATGCTCCAAAATGTTTAGCTATTCAAGGACATCCAGAGTATATGAGACATAATTCCCCTATTGTTATCCGAATTAACGAAATTATTAACTCATTATTAACAAATAAAAATGAAAATTAGAAACGTTACGATTGGTGCAGATCCAGAACTATTTATTTTTAATAATAAAACACAGCAGGTTGTATCTGCAATTGGAATCATCCCAGGCGAAAAAGGTAAACCTTATACAGTTGGAATGCCTAAAGGTTTTGGAGTTGAGTTAGATTGTATTTTAGGTGAATTTAATATTCCTCCTTGTACTTCTGAATCTGACTTTGTTAATTCTATTAAATATATGAAAAATTGGATTCGTAATTGGGTTAAGCAGTTTGACGAAGATTTAGATATCTGTTGTCGTGCTTCTATGCCAGTTCCTGAAGATCAACTTCTTGATCCAAGAGCTCATGAAATTGGTTGTATGCCTGATTACAATGCCTATACTGAACAAGAAAATGAAAAGCCTACGAAGTATTTTGATAATCGTAGAGTTGCAGGTCAAATGTGGGCCTGGAGATATAGTAATATATCTTAAGAATAATTCAAAAACGGTGAACGAGAATTGTATCTAAAATATTTGCAAATTTAAATAATTTTATGTAGTTTTGTTGGTGTATAAAATCATTAAATTCATATATGAAAGAATCAACAAAACAAATATTAGATTATTTTAATAAGGGATACACTATGATAGATGTATCTAAAATACTTAATATCAACTACAAAACGGTTGAAAGTATAAAAAGACGTTACAAAGTAAATGTTAATAAAGTATCTCAAAGTAAAGCAGACTATAGTTTTTTAAATATTATAGACAATGATATTAAAGCTTATATTCTTGGTTTCTTTATTGCAGATGGATGTATTGGAAAAGATGGAAGAGTTTCCTTTAATCTTTCTAGAGAAGATGAATATATTTTACATAAAATTAAAGATTGTTTCAAAGCAAATACTATTGTTTATAGAAATAGTCAGCATGGTGTAAAATTTAGAAAAGAGCAAGCTACATATAGATTTACATCACGCTCTTTATTACATCTTCTTGAGAATAAGTATAATATACATCCTAGAAAAACATATGATTCATTATTTAGATTTCCTTTTAAAACAATTCCAACTAAGTACCATGGAAGTTTTATTAGAGGATTGTGAGATGGGGACGGTAACTATGAATCTCATAAAGGTGTATTTAATCCTTCTTGTTGTATAAATAGTAAGCTATTTGCTAAGCAAATAGGAAATATTATATATAATAATACAGGATTAAATTACAAAATATATGAACATTGTGGAAAAACTTGTAATTACTATGTATTGCGTCTACATGCAAATAGAATTAATAAACTAGAAAAGATTCAAAAATTTTATAATTTCTTATACGATGAGGACACTGTCTCTTTAAAGCGTAAGAAAAATAAAATTATTGAATATCTTGAATACCGTGCTAATTTAGCTGTTAACAAGGCTAAACAGTGTAACGCGTAGAGATTGAAACTTAGAAATAAGAATAAAATATCTCCAAGAGTGAATTACCCCTACAGATAATGCTGAGGGTGAAAATGTACGCTGAACTATGAAAATACAATAAATTCATAGAATCTAAGGATAAAAAGCCTTAGAGATAACAATTTTGTCACATATTCATATTGGTTATGATAATCCTGATATTGATACTTCTGTTAAGCTTATTAAGTTCTTTGATCTATGTTGTGGTGTTCCATCTGTTCTTTATGATGATGATACATTTAGACGCACTCTTTATGGAAAAGCTGGAAGTTTTCGTTTGCCAAAGTATGGTGCGGAAGCTCGTTGTTTAAGTAGTTATATGCTTAACGATGAGTTTTTACCTCTTATTTATAGACAAACTATGCTTGCAATCGATATGGTAAATGATAACTTACCTTTGCCTGAAGGAGATTTAGTTCAAAAATGTATTAACACTTCGAATAAAGTATTAGCAAAACATTTAATTAAATTATACGGAATATGTGTGGATTAGCAGGAATTATTGCAACAGAAAAAACTGCTTTTAATGTTAATCATTTTAATATCTTAGGCACTCTTAATGATGAGCGTGGCGGAGATAGTTGTGGTATTTTTATTGATGGACAAGTAGAATATGGAATTGATGATCAAAGTATGTTTAGATATTTTACATGTGACGTAAAATATCCTAAATTTGCTTCGATTGCCTTATTGCACTGTCGAAAAGCTTCTCCTGGGTATCCTGTTAATTTACAACAGGCTCAGCCAGTTATTATTAAAAATCAAAGTAATGGCCAAATTGATTTTGTATTAATGCATAATGGTACAATTAGTAATATTAAGGCATTAGCTACAAAATATATTCCAAACGTTGATATATTTGGATTATCTGATTCGCAAGTATTAGCACAAATTATTTATCGTAAGGGTTACGATGTTTTAGCAGAATATACAGGTTGTGCTGTATTGATTATGGTAGATTACCGTACTCCAGAACCAACTGTTTTAATGTTTAAAGGTAGCTCTTGTTATAATGAGGCAAAAAGTAAATATGAACGTCCTTTATTTTATATGTATAATGAAGGTAAATTCTATTTCTCTTCTATGTATGTTTCATTATATTGCGTTAATCATAAGAAAACCATTTATGATTTTCCTGCAAATGAATTGTGTCAGTTAAAAAATAATAAGCTATTTTGTATTAAGAAAGTTAATCGATCAGCTTTAAAGAAACCAGAAACTAATTATTCAGTATACGGTGGTACTTATAATGCAGGATATGTACATAATAATCTCTATTATGATATGACTACTGGAATTTATATGATTAATGGTTCTGCAGCTCATGGTATTTATAATGTTTATCCATCTGGCTATTTAATTGATGAGAAGTATGTAACTAAAAATACTACTACTACTAATAGAATTCCTTTCTTTTATGGACGTCTATTATATAATGAAGATTGTTATAAATTCCTTGCTTCTATTGCTGAATTGTTTGAGGAAGATGTATTGCCAGTTTATTGTCCTGAAGTAATTGATTATTTTGCTTATAGTCCTCGAATGATTAATGGAGTATTGACTACTGTAGATGAAAACTTTAATTATGTAAAATATACAGATGGCAATTATGTTATTTTATTTACTAATGGATATAATGTAACAGTTGAGAAAGATATACCTATTAAAGCTTATATTTATCCAACATCTGCATTAGAAAAATACCATGATACTAAAGTAATTTTTAATTTTGACGAATTAGAAAAACAAATTATGTTAATTATAAGTTCTAAACTTGTAAATTTAGATGCGGTACAATAATACGAAAAAACGGTGGGAAATAGATGCGTATCAAGTTAGGGGAATAGTCTATATTGACTCTAATTATATTGAATTTGGATATTTTGATCAGAGTCCATTAAATGTTCCTATAGATTATCAAGGAGAGTTATTTTACTTAGACCGAAAGGAACATTGTTCTCTTCCATTATATTGGTCAAATAGTAATTGTTGTTATATGTTAAATAAAAATAATAGCGACAATATTATTGGAAAATCAAAAGAAACCTTTTATTATCCAATACAAAGATGCTATAATTTTTCAAAACTAGATTTGGAGCCTAATAAAATTAAGTTTCCAATTGAAAAAGAATTTATAGCTTTAAAGAAATTTACATTTGGCTTAGAGTATGAAACTTCTGCAGGTAATATTCCATGGTTAGATTGTCTAAATTTTAATTTAGTGCCATTATATGATGGTTCAATTACAGGTCATGAGTATGTAACTTTTCCATTAAAGTATTTAGAGTTACCTATTGTTCGTAAGCACTTAGAGCTATTAAAACAATTTACAAAACATGACTATAATTGTTCATTACATGTTCATTTTGGAGGATTTCCTATTGAACGTAATAAAATAGAAAATTTATGTAAGTTCTGGTATGTATTTCAGCGAAATCTTCAAGGCTATATACCAGCTTGGAGTTATTATGTTGAACGATATAAATCTAATGGAAAAGCTTATAATAAAGTTTTTCCGAGACTTAGTAATATACTTGGTTTCTATAATGAATATACTGGTAATATGTATGAGAACGATAATAGTTTTTACTTACCTAATCAATATGATGCTAATGAAATGCGGAAATGGGAGGTACATGGTAGATATTTTAATATGAATATCATGCATCTTATTTCTGGAAACGAACACAAAACAGTTGAATTTAGGTTTTTACGACCTACAACAAACTATAATGAAATTAAATGGTATTTATTGATCTTAGGTGCATTTCTTAATTATGTAATAAATTCTAATGATACTAAGTATAATCAAATTACTGTAGAAAAGGTAATTAGATTTACTTTTTCAGAAGATATTGCTACTAAATTAATTATAGAAGGACAAAAACTCTATCATTTACATAAAATTCAAATGGCTAATTCAGATTGTCCAGGAATTAATGAACGTTTAAAAGAAGTATATCTTTGTAATCTACGTAAATTTAACATATAATAAGTTAATTATTTTGTATTATCACAGATTTTTATTATCTTTGCTGTATAACTAAAGATAATATTTAGGAGCTTAGTGTAATGGTAGCACAGCGGTCTTAAGCTAACAAAATTATGAATAATTGAAAGACAATTGAAAAAGGCTATTTAGGTAGTTTACTAGTAGAACAAAAATTTATTGAAAACGGTTATAATTTATTTAAACCTGTTTTAGAGAACGGTAAAGTAGATTTAATTGTAGAAAAGAATAACAAATATCTTAAACTACAAATTAAAACTGTTCAAATAGAAAAAGATGGAAGGAAAATAATCCCAATAAGAAAAATATCTCATAATATGGGAGAATATAAAGTAAAATTATACACTCAAGTTGATATAGATTACTTTATTGGAGTAGATTTAGATACAAAAGATATCTATATTCTTCCCATTGACTTCTCATCTAAATATAAAAGTTCTATTAGTATCAATAGTTGTGTAAATTATAAAAATAATTTTGAACAAATGGAGCCTATTAGTGGAAACTCTAATAGTGAACACGATGATAACGTTGAAACCTTAACAGGTAAAGCTGATGGCACCGACGTCGGAATAGAATAATTTTCTAGCCGCGAGAGAGTAGATAATCGTGCACCTAAACCGTAAGGCATGGTGGTGAAGTACTCCAGACCACAAACAACTATATAAAATAATAGATAGACTTGCCAAGAGTTCTCCCAACGGATAGAAATATGTCGTGGAAAGTAGTTTAAGTAGGATAAAAACAATTATTTTATTTAGTAGGTAGTGAAAACTATAGTGGTAAGCAAAACCGTAACGACTGGCCTCCAAAACCAGTGGTGAGGGTTCGAATCCTTCAGCTCCTGCAGTTAAAAATTATTAAAGGCATTAGGTATCTAATGCCTTTATTTTGTTATATAAACACTATGTTAGTTAATAGAATTTTAAGGGAAAGTAGATATATATTTACTAATAATATAGATATTTATTATTTAAAATTATTGTCAGACCTAGGATCATTTCCAATTATTACAGGTATTAAAAAAGATAATATAAGACACTTTAAAATCATAAGAGAAATAGATTTTAAAGAGTTGGAAAATCATATATTTAATTATGAAATCTGTTCTATTTCTGATATTAAAAAGATATTATATACTCTAAAGTATGTTAAAAATATCAATACTTTAGTTCAGTTTCCATATATACTAGAATTACATTTAAATTACAATTATGCTAATTAACAGATTTCTAAGAGAACAAGGTTTTATATTTGTCAATAATGTAGATCCGAGATATTTAAAAACGTTAGTAAATCTAGGTTCCTATCCAATTGTAATGTATATAGATAAAAACACTCGGTTACCTAAAATATTTTACCAATATAACATTTCACATATAAATCTTAGTCATATATTTTGTCACGAAATTTGTACAATTTCTGATATTAAAAAGATACTATTAATTTTACAAAAAATTTTAAGAGTTAATACACTGACTTATGTATCACCATTTTATATACAGTCGGTTTTAATAGATCAATACAATGTTAATAAATAAAGAATTACTAAATCAACATTTTATTATACCTCGAAGTTCTAATAGTAAATTTATTAAATATTTAATGGATATGGATTTAAAACCTATTGTAAAAATTTTAGATCCACAGTGAGATGAACAAATAGGATATTTAGTTTATAAGAAAGAAGATGTAATTATAGAGACACTTAAAGGAAATTTTTTATCTGTTTATAATAAACATCGTTTAACTTCACATGTTTGGATTCGACCTTTAACTGTTAGTGAAATTAAAATGTTTTTAAATACTAATCCGTTTATTAAAAACGCTACTTATATAGATATTGATGTAACAAATGTATATAATCCGTATAGACATTTGTCACTTATATATACTCCTATAGGTGCATTTGATCCTTACATATATAATAGTTATTTATTTGAAATAGACAGAGATAGATTATAATGTTAGTAAATAAATTATTATTGGAATATAGATATATGATTGTTAGGTCCATTGACTTTAATTATTTAAAGTACATTATGGATTTTGACTTAATGCCTATAGTAAGATGGACTATGGTTGAAGGTAAATGGAAATATATATGTATATCTTATGGAGAGCTTTCTATGCTTAAAAAAGAAAGTGTACCTCATTATATACGTCCATTAAATATTTCAGAAATTAAAGAATTTTTGTTTGATATTAAAACTAATATAAATAAAAACAAGTCAATATTACCTATTAATGATCATATAAGTATTTCTCTTAAATCTTATTTAGGAGAACCTTTATATATAAATAGAAATGATTTATTATGTTAATTAATAAAATATTGTTAGAAAGATATAAATGTATGATTGTAAAATCTACTGATTTTGCACATATACGTTATTTAATGGATTTTGGTGTATATCCGATAGTTAAATGAATTTCAAAATATAAAAAGAATCCTCTTTACGTAATGTTATTATATAGTAATCTATCTGTCATGCAAAAAGAAACTTTAAGTTCTTGTATATATCCATTAGATATTTCTGATATTAAAAAATTACTATTTAATATAAAAATTAGCAATTTACAAAACGAAAAGATTACTAATATATCTTGTCTTAATCATCTACATATAATATATATAAAAAGAGACGATTTACTATGTTAGTAAATAAACTTATAATTGAATATGGGTATATGTTTGTTCGATCGACAGATCTAAAATATTTAAAATATATAATGGATTTGGGTATATCTCCTTTAGTAGTTGATTGTACTAATAATGTTATTATTTCTTTACATTATATCAGACTAGATCACATTATTGATTATAGATGTGTTTTTGATTTGCCAAATATTCGTCCTTTAACTATTTCGGAAATTAAAAAAGTATTAACACATGTATCTATGGTAATGCTTGTTCATAAGAACTATGAACTTTACTTGTGGGAAACATTTTTTATGTATTTTCCACAAACTTATATTGATAGAAATAAATTATGAAAAAAATATTAATTAAAATACTTAGCTATGCGATATTAATTATAATTATTTTTTTAATGGGACAAAAGATTCATAATTTAAATGTTTCATTAGATAATTCAATTAATAATGTTAAAGCTTATGCTGCAGAAAATTCTGGATTGATAGAAAGTAATCGTGTGTTTAAACTTTCTATTGAACAGATGGAATATTATAATGATTCTTTAATGCTTGAAATGAAAAAAATCGCAAATGATAATGGTATTAAAGATAGAAAAATACAAGCTTTACAATATCAATTAGAGCATTTTGCAAAAAGAGATACTATTATTTTGCGAGATACAATTTTTAGAGATCCTAATTTTGTTTTAGATACTTGTATTGTTGATCAATGGAATAAAAGTTGTTTACATATGGAATATCCTAGTGTAATTACTTTAGATAATGAATATAAAAACGATAAATTTATTACTTTAAATTCACATAAAGAACCTGTTAAACCAAGAAAATGGTTTTTACCACGATGGTTTACTCGTAAACATACTGTTGTTGAAGTACTAATTATCGATAAAAACCCATACGTAACCACTCCTCAACAAAGATATATTGAAGTGATTGATGACTAAAGAAAAATTATTAGAATTAGAAATATATTGTCCAAGTAAAATTGATTTAAATATAGTTGTATATTTAAAATTGGGATTTAGAGTTCTATTAGCTTATTATAATGGACTTGCTACAATGAGATGCGATTACATCTTATTAGAGTATGATCCAGAATTTTATAGTACTCTGGATTTTAGTGCTTTTATTAGTTTAAGATCTATTTGTAATATTGAATATATAGCTGAGGTCCGTTATTTAGAACCTCATGTATTTATTAATAATCAATATGTGTTTACAATATACGTTGGTTCTAATCAAATCGAGGACTTAAAATTATATTTAACAAATTATGGAAATAAAAATTAATACAAAATTTGATATAGGACAGGAGGTTTTTGTTTGTAAACAAACTACTAAATTTAAAGATGGTGACTTTATAGATGTTTATACTCCTGTTGCAGATTCACATAAAATAATTGGAATTGTTATAACTTTTAACAGTAAAGGCGACATTAATATAAGTTATTCTGTTGGTGCGGTTGCATTTCTTTTCCCAGAATCAAGAGTATTTTCTTCATTTGAAGAAGCTGAAAAATGGTGTAATAATTATGAGTAAATGAATAGATTGTTCAAAACTTGGTAAAGAAAAAGAAACTGAATTTAGTCAGTTACTTTTATCTATGTTTGGTGGAGAAGTTACTAAAGCTTCTAGAGAAGATGATATGTATAACCATATCGATATAATATGAAATTATAAAGGTAGACAATATAGTTTTGATATAAAGAGTGCTAAAAAGGCAAGCCGCTCAGATAATATTCCGAATTATGAGATCAATTGGATAGAATTACAAAATGTACGTGGAAATTTAGGTTGGTTATATGGTAAAGCTGATTATATCGCGTTCGAAACACTTACAAATTGGTTAGTAGTTAGAAGAAAAGATATTATTAATTTAATTGATTTAAAAGTAATCGATAAGACTATATCTAAGAGTAAGGATTTTTATACATGCTATCAAAGAGATGGTAGAAAAGATATAATTGTAAAAATTCCAACTATAGATTTAGAAAAAATCGCTAGATTAAAATTAGATAAAAATAGTTATGTATAATCAAAACTTATATTTATTAGATGGAACTTTACTAGCGACAGGTTTTATTCGAGTTGTGCATGGAGGTAGAGGTGATTATATTGAATTGATTAGAGAACAGTTTATTTTACCATTAATTTCGAAATTTAATAATATAGACTGAGAAACTTCTATTTCAAATGATTTTTATTATTATTGATTGTATCCTGTTGGACATCCAAATGTTAAAATATACAAACAATGTAAAACTGTAAAATATGCGGATTATAAAATAGGATATTTTTATATATCTCCGAATTTATTATTAAATTTTAGGGATCCAGAAAGTTTATTTTAAAATGAAACATTTAAATATAGCATTAGTTGCACACGACGCAAGAAAACAAGAATTGTTAGAATGGTTTGAATTTAATATAAGTGTATTATGTATGCATAAATTATATGCTACAGGTACTACTGGAAAATTAATGCAAAAAATAGTTGATAAGTATAATATTTTTACTTCTTATGAAAGTAAAAGCCAAACTTTAATACCAAAAATTGCGTCAATAAATCCATTTGATAAGCCATTTATTATTGATAATAAATCAATAACAAATGAGCCATATAAAGTAGAGTGCTTATTGTCGGGTCCATTAGGTGGAGATCAAATGATTGGAGCGATGATTGCTCAAGGTCAAATTGATGTATTAATTTTCTTCTGTGATAATTTAATTACACAAGGACACCAGACTGATATTTCTGCGTTAACTCGTTTAGCTTCACTATATAATATAGCATTTGCAACTAATCGTACAACTGCAGATATGATTTTGACTTCTCGACTATTTGCTCACGAAGAATATGTTCCGATTAAACAGGATTTTAGTAACTATTTAAATCGAAAGTATAAATAATGACTTCAACAGAAAAAGCTAAAATTACAGAACGAATTAAAGTTAACGAAGAAGTACGTCAATGTTCTTATTCGCCTGGAATTTGTATGTTTATAAATGATGCGCATAAAGTTAATATTCGTGTTGTAAATGAAGATTGTTTAGTGGCCGCAAAAAATCTACAAAATCCTATGGTTTTAGTTATGGCTTCTGATCAAAAACCTGGTGGCGGTGTTTTAACAGGAGCTAGAGCACAAGAAGAAGATATTTTTAGACGTACGAGTTTAATTAATATTATTCCAACTATTCAGCCACATTATCCTTTAAAAGATGATGATAGAGGAATTTATTGTTTTGACGTAACTGTATTAAGAGATACAGAGGAAAATAATTATGCTATTATAGAGCCTTATAAAATAGCTGCTTTTATTATGCCTGCTCTAGATTTACGAGATCCTACGAATGCGTTTAATTATACTGATCGTACTCTTAAGCGTATACGTACTATCTTTGAAGCAGCTAAAGCTTATAATCATCGTAACCTTGTATTAGGTGCGTTTGGTTGTGGTGTTTTTCAAAACGATCCATGGAAAATGTCGTTATATTTTAAAGAAATTATACGTAGAGAATATGGTAATTGTTTTGATAATATTACATTTGCGTGTATGTGTGATGAACAGAATGATCGAAATTATCGAGTGTTTAAAACTAATTTAGAAAATAAATAGATATGAGTAAAGTAGTTAAGTATTATTATAGTAGTCCTGTAGTTAAGGCTACTATTGCTATTAATCCGATTTTGAATAAAACTGTTATTAGTAAGGTTCGCCAGAGTAAACGATATACTATGGCCGCAGTTTATGATGATGAAGCTAAAACTATTAAGTTTGGTTTAGCTATTTGTCAACCTGTTGATAATTTCTGTAAAGCTATTGGCCGTCTCGTTGCTGAAAAGCGGGCTGAGACAAATCCTTTTTATGTCATTGAGGATTTTAATGGCATTAGAAATGATTATGCAGATGAGGTTATGAGGATTATGACAGAAAAGGAAATCGAGTTAATGAAGCGAGATAATCCTAATCTCTTTAATGCCGAATGTTTTATTAATTAATGACTGATTTTATTTTTAACGGGACTATTAGTGTAACTACTGACAATAAAGATGCATTTATAGAAGATTTCAATAAATTCTTAGAAACTCAAAACGCTACATTTAAGGGAGTTTTAAGAGCTATTGAATTTGACGATGCAGAAATTGTTGATGATTAAAATTTATACTGATGGAAGTTATAAACCAACAACTGACCAAGGTGGATATGCTTCTGTAATAACAGAAGACAATAAAGTAATTAAAATTTTATATCAAGGTTATATACATACTACTAACAATAGATCAGAATTAATGGGTGTATTATATGCTTTAGAATATTTCAAAGAGCCTAAAGAATTAGAAATATATTCAGATTCTAGTTATATTGTTAGTAGTATTAATAATGGTCATGTTAATAGATGAATTGAAGAACAAGATGATTCAAAAAAGAATATGGATTTATGAAAGAAAATTAATGATTTATTACATTTTCACAATGTAAAATTTTTTTGAGTAAAAGGTCATAATAATAATGAATTTAATGAACTCGCAGATTGTTATGCCAATATTGCAGCAACTGTAATTAATCCAGAAGAAGATGTTAAGTTTTAAAGTTAAAAAAGTAGGAAATCATTGGTATCCTGATATTAAACACGAACGTGGTTATATTGATGGCTTTGATGAGAAAATTGATCGTTATCTAAGTATTATTGATGTATCAAAATCTAATGAGTTAACTATTGAATTTGAGGAACTTGGAGTTATTTTTGCAGGTATCAATATTATTTACTTTAATGAGTCTGATATAGTAAGGTATTTAACTACAGATGATGTTTTTGACATTCGTTTTGAGGTTAATAATCATGAATTTACTATATATTCTGATACTTATTGGTTATTAGAATATCAGTTTAATTTTAATTTTCACAAGACAAGTTATAAAATCCATATTTACTAGATAGCAGAAATGCTTTGTATTTTTAAATTTTTTATTATATGGTAATTAAAAAGGCAGCTAACGATCCTGTCGAAGGTAAGGATTTAGGTAGAAGAAAATGTACTTTAAGCAAGGAAATTCAGCAGCTACTACTTCGACAATTAAAACATGAATTGCAGAACCATAATATTTATATGAATTTTGCAAACTATTTTGGAGTACGTGGACTAGTTGTTCTTGAAGAATATTTTAAACAACGAGCCGATGAAGAGTATCTACATCACTCTTGGGTTCGTAAATATCTTAACGAGAATGATGCTGAATATATTTATCCTACCATTGAACAGTTTGACAAAGAAATTACTGATATGGTAACTCCTTTTAAACTTACTGTTGATCTTGAAATACAAACTACACAGATGATTTATGAGATTGTTGATCAGGCAGCTAATGAAGGAGATTGGGCTACATTTAATTGGTTAAATGGTCATGATAAGGAAACAGGTATGTTAGTAAACGAACAAGTAGAAGAAGAATCTATTAGTCGTACAGTACTTGACATTGCTGAATCTGAAGGCTCTTGGCTTCGTAAGGAGAAATCAATCATGAATGCTTATAAAGGAGACGTAGATTAATCTTTATGACCGAACTAAAAATTAAAAATTTTAGTTGCGTTTATGACACAACTTCTAATGCCGCAGAAAAAGTAGTTGAAGCTATTATTAACTGATGTAATCAACATCACTGTCATAGTGGAGAAATGCTTTGTCAAGACGATGATTGTTTAATTGAAAGTCCTTATTTAATTAGTAATATTATTGATAATATACTAAAATTTAATTGTAAATATGACGATTCATTTACCGAATACGATTAAGGATATTTATTTTTGCGGAGATCTACATGGTAATTTAGAATATCTAAAGTATATTATTAATAATTATCATTTGACTGATTCTGTAATATTTATTTGTGGAGATGTTGGTCTTGGATTTCAACCTAAATGGGAAAGATCTATGATTGACTTCATAAATAAAAAACTTGTAGCTACAAATTGCTATATTATTGGCGTTCGTGGTAATCATGATAATCCGTTATGTTTTCAAGATATTGATTTAGTGAAGGATAATGGTCAGCCAAGAAATTGGTTAAATGTTCCTGATTATACTATTGTACATGTTTTAAATCAGAATATATTATGTATTGGTGGTGGTACTTCTATTGATAGAATGTACCGATTAGAAATGGGGTATGGTTATTGGCCAAATGAAACTATTCAGTATCAACCAAAAGTAACTAAACATATTGATATAATATGTTCTCATTCTGCTCCATCTTTTTGTTATCCTGTAGATAAAGGAGATATTGTGTTACAATTTGCGCAATCAGATCCAAAATTGCTTGAAGATTTAGATAACGAAAGAAAGCTATTAGATCATATATATGATGATTATAAAAATGATGTGACACATTGGTATTATGGTCATTTTCATAAAAGTCAAATGCAACTAATTAATAATACTACTTTTAAATTACTTAATATAGCAGAAATTTGTAGACATGTCATCACAGATAATAACTATTTATTGTAAAGTCTTAGTTATTCAAGACGGACAATATCAGGAAATTGTAGTTGAAGATTTAAATCGAGAACCAACTGATGATCTGAAATACATTTCTGTTGTAAAATTACCAAATTGAGATATTACAAATAAATTTGAAGTTGGAGATATTGGTTATTTACAATTTCAATATGTTGAAGGCGGTATAACTCAATGATTTAATAAAGATTCTAAAGATTTTGAAATTTATAATTATACAAATAATTATCTTATAAATTTCTTTAAACAAAAAGATATATGTAAACAAGACAAATTTGAATTTGAATAATATGCGTACAGAATTTGGTGAAAAATTACAAAATGCGATAGACTCAATTGAATCGCTTACATGAATAGATAAAAATGGAAATAGTATTAAATTAATGTCTGCAGCTCCAGAAGATTTACAAAAGTGATATAAACATTGTCACGAAATGTTATTTAATCCGAGCCCATGGTATCCAGGTAAATATGTTGTTCGAGAAAATATACGTAAAACCTGAGATGCATGTAATACAGAATTATTTGTACGATATCTTTTACATGAATGTAACACCGATATAAAAACGAAGAAAGACATACTTGATTATATTAATGATCAACGTACGTTATATGATAGAGATATTCTTAATGAGTCTATTTCAATTTTATTTAATGGGTCAGATCCCATATTTGAACGAGTTACTGTGAGTCGTTTAATGGATGCTTGTTTTGATAAACTTGATGTTTTAAATAAAAAGATGATTACAGATAAGTTTATACTAGCACAAGGTATCTGGCTAACTGATGAAGAAAAAGTTGAATTAACAGAAGTAGATAAAAATGGCCACGCAAGAAATCGAATGGAAGTTATTAAAGAAAGACTTTGCTTAAGCCCTGATATTAAGTTACGGATTAGTCCGACAGGTTTGTCTTTTGCAGAATTCCGTTCTTTAGTACAGCTAAGTGCATTACCTAAAATCTCATCTCTATCTTCTGTTACGTTAAAGACTCTGAGAGACAAGATTTTACTATTGTTAGATAATGATTTAAATTATCATATAACGAAGTGGAATACTTTAATGTCTAATATTCAGAGAGTTGCAAATGCAAGAAATATTGCACTTCCAACTTTTGAAAATGAAAAAATAAAGTAGAGTATACTTTATTATTTGAATAAATTTTTGTATCTTTGATGAATAGAACTGAGCGTCAGAAATTAGGTATAAGACGTTGAATTGATAGTGGAGGACATGGTACGCTGTGTTGATGTACAGGTGTTGGAAAAACTTATGGTGCATGTATGTTAATTAAAGCATTGTACTCTCGAAATCCACAATTAGTAGTTTTAGTTGGAGTTCCAACAGATGTTTTAAAACAACAGTGAAATAGAGAGTTGGCTAAAAACCAACTCTTTTCTGTCTGCAAAGTAGAAATTTTTAATACTATTGTAAAAAATAATTACACAGTCGATTTGTTTGTTATTGATGAAGTACATTGTGCAGCTAGTCCAGTTAATATCACAATGTTTGAAACTGTTAAATATAAGTATTTTCTTGGTTTAACAGCGACCTTTGAACGATTAGATGGCAGGCATAAGTGATTAGAGCAATATACTTCAATTTGTGATACAATTACAATTGAACAAGCTATTCAAAATAATTGATTATCAAATTATAGAAACTATAAAGTAATTTTAAATGTAGACTTAACACAATATGATATTTGAAATCAAAAATTTCAATCATTGTTCTCTATATTTAATTTTGATTTTAAGTTAGCTCAAAATTGTATTAAAAAAAGTAATGTTGCTGCCATTTATGCTAAAAAAGTTGGTAAAACTGCAAAAGAGATAAAAGGTCTAGCAGTAGCTTGAATGAGAATGTTGCAAAAGCGTAAGAACTTTGTGATGTCTCATCCTAAGAAGTTTGAAATAGCGAATAAAATTCTTGATCATAGAACAGACAAAAAATGTATTACATTTTCTGCTACTATTAAAGATGCTGAATCTTTTAAAACTCGAGGATCTTTAGTATTACACAGCAAACAGAAAAAACTTGAAAATCAAAAAACTATGGATATATTTAATTCACAGAATTCAGGTATTTTAAGTACAAGTAAATCTGCGGATGCTGGTGTTGATATTAAAGGATTAAGTGTTGGAATAATTTTGAGTTGTGATAGTTCAAAAACTCGTACAACTCAGAGAATTGGAAGAATTATTAGATTTGAACAGGACAAAATTTCCGAAATGTTTACTTTAGTTATTGGAGGAACAATTGAAGAGGGATGATTTAATAATTCAAATTCAAATCAAAAATATATTACAATTAATGAAGATCAGTTAGATATCATATTAAATGGAGGAGAGATTTCTACTAGACCTAAAAGAGGAATAATAGATATAGAGCATAGATTTTAAGTAAATAGATTTAACGTAATACGTTATGTTTTATCTTTAATCGTATATATGGAACTAAATACGATTCTTAATATCATGACTAAATATGGGTTAACAGCTGATGAGCTGTTACTCGTATATTTAACGTTTATATCTCAAACAGAGAATGGACGTCCTGAAGAACATCGAATTTATTTTAAGAGATGATATGACGGTGGAGGGAAAGAACGTTTAAGAAGTTTATTTGATTCTTTAAAAGCTAAAGGTGTTATTAAGAAAAACTATAACCCTAATGTTTATGATCCTGATGAAATAGAATTTAATCAAAATTTTATTAAGCAGTATTTTAAATTAACTGGAGAGCTTGGACAAGAATTAATGAATGCTTATCCAACTACTTTGTATATTAATGGTCGCAATGTAAGTCTTAAAAATATATCAAAGAAATTTAAAGATTTACAGGAATTTTATTTTTGATATGCTTCAACTATTGGACATAGTCGAAGTAAACATCAAGAGATCCTTAGTATATTAGAGTGAGCAAAGATGAATGATCTTATTCATATACCAATTGTAGAATTTGTAGCTTCTTGTAAGTGAAATGAATTTGCAGAAATGAAAGCTAAAGGTATGCAAGGTCAAGCTAGTATGTATGATATTATAGAAACGGTTTAATGGCTAGTGTTGATTCACTTTATGCTAAGATCGATGAGGGTAGATCTGGCAAAAATCTTGGTTTAAAGACAGGATTGCCAAAACTAGATTGATATACAGGCGGCTTTCAAAAAGGAATTTATAAATTAGTATATGGACAAAGTGGTTCTGGAAAATCTAGTTATGTAATATATAGTGACATATATAGAATATTAAAGGATTATCCAGATGCTAATATTACATATGTTTATTTTAGTCTTGAAATGAACGAAGATGTATTATTAGCTAAAATTCTTTCTTTGTATCTACTTGAAGAGTTTAACCTTGAATTATCGTTTATGGACTTAATGTCTGTTAGAAAAAAAATGCCTGATGAATCTTACGGAAAAGTTTTAAAGGCAAAGGAATGACTTGCTTCAGTATCAAAAAAGATTATTATTTTCGATAAACAATTATCTGCAGATGATTTTTATGATGCAATGGTTAAAATTCTTCGAGAACGTGGAACTTTTACTACTTCTCCCGATGGAAGAAAAACAATTTATATTCCAAATGATTCAAGTGCTATTATTAATGTAGTTCTAGATCATGCTGGATTATTAACTCCTAAAGGAGGACGTGATAAAAAACAAGAAATAGATAGATGTTCTGGCTATTGTGTTAGATTTAGAGAAGTTTGTGGTATTTCTATTGATTTTATTATGCAAGAAAATAGAAATGCTGGAGATATTAATCGACAAAAAATGCAACTTTCAGAACCTACTTTGGATGATTGTAAAGATAGTGGTAATCCTGTAAATGACGCAAATATTGTTATCGCTGTGTATTATCCAATTAAATATCAGTTAAAAACTTATCGTGATTATCGAGTAGCAGATGTTAAAGATACAGATGGTTCAATAATTGAACCTGGTTTAGGTGGAGCAATACGAGGGTTAATTCTACTTAAACATAGATTCGGTAATGCTAATAAGGCTTTTTGTACTGGTTTTCAAGGTAGCGTTGGAAAGTTTGTTGAACTTCCTAAACCTGATCAAATAGATTATAATTTATATCAATCCTGAAAAGATGAAAAATTAGAAGATGTTAATGATAAAGATACAGCTGTAAAAGATACAGTAGAAAAAGATAGCAAACCAACAATTAAATTTAGTTTTTAAATATGGCTATCGAATTACCAAAGAATAAAATTCCTGCAGAAACTCAGGATCCTAAATATTTGATCTTATTTGGTTTACCTAAAGTAGGTAAAACAACTGTTTTAAGCACTCTAGATAATAACTTGATTTTAGATTTTGAAAATGGTTCAACGTATGTTGATGCTCTAAAGGTTAAGATAAATAACCTAAAAGAACTAAAAGAAACTATTAAAGCTATTAAAGATGCTGGTAGACCATATAAGTATATTACTATAGATACTATTACTGCTATTGAAGATATGGCAAAACCGATTGCTATACAGATGTATCAAAATTCTCCTATTTTTAGTCCGAAATATGCAGATGTTAAGGACATTGCGCAACTTCCTAATGGAAGTGGTTGGGGATTTTTACGTACTGCAATTGAAGCAATAGTAGATATGGTAGGAAGTGCTGCAGATAATTTGATTATTTGTGGACACGTAAAGGATACTGCGTTAAATGAAGGCTTGGATGGATCTGTTAAAGATCTTGATTTAACTGGTAAAATTAAACGAGTTTTGTCTGCCAGAAGTGATGCGATTGGATTTGTACATCGTGACGAAAATTCTAATTTATGTATTAACTTTGGACAAAACGGTGAAATTTTAACTGGAGCTCGTCCTGTACATTTAGCAAATAAAGATATTATTGTAGCTGAACGTATGGAGGATGGTACATTTGTATCACATTGGGATCGTATTTATCCAAGTTTAAAGTAGAAATTTTATGCTAAGAATATCTTTTGATTTTGATGTAGAAACACAGGCTGTTACTAACATTAAGGTAGTAAATAAGCCTTCAAAGTATGATAATATTGATCTACCTGTTATTGAGGTTGGAGATAATAAACTAATTATTTCTCCTAAAGCTATTGAATTAATGTCTATACATTATGGAGATAGAATTGCTGTAAATTATATTCAAAAAAATAACGAAATAACTTTTCCAATTATTGGAAAAGCAGAAATATTTGCAGATCCTAATGCAGGTAATAAATTATCAAAAAGTAATACAGTTTCATTTAAAGGAACTCAAAGAACAATTTTAACTAAGTACGGTCTATTATTCAAAATTGAAGAATATAGACCAGGCATGTTTAAAATGGATTCAATTAATGAATCAGATCTTATTCAAGCTGATGAAAGCTTAGTTGAGGAACATAATGATTTAACTTTAATTTAAAAAATATTAAGAATATGAGTATGTATAATATGGGTGGCGTCAAAGACGCTAAGGTAGTATCGAACAATTTTCTTCGCGCTGGAATTCATAATGTAATTTTTAAGGGTATTGATAAGGCTGATGGTGCAAATAGTGCAATTGAATTACGCTTTGAAGCTGTAGATGGTAGTGGTATTCACAATGAACGAATTTTTGAACCTAGATCCGAAGAAAGAACTCAGAGTCAGTACGGTACTAACCCGTCTGAAGCAGAACAGTTTATGTGTAAGATCAAGCAGGTTATTGATGCTCTCGATCCTGAATTAGCACATAATATTGAGAATAACGGTGATAAGTTTGCTGCGCCTAACTTTGACGCATTCATCACTCTTTTAAAGAAATATCTAGATAAGAAAGTTGGAACACAGACTCAGATTAAACTTGTTCCTACTACGGGTAATTTTGTTGGGTTCCCTGGATATATTGCACGTCTAAATAAAGATAATGCGATTTATATGACTACGAAAGTTATTGGTAATGATTTAGTATTAACTGCTAAGGAAAAAGCCGCAATAGAAAATGCAGCTAATGCTAAACCTACTGATATGCGTCAGAAGGGTAGTGAGTTAGACGATCTGCGCGAAGAGTTTAAAATAGAAGATGAACAGAATGCTGGTAACGTTGCAGATGAAGGTGACGATTTGCCGTTTTAGTTAGTATAAAGTACCTTAGTTAATGGAATTTGTATTAGAACCAATTACAATTACTAAGGAATTAATTCTTAGTAGAGTTGCTGAAGAAACTTTGATGGAACATTATTTAGGAGTCCCTGTAAAAAAGGGACTCCTAAAATCTCCATTAAGAAATGATAATAGGCCAACTTGTGCTTTTTATCGCAGTAAAAAAAGTGGAAGATTAATATTTAAAGATTTTGCAGGCTTTTTTATTGGAGACTTTGTGTCAGTTGTAATGTATAAATTTAATTGTTCTTATGGTAAGGCTCTGCAAATAATTGCAAATGATTTTGGTATTATACATAGTAAAAATCTTAAAGTTAATGAGCCATTAATTAAATATTCTAATACAAAGTTCGAAGATACTACAGATGCTGTTATTCAAGTTGAAGTTAAGGATTTTGAACAATATGAATTAGATTGGTGATCTAAATTCGGAATTACTGCACAAATTTTAAAGAAATTTAAAGTATTTTCTTGCAAAAATGTTTTTCTTAATAATAACTTGTTTCATTTACATCGTGATCATCAATTAGTTTTTGGTTATTATGGTGGTATTAGAGAAGAAATTGAACGTTGAAGAATTTATTTTCCAGGAAATAGAAAATATAAATTCATTTCTAATTGAAAATCATTTAGACTACAAGGTTCACATATGCTTCCTAAAACTGGAGATTATTTAGTTGTTACTAAATCATTAAAAGATGTAATGACTTTATATAGTTTAGGTATTTCAGCTATAGCTCCAATATCTGAAAATTGTTTTTTATCTGAATCTCAGTATAATCGTCTTAAAGAGAGATTTAAGTATATAATTTTGTTATATGATAACGATAGACCAGGATTAAGAGCTATGTTATCAATTAAAAGAAAATTTCCAGAAGTTATACCAGTTTGAATACCGTGAAGATATAAAGCAAAAGATATATCTGACTTTTATGCCAAATATAAACACGATAAAACTATTAAATTAATTGAAGAAGCAAAGAAATATGTCGAATGAAAGACAAGCAAAGGCCAGAAACCTAAAGAGATCGAGGGCTAGAGGTGTGGCTTACGAACAACAAATTGCAAAGGAATTAAGAGAATTAGGATTTAGCGGTGTAGTAACTTCACGTTCTGAATCTAAAGCAATGGATGATAATAAGATAGATTTGATTGATAAGAATAATCAATTATTTTTCTATCCTCAATTAAAACGTACAGGCAAATGTCCTAATTATTTTGCAATTGAGGAACAATGTCCATTAAAAGATAAACCGTTTGTAGTATTTTGAAATTATCAAAAGCCTACTGAAAAAACGTTTAGATCTGCTGGTGAAATTGTCATGATTTCTAAGGAGTTTTTCTATGAATTAATTAAAAAATATGGAAACTTGTAAAGTTGAATTTATTAATCAGGATGGACAAAAAATTGTTTTAAATTTTAGTCTGTATGAAAATGGAGAATTAGAATATAAACCGTCTTTTGAACCTAAAGTAGATCCTAAAACTAATTTAGGATTATCTGGACAATTATGTGAAATATTTTTATGTTCTCTATATAAAACAGATAATAAAGATATAAATACAAAAGATGAAAGATCAAATCAAAAACTTGAAAGTTAGATATGATTTAATACCGCAATATGGTATTGAGGAAGTTAACAAAGTTTTAACTAGTAAATTAACTAAATATCAGGAAAATCAGTGAAAGAAAGGTATTAAATGGTCTGAAGTATTATCTAACTTAAAAAAGCACTTAGCTCAATTTGAACTAGGTAATGATTATACAGATGAAGGCTTATTACAAATAGGAGAAGTTGCTATGAATGCTCTAATTCTTGCAGAATATTATCACATTTATCCTCAAGGAGATGATAGAGTTATTGCTCCAGTTAATAAGCCTATAATCGGCTGTGATTTAGATAATGTAATCTTTAATTTTAACATTGCGTACGAACAAAAGTTTGGAGTTAAAATGAATCCTTATTGGAAAGCTAATTATCAAATGGATGAACATTTGAAAGAATTAGAAACAGATAAGGAATTTTGGATTAACTTACCAATTCTGCATCGTCCATCTTTTGAAGTAGATTATTATATTACTGCTCGAAATATTCCTGTTGAGTGGATTGAAGAGAGTTTACAAAAGAATGGTTTACCTTGTGCTCCAGTTTTAACAGTTCCTTGGAATGCAAGTAAAGTTAGTATACTTAAAGAAAAGGGTATTACTATCATGATAGACGATAAGTATGAAAACTATAAAGAAATTAATGATGCAGGAATTTTTTGTTATTTAATGGATGCTCCAAACAATCAGTATTATAAGGTAGGGCACCGAAGAATTTACGATTTAAATATACCAATAAAATAATGATAGTAAATTTATCTGACATTAAGTTATCTCCCGAATTAGAAAGTGTACGAAGAGAAAAAATATCGGATCAAGAATATTTCTCTCAAGAATATTCAGATTATATTTCAAATTCTCGGTTAAAATTAATTAATCCAGATCAAGACGGATGTCCTGAAAAATATAAGGTTGGATTTACTGGAGAAACAACAACTTCATTATCTATTGGTTCAGCTATACACGAATTATTTTTACAACCTGAATCTTTTACACTAGGACCAGACTTAAATAAGCCAAGTGCTAAGTTAGGTTTAGTTATTGATGCGATTAAATCGTTTAGAATTTCTGGACATAATATTTATGATTCTATTGTAAAATCATGTCAGCGAGTACATTATTATGAGAATAATATTAATACATTACGAATTAAAACAATTATTAAAGAGGGTCTAAAGTATTATTTAAATAGTAAAAGTATTACTGATGATTCTATTATTCTTTTATCTTCTAAAGATCGAATAACTGTATCTAATTGTATATCAAATTTGCGTAATAATTTTCAAATCCAAAATCTAGTTAAACCAAAAGATTTATTTGGAGATGATATTTTATCATATAATGAAGATGCGTTTTTTATTAATATACGAGCTTGTTTGGCAGAAAAAGAGTGTATTCTAAAATTAAAAATGAAAGCTGACAACTGAACTATAGATACTGAAAATAAAGTTATTACTTTAAATGACTTAAAAACTACAGGACATTTAATTAGACAGTTTATGGAAGATAGTTTTGTTAAATTTCATTATTCTAGACAATTTGGAATGTATTTGTGGATACTTTTACGATATTGTGAAAAAGAATATAACTATAATCCAAACGATTGGACTATTAGATGTAATGTTATAGTCGTTGAAACTACTGCTAATAATAGCGCTGGAGTTTTTCCAATAAATACTGCACTATTAGAACAAGGTAGGAAAGAATTTTGTAGACTTTTAAAAATGGTTGCATATTGCGAGATGAATGATTATTCTAACGATGTTATGTTTGTTTAATATGAAGAAAATAGAAATACAAGCTCATTCATTAGAAGAAGCTAAATTAATAGCTTTTCAATCAGGTATTACTGTAGTTCAAGATGCAACAAAAAGTTGAAAAAAAGC